AGATGGTTTCGTCGACTTGACATTCCCATCAAACCGTGTATGGGGATTCCAGCGTGATATTACTGTAAACCGTGAATACAAGCCAAAGAAGGATACAATTGAATACACAGTATTCGTCCGCTTTGGTGTTCAATGGGAAGAACTAGATGCAGTTGCCTACGGCGATGCAGATAACGTTTCTGAGTAATACTCATAAATAATTGAATGAGGAGGGCGGTGTAACAACTGCCCTCCTTCTTCACATTCTGGTATAATAACATAGGAGGATATAATTATGACAATTGAAGAATTAGTTGGAAAGACAGTTTTTGAGTTAAAGTCCTATGCCAAAAAGAATAATATTAATTTAGACGGAGCCACAACAAAATTACAGATCTTAGAAACAATAGGAAGTTTTATTCCAGACCCAAATAAAGAAATTATTGAACCAAGCAAAACAAGTGAAAAAGTTGCAATATACTCAAGTAAAAATTTACATTGGTTAAAAGTTGGCCAACTAAAACCAGGCTATAATATTGTAACTAAAGAAGCATCAGAAAAATGGCTAACACGTAAGCAGGTACGCCTTGCGACACCTGAAGAATTAGCGAGTTATTACGGTAAATAATGGAAATACTACGTAAGCCACCATACCCATTGTCTGTATCTTATACAGTACCAGAACCAGATACAGAATATATCCTTGTAATTGATGACCTTTTAGAGCAGGTAGAATCAGAGATAGTTCTTGAGTCAGATGAAAACTCTAGAATTACCTATGAACTTACTGGAAACTATGTTCGGTATGACAAGTCATATCCAGTTACTGTTTATGAAAGTGTCACGGTATCGGGAGTTGAAAATACTCGTGGAGACATAGTAGTAGAAGATAATCTAGATATAACAAGACCGTATGTGGATCCAGCAAGTTTAGGGACAACCCCTACTGAGATAGCGGAATATACAGAGCATGAAAAACTTGCAAGAGCAATTATTGATGCATTTACTGGTGGATTTTATTATAATAGAACTTACTTAGAGGTTGTTGGTCAGGGAACTGACTATGTACCGCTTTGGGATAAAACACATAAGATTTTAACTGTACACGAAAATGCAGAATTAGTTTATGACTCATCGGAAACTCCAAACATCCTTGGAGTATTTAACTATTTAATAACTAAAGATAAGAGCGCAATAACAAAAGATCCTGTTGAACTAACAGATGCATTAAACCGTGCAGAAAGAAAACCAGCAAGAATTCCTTTAGCATACTCTGACTCAATCTCTATGTTTGATACAGAGGATAGTGGAAACGTTCAAACTGTTAGTTCTGGTGTTGGATTTGCAGAAGGAACTGATTATATCTTCTTGCTAGAAACTGGATACAAGGTTGTTCCTTATGATATTCAGGACGCAGCAAAAATGTTAATTAATGATATTAAGTGTGGAAAACTAGATTATTACAAGAGATACGTCAAGATGTATAGCACTGAACAGTTTAAAATTGAATATGATAAGAGACTTATTGACGGAACTGGAAATATCTTAGTAGATAAGATTTTAGATAAATACGTAGACAATCTCCCTAAGCCTTGGGTGTTGTAATGGATCTATGTGAAGAGACAGACTTCATGTATCCAATGAAGGCAGATGTTTACTATCCAATAGTTGAACAGGGTGCTTATGGAAATGTTAAAAAGACTTGGATCTTCAATAAGACAGTAGTTTGTAATTTTTCAAAAGATGGCACGGTAGATGAAGAAGTAAAAACAAATGTAAACATAACATTAAAGAAAGTCTTAGTAGGAAGAACAAAGAAGGACATTCGTTTTTCTGAAGAAAATGTAGGAGATGCAATAACAAATGTTATTGTTACAAACATTAGAACAAAAAATGATGTCCCCTTATACGTAGAAACCTCTGGAACAAGGGCTGGAAAGTCAACAATATATGAGATTGAGTCTCAGTCACCAATCATAGGACCATTTGGAGATCCAGAGTATTTTGCATTAGTGGTACGCCGTTCAGAGAATCAGGCATCAGATATCTAATGAGACTAGCAATTAATAGCAAGCAGTTTAGAAAAGATATGGACAATATCATTGAATACTCTTTTGGCTACCTAGATGGAGTTCAAATTGGAAAAGTTGAGTTCTTTCATAATCTTGGTTTAAACATTTCAGAAATGTTGCAAAAATATATTGACTCAAATGCAAGGGTAAATCCACAAGCACTAAACCATATATATGAATGGTATCAAGTGGGAAGTCCAAACGCAAGACTATATGACATAAAACACACAGTAAGCAATAATGGACTAACATTTATAACAAACTTTAAACAATCATCATCACTCAAAGATGGATCAAATGTACCTTTCTATGAAAAGGCAAGAATAATGGAAGAGGGAATACCAGTAACGATTACACCAAGAAATTCTGATGTGCTTGTATTTGAAGAAGGCGGAGAAACAGTATTTACTAGAAATAGTGTGAATGTAGATAATCCTGGCGGAGACGCAACAACAGGAGCATTTGAAAAAGTAATTGATTCCTTCTTTACAAAGTATTTTACACAAGCATTTTTAAGATCAAGCGGTATATCACAATACTTAGAAAACCCTATATTATATAAAAAGAACCTTACATCAGGAAAGAAATCTGGAAGATCAAAGGGAAGAGATGTAGGATATAGATGGATAGCAAATGCGGGGTTACTAAATGGCTAATACAGATTTATTAAATACTCCATTGTTATGGATTAATAAGTACTTACAATCAAAACTAAGTGAGAGCCTAGGATATGTAACCCCGTTTTTTCCACCTTCACCATTTAATCTTGACGACCTTACAGAAAAGTGGATGATACTAAATAATGTCAATACACCAGTAAGCAACGGTGTTGCCTGTACATGGGATAGACTTATCAAGATGCAGAAGAACAAGTTTCCACACATAAAAAATGAACAGATATTATATTATTTTTATGGACTTGGAGAAGACTCAATCCCAACCATGATTCAAACACAGGAGGCTGTCTTGAGGCTTCTTGACCGTGGAGATGAGTCTGCTGAAGAGTTAAATGCCTGGTGTGCCAACCGAAAAGTACAGTTAGACGATGGAACTACCGTAGACAACATGTTCCTATTCCATAGTTTTAAGGTATACCAACTAGAAGAAACCAGAGACATTATTGACTTTGGAACAGCCCGCACCTATGGCGGTAACAAGATAATCATTGACTTTGAGTACCACCAGGCACCAGGACCGATAACCCCAGGTTTGTCAAATCAAGATCAGATGCTATATTCTGACTGGACTCCAGAGGCAAGACTCTCTGATGCAAACAAAATAGTTATATAAAACAATGTTATAATTGAGGCTGAGGAAACAAATCACGCCAAAACAACTTAATATCTATTTTAAGGAAGAGGTGAATAAATGGCATATAGTCGTGGAAGTTCTACCAACATTATCGTTGGAGCAGCAGCGCTTTTCGTTGCAGACACAACCCTAACTCCAGGCACACTGGAGCCATTTGTAAACGGCGAATCATACAAGGAAACTTTGTCTGATGAGGCTGCTTATACAAACGTAGGTTATACCATGAACGGTCTTGAAATGCAGTTCCAACCAGACTTCGGTGAAGTCCAGGTAGACCAGATTCTTGACGTTGCTAAACTTTACAAGCAGGGAATGCAGGTTAACCTTGCAACTGCTTTTGCTGAGGCTACACTAGAGAACTTGCTTCTCTCATTGGCAGCAAACGAAGATGATCTATCTGGAAATAAGTCAACATCAGCAGGAAGAACATTGAATCTTTCTGCAGGTGATATTGGTGAGTGCCCAGTAGAACGTGCTATCGTTGCAGTTGGACCAGGAACAGGTGATTGTGCAGATTCTCCATACATTGAGCGAGTCTACACAGCATACCGTGCTTTGTCTATTGAAAACGTAACAGTATCAGCAAAGCGTGATGAGGCTTCAATGTTTGAAGTATCATTCCGTTTGCTACCAGAGGACGCTTCTGGCTCATACGGTAAGATCGTTGACCGTACTTGGGACTCAAGTTCAATCTAATATAAATTAACAACTAGCCCATCTCCTTAATTGGGGGTGGGCTTTTTGTTTGTGGTAAAATTGATAAGATGGCAACAAGAATATATAAGTCAGACATTATTACATTAATAGATGGCGAACAAATAGAGATTTATCCCTTAAAAATTAAATATCTTAGGGAGTTTATGGAGGCATTCCATTTAATTAAAGATGCTAAAAATGATCTTGAATCAATATCCTATTTGTCAGAGTGTGCAAGAATTGCTATGAAACAATATAAGCCAGAAATTTCTAAAACACTTGAAGATCTTGAAGATAATGTTGACCTTCCAACAATTTATAAGATAATTAATATTGGCGGGGGTATAAGTGTGAACGGTGAGATAGACGAACCAGTAAAAGAACAAGCACTAAAGAGTGAGTCCTCTGGAAGCGGATGGGATGAGTTAGATTTAGCAAAATTAGAGTCTGAGATATTTTTGCTGGGTATATGGAAAGATTATCAAGAATTAGAACTAAACATGTCAATGCCAGAGTTAGTTACAACAATTGGATCTATTAGAGATTTAGATTATCAAGAAAAGAAATTCCTTGCAGCAATTCAAGGGGTAGATTTAGATGGTGCAACAAATCAAGATAAAGGTCAAAAGGAGTGGGAAGACATGAAGGCTAGGGTATTTAGTAAAGGTCAAACCAGCGATAGCAATGACGTATTGTCTTTACAGGGTGCTACTGCACAAAAGGTAGGGTTTGGAATAGGCATGGGTCTTGATTACGAAGACCTAACAAAATAGCCCTTTTATGCTATAATTGAGGTAACTTACTGAGAGGAAGTTATGACTACAACAGTTCATGAAGAAAAAATAATTACCCTGATTGATGGAACAAAGATCAAGGTAAGACCTCTCAAGATCTCACTTTTACGTAAATTTATGAAGAAGTTTGAGGGCTTGGGGGCAGTCCAAAATGATAACGATAAGTCTATGACACTTTTAATTGAGTGCGTGGCAATCGCTATGGAGCAGTATAAGCCAGAGTTGGGGGAAAGCATTGAGAAACTTGAGGATGTAATTGATCTTCCTACGGTTTATTCAATCATTGAGGCAGCATCTGGAATTAATCTTTCAGATACCGCTTTACTTGCTTTAGCACAAGAAGAACTATAACGGTTTAAGGTTAACGGTTAATGGCTGGAGATACAAATAGCAATATTTTTATAAATATTGATACCTCACAAGCAATGACGCAACTGCGTCTACTTGAGAAGGAACTCACAGCCCTTAACCGTTCCTTAATTGTTGGAACAAAGGCTGCAGCAGCAGCCCAAGCAAAATACGCACAATCTCTTCTACACAATGTAAATGCCACTGGTCAGTGGACAGCATCAATGACAAGAATGAGCACTGCCTCTGAGCAGTTTGCTACAAACCTAGATAGACAAAGATTATCACTTAAAGAATACTTTAGATATGGTGCAGCATCTACCAAAACTTTTGGAAAGTTTTTTGGTCGTGAATTTGACACCATTGGAAAACTTGTAGACAAGCGTGTAAAGACTTTACAGCAACAGTATGTTCAATTAGGACGTGATGCTCAAGGCGCAATGAACGCCATGAAGTTTACTCCAAAGTCCCTGAACATGCAAAATTTAACTACCCAGTTAATGATGGCAACACAAAAACAACAAATATTAAATAAACTTATTGATGATGGTTCAACAAAACTATTAAACTTTGGTAAGAATACTCAGTGGGCAGGCCGCCAACTTATGGTTGGTTTTACAATTCCACTTATGCTTTTTGGCGCTCAAGCAATTAAAACATTTAAGGAAATTGAAACACAAACAATTAGATTTAAAAAAGTTTATGGAGATATCTTTACAGACCAAGGAGCAACAAACGCTGCTTTAAAGAATATTCGTGATCTTGCTGATGAGTATACTAAGTATGGTCTTACAGTTGCTGACACAATTAAGATGGCTGCAGATGCTGCAGCAGCAGGTTTTTCTGGTAAGGGATTAGAAAACCTTGTAGAGCAAACAAATAAACTTGCAGTACTTGGTGGAGTTACACAAGAAAAGGCATTAGAAACAACAATTGCATTAAAGAACGCATTCCAGATAGATACTGGAGCAATGGCTGGAACAATTGATTTCCTTAACGCAGTTGAAAACCAAACTGTTGTAGCACTTGATGATTTAACAGAAGCAATTCCAAAGGTTGCTCCAGTTATTCAGCAACTTGGAGGAGATGTAAAAGATCTTGCATATTTTATGGCTGCAATGCAAGAAGGTGGAATTTCTGCAGCACAAGGTGCTAACGCCCTTAAGTCTGGCCTTGCATCTTTAATTAATCCAAGTAACGCTGCATCAAAGGCTGCAGCAGCCGTTGGAATTAATATCAAGGGAATTGTTGAAGCAAATGCTGGTAACTTAAGAAATACTGTAACTGGATTTGCAAAAGCATTACAACCATTAACAGATCTAGAAAAAGCAAGAGTAATTGAAAAGGTTTTTGGTAAGTATCAGTTTGCTAGAATCTCTGCACTTTTAAATAACATAGGAAGAGAAGGAACACAGGCTGCTCGTGTACTTCAATTAACCAATGCATCTGTTGAAGAACTTGCAATCTTAAGTCAACGAGAATTAAAGGTTCAAGCCGATTCACCAATGAACAAATTAGCATCATCAGTAGAAAAATTTAAAGCATCTATTGCTCCAATTGGAGAATTATTTGCTAAGGTATTTACTCCAGTAATTGAGTTTATTGCAAGAATGGCAGAAAAATTTAATAACCTTCCAGATGGAATAAAGAAGGCTATTGGAATTATTACTGTTGTAGTTGGAGGCCTAGGACCTATATTCTTAATGACATTTGGTTTACTTGCAAATGCTGTTGCAAACTCAGTTAAGGGTGTTCAGATTCTTCGTAAAGGATATCAGCAACTTGCAGCGGGATCAACTGATGCAGCATTAAAGACACAGTATTTATCACAAGAAGAATTAGAAAACATATCTATTAGCAATGCCCTTTACTCTAAGCATCAACAACTCTCTGCAGCATATGCTCTAGAGGCATCTGCTCTAACATCTTTAACAAGTGTATACACCAAGGCCAACGCATCTATGGGAGCCTTTGCAGCAAGTAACCCAGGAATGTTTATGCCTAGAGGCGGAGTTCTACTTCCTAAGAAATTTGCGGGAGGAACAACATCTGTACCAGGACCAAAGGGAGCAGGAGACGTAGTTCCAGCAATGCTTTCTCCTGGAGAGTCTGTTATTCCAACAAAGCAAACACAAAAGTATGCAGGGTTTATTAATCAGATTATTCAAGATAAGGTTCCAGGTTTTATAACTGGAACTACTGGCGTTGCTGTAACACGGGCTGCTGCAACACGGGCTGCATCAACAAGAGGTGCTGTTAGTTCATCCCTTGCTCCAGTCGTTGATATTTCTTCTGGACTTAGAGGAATATCATTTGCTACAGAAGGAAATAGAGTTAAAGTTTCTGTTGGAGGTAAATTCTTCTACATTCCTGCAGGTAAAAAAGATTATGTTCAAAGCAAACTTAAAGAAAATGAAGAATGGCTAAGGTCTAAAGGGCGAACAGATACCACAGAAGAAAATCTTCTTCATGCAATTATAAGAAAAAATCTTGGTGGACAAAATGTTACTAGTGTAGCCAAGTTAATAGCAGGAAACCTTCCTAAATTTCAAGCAGGAAGAAACCGTCGTGTCCCACAACAAGTTAAGTCTTTAAGAGCAAAATATCAAAATTCACCAATTTATAAAGAACTTGTTTCCACACATAAACAAGAAATTGAAGAGTTAAAGTTACTTGCAAACACTAAAGATAACCCATATGGAATAACACAAGCAGACCTTGATGCTGTTAAAAAAGTTCAAGCAGCAAGGGCTGAAAAGTTTGAATATACTCCAGCATTTAGTCATAGATTTACAGATAGACAGGTAGATGAGTTACCAGGATTAACTCAATATAAAAGAAATGCCCCAAGCAATGTATTTGAAGAACAAGGATTTTTTAATACATTTTTTCAAAACATTTCAGGAACATCTCTTGGTGGAATGCACATATCAAAAAGAGCACAAGCAGAGGCTGCTCGTAGATTTATTTTAGATATACCAGCATCTCAAAGAACATCAGTTCAAAAAGCAGTTCACGCAACACTAGATAGAAGACTTGCTAGTGGCTACTATGAAAAGTTTGGTTCAAAAACAAATCAACTGTCATTGTTGCAAGATGCTGGCTTAAGCAATGAAAAAATAAAATCTTTCAAAAGATTTAGACCAAAAGATGAAGAACTTCCAGGATTTGCTGGTGGAGTAGTTTCACTTGGAATGCCAATACCATTTAAGGTTATTGCAAAAAATAGAGCAGCGGCTCAACAGATAGATGCTCGTGTAAGATCAAGTAAGTTTAAAGATACTCCACCAACAAACTTTGGAGTAAGGTTAGAAGAATTTACAGGTCACAGTTTTCCAATCCCAGGCGTTGGAGGGGTTTACAGAAAACCAAATGGACAAGTTGTTGTTGTTAAGCCAGTTCTTAATGAAAAGGCAGCGTTAGCAGAACAAAGAGGAACAGTAATTACTAGAGGGGCGTTCCCAGAACTAGACGCTCCAGAACAAACAATTAGAACAATGGTTGATCCAACAGACTTAACTGGTAAGCGTAAATTTATTGTCCTTGAATCTCCATACAATCCAAAATTTGCAACTGGAGGAACTAAGTTCTCTAAGGAAGAATACTTTTCACAACTTCTTGCTTCAACAGTAAGAGGAGACAAAGACTTATCTCCTTCAAACGTGTTTGGACCAAACGTAGCAGATCAAGGTGCCTCTGGAGTATTCGGTTCGGCTTCAGGACAAAGAGAATTTAAATTCAACATGCCATCTCTAGAAGAGCAGGCAATGATCAATCTTCTTGGAGTCAAGGGTGGTGCTAGAAAAGCATTTGCTGAAAATACTGCTGATATAGCAAGATCTATGACACCACAGCAATATCAAGATGCAATGATTGCTGAGATTAATGCGACTATCCCAAGATTAGAAAAGACTATTGCTTCTCTTGGGTTAACAACAGGAGTTGAAAAAATTGTATATCAAAGAATGGTTGATAGACTTAAGGCTGGGTTAGGTGTTGATTGGACTAAGTTACACGCAGTTCACTCTAAGGTAAAGGCTCCTCTTGAATTAGCAGAAGGCATTGTTTCAGTACCTGGTCCAAAGGGTGCTGGAGATATTCAACCTGCAATGCTTTCTCCAGGAGAGGCAGTAATTCCTGCAAAGCAATCTGAAAAGTATATGCCACTTATTCGTTCAATGATTGCTGATAATGTTCCTGGGTTTGCAGAGTCAAATGTTAGTTGGGATGGCTACCCAGCATCACTAAAAGAAGGTGGAAAGTATGCAGGACCAGTTACTCCTGTATATCCACCAGGATATGATGCTTTCGGCAAAATACAAGAGCCTACTTCATCTGGAGGAAGAGTAAGAAATGCTGCTACTTCATTAATTACAGATAAAGGAATGAGGTCAATCACAAACTTTGCAACAGAAACAGCAAGGGCTGCAAGACAGTCAAGACTAGCATCCAACGCACTTGAAGGTGTAAAGAACGCTGGATCAAAAGTTAAAGCATCTTTTGTTTCTACTACAACAGCAGTAGACGCTGCAGCAGATAGTACAGTAAAAAATACTCAAGTTGCATCAACAATGACCAAAGAAGAGTTAAAAAATGCTCGTCAGTTAAAGCAGATGAACAACATGGGCAAGAACATGGGTATTGGAATGGCTGCCTCTATGCTTCCTATGATGGGTATGGCACAGGCTTCTACAAATCCCGAAGGGATGATGGCAAGAAACATGAGCACTCTAAGTGGAGTTGCCATGTTAGCAATGATTGCCCCAATGTTAAATACACCACTAAAACTTCTTGCAGGAGTTGCTTTAGGATACGCTGCTATATTAAAGATGCAGTCTGCACAAATTAAAAAGGCAATAATAGAAGGCAACAAACTTGCTGAGTCATTCTCTATGACAACTAAAAAGTTAGAAGAGTTTGGATCAATAACTGGGGAAGTATCAATTACTCAAGAGTATGAGCAGAAAAGGTTGGGAAGAACAACTGTATCTGGTGTTGTAAACCAAGAGTTTGGAACAAGTTTTCTTTCATCTGAACCTGGTAAAAAGTTTAAAGATGATTTTACAAAACTTTCACAACAATATGAAACTGCTGTTGCGGGACAAATTGCTACTGCACAACTTGCATCTGCAGTAAATCAAGGAGTATTGTCTTATCTACAGGCAGAATCAATTATTACAAAGATGGCAAGAGATCTAAAGGATCCAACTTTAGAGTACCAGATGCAAGGTCAGTTAATGAAGATTCTTGGTCCAGATGGACAAGACCTTGCAAGAGATCCACTAAAGGTTCAACTTGAATTAGTAAGGGCAAATCAAACAGGATTTAACACTGCAGCACAAAATTTCCAAGATGTAGGGTCTGCTCAGTTAGGATTACCAAGTAGGGGAGAAGTAGGAGGTCTTGCTGCTGGCGCTACCGCTGGTGGCTTAATCGCAGCAAAAGCATACAGTTCATCTTTGATGGCAGTTGCTGCTCAGGCTCAACTTGCAGGTACTGCAGTTACTGGAATGTCAGCAACACTGTCTGCAATTCCTGTAGGAAGACTTATAGCAGCAGGTGCTGCAATAGGAACTATTGCAACAAGAATATTTCAAAAAGGAAAAGAACAAGAAGCAATTGGAGCAGCAGCAGGACTGCTACAGGGAGTTGCAGCACAAAACTTTGCAGCAATTCAGCAATCTGCTGATGCCCTAAACTATCAGTATGATGTTCAAATAGCAAACCTTTCTATTGAAAAAGATAGAACAAAAAACCTAGAACAAATTAAAAAACTTAATGAACAAATTGCAGAACTTGAGACTAAAAGAAGTATAGGGTTAGATAAACTTGCTCAATCTCAATTAGACACTATAAATTCATATATTGAAGTTGTAAGAAATTATAAGAACGATACAGAAGGGTTTGGTCAAAATCTTACAGAAGCACTTACTGAGCCATCTACTGTTCTTAATGCGCTGCCATTCTTTACTTCTAAAGATCAAAAGATGTATAACAAGGCTATGGATGCAGCAATTCTTGGAATGCAAGAGGCCTGGGACAACAGCATAGGTGCAAAACTTCTTGGAACACAACTAGAAGGTATGGACATCGAAGATGTAATTAGAATATCACTTCTAGTTGAATCAAAGACAGTATCTCCAGAACAAATGTTGCTTCTTAAAGATGTTGTTGAAAGAAATGGTAAAGATTTAGATCAAGTTATTAGGGTTACATTAGAAAATACTGATCCAGAGACTTTTGCAAGAATTTCAACACTTCTTGGAAGGTTTGAAACGCCTACAAAGCAGCAGGGATTCCAAAACCTAACAGATAGATTAATGGGTGATCCAGCAAAACTTAAGAACGTTCTTACAGCACTTGAAGAATATTCTAAGGCTCCAGATGAAGTTCCAGTTGTTATGGGAATGGAAATTGATCAAAGTGATATTGATGACCTTGCTAAATTTGGAAAAGAAATTGACGGAATTAAAAAGAGATTCCCTAAAGGCCAGTTTGATATTAAGTTGTTGCAAAAGTATCAAACAGAACTTGCTGGTGCTGGACTCCCATCTAATGCTACCTTAGATTATGTTATAAGCAATATTGATTATTTTATGGAGTTACCTGCAGAAAAAAGATTTGAAGCAATATTTGCTTTTAAAATGTTAAAAGATGCAGACTCAGTTAAGGCAGATATTGAAAGAACCTTGCAAATAGGATTTATGAAAAAGCAAGCGGTAACAGGTGCAAACACAGTATTAAAAGCAACAGACCCGCTTTCTATTGCTGCTCAAAAACAATTTGAAGCATGGAGAAAATCTACCGAAGGTGTAAAGGCTTATACTGCTGCTCTTAAGAAGATGGGTCTTGACTGGAAGGGTACTGGGCTAGACGAAGATGATGAAGATGGTGGTCCTATAAGTGATCTAACTAAGGGACCAACAAAAGATATGTCTTGGCTTAATGATCTTGGCCAAAGACTTAAGTTAGTTAAGGAAAGTGCATTTAATGCACTTGATCCTTTAGGATCTTTAAAAGAATTTCTTGATAAGGGCGGTAAGAAGTCAGTAAACCCAGGACTTGGCGAACAAGACGGAGCAATTAAAAGAATAGAAGAAGCAGCAAAAAAGTATAAGGATGCTGCTGGAAATATTGGTATAGCCATAGATAAAGACTTCATGGATGTTATTAGAGGTCTAGATGCAGAACAGTTTAAGTTATGGTCAGATACCTTGTTTAAGGTTGGTAAAGATAGTAAACAAATTTATGCGCTAACAGAAGTTTTTGCTACTATTAACGAAGGATTCCGTGTAGCAACCATTGGTGGATTTATTCAAAATGTAAAAGATTCAAGCAAAGAAATTGAAAATCAAGTTAATGCTTATAATATTTTATCTAATGCTCGTGATGAAGACAATAAACTAATGTATAACTCACTTGAAATTCAAAAGATATTACAGAACGCAACACTGGCTGCAAAGATTGCAGCACAGGGTGGACTGAAAGCCACCAAGCAAGAGCAAGAAGAGTTAAATAAAGAAATACAAAAAACTATTGATCTTAACTATGAATTAAGCACAATAAAACTTAATGACAACATTGCAGAAACAAAGATGCAGGTTGAAGCATTTAAGAGGCTTACTGCTGCTGGTGTAAAACATGAAGTTATTCTTGAAATATTAAAAGATAAAAATAACTCTTGGGCTATTGGCTCTGCTGATGCAACGGTAAATGTTAAAGATAAGTTCGGTGATTTAATAAATAAGACCAAGGAATATTCTGATATTCTTGAGTTAATTGCAAATCAAACAAAAACTTTTGAACAAAAAACACAAGATGCTATTGATGCAAATATTGCTGCACTTGACCTACAGGCTAAGACATTACAAAATGCTTTTGACATTAAAAACTTTGATCTTAAAGCAAAAATTACTTTAACAGAAAATGCTATTAAAGATATAAATGATGATATTCAAAAAGAACAAGATAAAATTGATAAAATTAATTTTGAACTTAAGTATGATTCAAAGATTGGTCAAAACCTTCTTGATGATATTCAGGAAAACATTAATGATGCCCAAAGAAAGATGGAGTTTGATTTTGATAGACCACTACAGGCATTGTCTGATAGATCAGCGGTATTATCAAATGACCTAACGTTAATTGATAAGGCTACAGAAGCAATCAATGAAAAGTACGATAAGCAAGAAGAAGCCTTACGTACAATTTTTGAACTAAATCAAGATATTGCTGCACAAGAGCAAAGAAGAATTTCTCTTGCAGATGCGCTTTCTCAAGGTGATATCTCAGCAGCAGCACAACTAGCAAATGAGATGCGCTCTACTGCAGCAGAAGCAGCAAGCCGTACATCTGGAGACTTTATCACAGCAGCAAGAAAGGCTGAAACAGAAGGCTTAGTATCTGCAAGTGGTATGACAAGAGCACAAATTGAGGCAGAACAGTTTAGAATTGGTCAGCAGTCTTATGCTCTTGAACTACAAAGAAAGACTGCTCAAGAAGCAATTCTTAAATTAGAAGATCAAGTTTATGATATAACAGAATTAAGAGAAGTAAAACTCTTAGCAATTAGAGATATTGAAACTGTAATTGATGGTATTAAGAAATACCAACTTGATAAGGCACAAGAAGAACTAGATCGAGATCAGAAAACACTTGAGGCTCAACAAAGAATACTTGATGCAAAACTTCTTGCAATTGATAAAGAAAAACTAGGTTGGGAATCTATCCAGATTCAACTTAATGCTTATACACTTAAGTTAGATGAAATTAATAAGGGTCCACTTAAGAGCATGAAAGATATAGTTGATTCAATTGCTGCAGCCCTTTCACAAATTAATAACGCAAAGTATTCACCAACAAGTGCATTTATTCCAGCAGCAACAGATACGACTACAGTTCTAACACCTGCACAGGTAACAGCAGCAACTGATGCAGCAAACGCAGCAGCAATCGCAGCAGATGCAGCAAACGCAGCAGCAGAAGCCACTGCAGCAGCGCAAGCAGCAGCCCAGGCAAAGGCTGACGCTGAAGCAGCAGCAACAAGTGCAGCACTAAAGAAAGCAATAGAAGATGCAAAGAAAGCAATCGCAGATGCAGCAAAGTCAGGAGACTCAGCATCTAAAGCCTACATTGCTCAACAAAAAGCAGAAGAAGAAAGACTTGCAGCCATTGCAAAACAAAATGCACAGTGGGTTGCGAAGGTAGCAGCAATGCAGGCAGCAGCAAACGCAGCAGCAGGCACAGCAGCATCTGCCTCTACCACAGTTTCTTCAGGTGGTGGAAGCGGTGGTGGTGGAAGATTTGGAATGATGGCACTTTCTTCTGGAGGAATGGTCAGACCTAAGTATTTTGCGGTAGGTGGAAAAGCAAGGGGTACAGACATTATTCCAGCAATGCTCACCCCTGGAGAATTTGTAATGAGTAAGTATGCCGTTGACTCATATGGTGTTGATAAAATGAAGGCTATCAATAGCGGATCATACGAAGGCGAGAAGGTGTATAATTATAATCTAAACGTCAATGTTAAGTCTGATGCAAATCCAGAGGATATTGCAAGAGTCGTTATGACACAAATTAGACAAGTTGACTCACAGAGAATTAGGACACAGAGGGGCTAAATGGCTACAGCAGGGTATTTAACAGGTAGACGTAGGTATCAGCGCCCCCAGGCCCTGTTGTGGTCTGAGAACCCTGGCACACTGGTTAATGGGGTGTATCTACCAGATGGCTATGAAGTACAAGGTAACTTTGCAGAGTCTACAGATCCAGATCTAATTAATCAATTTCTCATTCTTTCAGACCATAATCGTGGGGAATTAAATTTTACACCAACAAGAATTGAACAAAGACAAAGAACCATTAATGGACGTATGCGTTCATATCATATAGCAGATAAATTAACAATGTCTGTCTCTTGGAATAATCTACCATCAAGGTCATACTTTCAAGATGCAGGGTTTTTATCTACTGGCTTATCCCCTGACAAAAATACAACAGGTGAATTTACATCAGATGGTGGAGCAGGGGGAGTAGAACTTCTTGATTGGTATGAAAACCACACAGGACCTTTTTGGATGTTCCTAGCATACGATAAGTACTCAAACTTTGGCAAGGATGATGCAGACTATGGACACCTTGCACAATACAATCAAATAATGCAGGTTTATATAACAGACTTTAACTACTCCGTTGTAAAGCGTGGTGGGTCAAACCACGATCTCTGGAATATTTCGGTATCACTGGAAGAGGTCTAAATGTTTGTTAGTGAGACATTAAAGACACACCTAGAAACATCTTCAACAGTACACCTACAGTCATTAGTTTTGGCTGAGTGGAACATGAATATGCCAGATAACATATTTAAACTTGGTAACTATAGATATAGACCTACTGGATCAGATGTTCAATACCGAACACTTCCTTTAACATTTGATAGCCTAGATGTAGGAAATTATTATACAGGTGCAACAGATGCCGATGTTGTTGTAGATGGAGGGTTTGATAATTCTGGGGTTCCACAATTATTTACTTCAACTAAAGAAAAAATGAAAATGATATATTCTTTAGAAGATTGTGTAAAGCCTTTTAGACCAAGATCTGGAATTAATAAAGCATCATATTTTACTAATAGGTATTTTGCAAACTCTGGTGTATCTATTGCAGAAAGACCCAGATACTACATGGCATCAAGATATGATCAGTTTAGATATTGGTCATCATTTAGAACAGAAGGTAGCATTGAAAGAGGAATTGCTAAAAATGTTTCTAATGGATTAAATTATATTGATGATGCGGTTCCATTTGTAGTCTATAAAGAAAAGGTTCCAGCAAACAGACTTGTTGTAAAAATGCAAACAAATGTTGGAACGGCAAACTTAGGAAACTTTACTACACCATCTGGCATTTTGCCTGATCCACTATATGGCGCAACAAATAAAACAACCCCCGTTAAATGGAAGATCCAATACTTAAATGAAGATAACTGGGTTGACGCTTATTCTTTTGATGAAAACTCTGTTCGTGATGATCAATCTGCAATTATTCCAGAAGATGGATATGTTGAATTAGAGTATGGAATAAAAATTCCAGATGCCTATAAAGAATCATACACCTTCGTTGAAAAGATAGCATCTATAACATTGTTGCCAGAGCAGTCTTTTAATGGAGATGCATATCTTGTAGTTGAAAATGCAAATACTCGTGGAACGCTTTATATATGGAATGGCGCAGATGAAGACTACGATTCTTTTATTCCTGAATATGGATGGATGCTAGGCACTGGAGTTTTAAATAGTTCAACAAAACTTGTTACAGACCTAACCAATCCAGAACTATTTACTAATGATGCACAAAATCAAACTACATATAGAGAGTTTGCCTATATTCGTGGTATAAGAGTTGTAGCAGAAACAATGAACAAGTTTGATTCAACTTTTGATTTAATTGAAATGTCTCCTAGACTAGTCGTAAATATATCGGATAAGGTTGTTGATTTTAATATTAAAAAGATCTTATCTGATATAGGAACTACATCTCTTCCAGTTGGACAGTTGCTTGCTTCTACTGGAACACTATCATTGTTTGATGATGATCAGGCATTTAATGAAAACAATACGTCTAGCATAGTCGCTGACTATATTAGAAAGAATATTAAGTTTGTTTTTTATGAATCAATTTTAAATGTTGATGGTGACGAATACTCTGTTCCAATTAAAACGTTATACTCAGAAGGATTTCCTCAAGCAGATGTTACTGCAGCAAAACTATCAATAGAGTTAAGAGACTTTTATTTCTTCTTAGAATCAATGCCAGCCCCAAGATTACTTACAACACAGACATCATTAAGTTATGCAATCTCAATGCTTCTTGATTATATTGGGTTTAGCAACTATACATTTAGGCGTGTAGCAGATGAAGCAGATCCTATCATCCCATTTTTCTTTGTTGCTCCAGATCAAAATGTTGCAGAGGTTTTAAATCAACTAGCAGTGTCAACTCAGAGTGCAATGTTTTTTGATGAATATAATAACTTTGTCGTAATGAGCAAAGACTACTTAATGCCTACAGCAGAACAAAGAGAAACAAACTTTGTCCTATCTGGATCAAACAATCAAACCGACTCAGGAGTTATTAAAAACTCTAGTTCTGGAAACCTTCCTAACATTATTGCCATTGCATCACAAGATAAGAAGATTTATAATGATGGAAAGATTAACTACACAACTAGATATATTCAAAGATCTTACGGATCAATTAGACAATCAACAATGATTGATAAAGAAAAAACTTGGATATATAAGCCATCTCTTTTATGGGAAGTTGCGGGAACAGAAAATACAAAAACGATAAACGAACTTGCTTCAAAGCAGGGTAGTTATGTATTAGGGGCAATGCCATTAAACTCAGACCTAGTAGGAACGGCACCAGTTGTAGTAGGAAATGTTCTTACAAATAACATAATTGATCTTGGAGAAAATGTTTATTGGCTAACAAGATATAACGGATACCTATATTCTAACGGAGAGGTTATTCGTTATGATGCCTCAGAGTTTGATATTACTGGAACTGGCAAGGTTTGGATTAGTAGCAATCAAGAATACCAAAAGTATTTTTCATCAATACCCTTTAACGGTAAGATATATCCAACTGGACTTGTAAGAATTTATGCAACACCAAACTATGAAACCGTAGATGGAATAACAAGATTACAAAACGGTGCCGTGGTTGATCATGGACGTGGACAGTTTGGAACTCAGATAGTCTCACACTCTGCTGGAATAAATAGTTACTGGACAAATAATAATAATGTTCGTGGACTAAATATGCAATCTCAATATCTATTTAGCACACAACTAGACGCTAACCTTGCAGCAACACTTCCATCTACAACAGTTGCTGCTGCAGGAGTAAATAATCCAGTTGCAAGGCAGTCAACAAGAAATAGCATTATAAAGAATTTTATGGCTACAAACTATTTAAGTGAAACAGAAGTAAATAATCTACAATCAACGCAAACTGGAACAATTCAGTCATCTGCTTTAGTCTTTAATGGCCCATCATTTAAAACAACTGAAAAACCTTTGAACTTTGTATCTTACGTATACAAGGGTTTGGATAATGCCTATAAGCATTTTGGAACTAGAATGAGAATTATTGGTAAGATTGAAAATAATACAAGCAGAACACAGTCTCCAAATGGAAGTATTACATACTATCAATTATCTGGAAACCAGCCAGATCAAAATATAAATATCGGTGGAGGCTCTGGCGGACTAGCATTTTTGCTAAATCCAGAAACAAATAATGGTTATTATTTTGAAATTGTTGCATTAACAGAAGACAACATAAACTCTTACCTTAAGGTTGATGAAAATAATAATGCACAATTCTCAGTAAACAATGTTGTGTTCTATAAAATTAAAAAAGATTCTTCAAACTCAAATGCTATACCAGTAAAACTTTGGGGAGGCCTATCAAAAATTATTGTTGATGACGGAAAGTTTACTGGGCAGCAAAGACTTGCTGGAGAAGAAAATTCAACGGTATACGATTTATCAGTAGAGTATATTGATATTGGAAATACAAGAAGGTTTTATCTATACATAAACAATCAATTAATAAAGGTTGTAGACGATACAGACCCTCTACCAACATACAATAATATGGCATTGTTTGTTCGTGGTTCTTCAAAGTGTATGTTTGAGAATATATATGCTCTATCTAAAAACTATAGTCAAAATACAGTATTTACAGTTAATGAGACTTTGGGTCAGGTGTTTGGAGACAACGAGATTGATGTTACAGAATCTTTTAGAAAATACGCTATGAGTGGAGTTATTCAATCAACTTACCTATCTGGAATTAGTGCACAGCAACCACCAAAATATAACATTTATTTTGAAGAGTTTGGATCTATTATGCGTGAGTGTGCATACTTTGACATTAAGTATGACCGTGCATACCCTGCACTTTATGCAAAACTTTCTCCTACCTTTAATAATATAAAGGGATATACCACATCTGGGTTTTATGCAGACTCATATGGTGCAGAGTTTTTAATATTTAACTCAACAGATAAAGCATTAAACTTAGATGAAACAACTGGAAACTTTTTAAGAATTCAGGGAATTACATTTACACAAGATACAACCCATGAACTAACTGTAGATGAGTTCTTTAAAAAGCGTGGTAATTTGTCAGATCCAGAGTTAGTTGGAAGCACACTAACATACTCTCCATTAGTTGAAAAATCAAGGTATGATGAAATAAAGTTAAGTAGATTGACCTACGGTAAAAATGAATTTAGTATTGATAGCCCATATATACAGACACAAGATGATGCAGATGCTATGATGAATTGGATTATTAATAAGTTAATGGTACCTAAGAAGTCTGTTGGAATGAATATATTTAGTATTCCAACCTTACAACTTGGAGACATTGTAACTATAAACTATAAAGATTCTTCTGGCTTAGACCTAGTATCTAAAGATTCGTCTAGGTTTGTAGTTTATAATATAGAATATCAAAGATCAGAAAGTGGTCCAAACATGACAATTTATTTGAGTGAGGTATAAGATGACAATATCTCCAGTTCCACAAACTCCATCAAATGCAACAGTCGTAACAGCCTATTCTCCAGCACCAACAAAGACTGCTCCAATAGATACTGTTCTTTTTGATGACGAGTCTATGTCTCCAGAGATTATGGCTGATTTAATATTTGAAGATATTGGTGGTCACGAGTTATTAAGTATTTCTAGAAACGATATTATAAATGGTCAGAGAGTCTCTTATTCACCAATTAAAAATCTTGGACTTGTACAGCAAAGATATAATCCTAACAATATTTTAAGATTGCAGGCAACCTCTGATACATACTTTGCAAACTTTGCAATTAAGTTTGAAGAGAAGGTCCCTCTTGAAGCAAACGGAACAAATGGGGTAAATGTTTATATTGAGGAAGAGACTGGAGACTTGATTATTGAGACTGTTAATATGAATAATGATGAGCAGATAGAGATTCAAATCGCCATAAATGGTACAATATATGAAGCGAACTTTGGAGAAACTGTGTCATGATTACAAATAAGGGCAAGAGTATAATCGGGAAATATATGCTAGGGCAGGCCCCCGCCTATGCCTCATACCTTGCAGTTGGCTGTGGACCACAACCATTACAGACAGAAGATGTCGCAGATGACTTTGCAACAAAAACAAACCTAGATTTTGAAATGTTTAGAGTTCCTATATCCTCTAGAGGATTTATAAATGAAAACGGTATAGATAAGATAGTCTTAACAGCAGAACTACCAACAGAAGAAAGATATGAAATCACAGAGGTAGGACTATACTCAGCAGGCTCAAACCCTTCTGCTGGAGCCAATGACAGCAAGACTGTTTTTTCTTTTGCACAAGGAGAGACCTGGGTTCATCATACTCCAAGCGCAGCAACAGAGATACCAACAATTTCTATACCATTAGACGATCCAGAAGACGATAATGTTATTGGTGTAGATGGTGTATTTCAAACTAATGCAGATAATTCTATTTTTTATAAATCAGGTCGTATTGAGAGGTATGAACGTGCAAGGTTTTTAAATAACACAATATTAATTCAAGGAGATGATTCAGACTTAACACTAGATGGTGGAGGGTCAGGAGGAGTCGATCATATTGTTATTGAGCCTGGTTCAAACCACATACACTTAACTGCAGCAAATGTTGATTTTTCTAGAAACTCTCCAACAGATGAGTTAAGGTTTGCATTTTCTTTAGTTAACAAAGATGGAGATTCTTTAGCGGTTCCAGATACAGTTAGAATATTAATTGATTTTGCAGATACTGATATTGCAGAACCAGAAGTTTATGCAAGATTTGAGATTGATATTGAAAATGGTTTTGACGGATATGACTTTGAAACTAATAGATATTTTGTAGTAAAGAAACAATTACAAGAACTTTACACAACTCAAAACTTTACATGGCAGGCAGTCAATGTTGTTAAGATTTATGCATGTGTTCTTGACTCTACTGGAACATCTGGACCATTCCCTTCTCCTGATTATTATATTGCCTTAGATGCAATGAGGCTTGAAAACATTGCAACAACAAACCCTTTATACGGGCTAACTGGATATTCAGTTATTAAAAACGATAACTCTACAACTATTATTAAATCACCAAATACAAGTAATTATGTTGAATTTAGATTTTCTATTGGTGTAACCTAATGGTTGATTCAAACATTAAAAAAACAAGGGTTTTAAAATCATCCTTGCCTCCAGTTGACCATGACACAGGAAAATATAATATTAGATATAGAATTATATCTGAAGATAGAAACAGAACTTCGCACTGGTCTCCGATATATAACTCAGACGGCGCTGCCATAATTGGAACAACTGGTGCCCTTTCAATAACTGAAGAAATAATTACTGCAGTTTGGGGAGATGAAAACCTTCATCCAGAATATGATGTATTTGTTAGTTTTGATGGAGATCCATTTTTTTGGCACGGTACATCATCAGTTCACTCATATTCTTTTTTAAATGAAGGAACAACAACTGTACATGTAAAAATACAACTATCATCATCTAAAAAAGAAATAAAGGCAGGATTAGGAATCTTTGATTCTGGATCTCAATCTTTGATATAATCTAATAGGAGGAATAAAATGGCAAAAGTACCACTACCAGAAAGAGGGCAACCTCTTGATGTTACATATATCTATCAGTTAGCAGAAGCAGTAAACGATCTGTCTACTTCTATTTCTGATGCAACATATAACTACACAGATGTTGATGTAGTTGGAGCAGAAAAGAAAAGTCTAAAAACTTCAGACACAAAGTTTGTTGGAAAATATAAGTCAATTGCAAACAATGAAACAGTAACTGCTGGTCAAGAGAAAACATACTCTGTAACATTTTCTAACTTTAAGTTCCCTCCAATTGCTACTGCATCAATTGTAAACCTAAGTGGTACCACTGCTGGATCAAACACAAGTGTTGTAATAACTTCTATAACAACTTCAGAGGTTCAATTTATTGTAAAGTTTGGAACTTCTGGAACAGCATCAGTTGGTGTTAATGTTATTGCCATTGGGGTACCTAACTAACATGACTTGTAAAAGATGTGAAGGAAAAATGTTTGTTGATAGAATACATTCAAACGTAGATCACCTAGAGACATATTGTGTCAAGTGTGGAAATAGAAAATTCTATCATCCACCTAGCGAATCTGTGGAGGGAAAATGGTTACTGCAAAAGGAAAAATTCAGAGCGAAGCATATAATAGCGAACCTGTAATTTCTGGCGGTAAAAAGATTTGGTTTCTTAATGGAGACTTAGTAAGACTTCATCATAGTTCTAGATCAACAGGAATGGTAACTGTTTATAATATTAACAAAGATAGATTAGAAACTTGCCTTCGTTCTGATTTTAGAAGAAATAGGAAAAGAGCATACACAATTGCTGAGACTGCTAAGTTAGTTAATCGTCATAGAAAGTATATGCCAAGATTAATAAAACGAGGAGTCATTCCTCCACCAGTGGGGTCAAGCATTGATGGGAAAACAGGATTTCAAATAAGAGCATATTACTCAGAAGATCAGGTTAAAGAGATTTGTGCTATACTTGCAACTATACATATTGGACAACCAAGAAAAGACAAATTAATAACAAACAACATGACTCCTACAAGCCAAGAGTTGACAAGGCGAATGGGAGACGGTATACTTACATATACGAAGACAGAAGATGGACGATTTATTCCAGTGTGGAGTGAATCTATTTAATTATTGAATGGGTGGATAATGGAAAACGATAATACAAAGGTATCTGTAACACTTGGATATACGCTTAATCTAGGAAATTTTCAGTCACTACGCCTTGATTTGGGTATTGTAGATTCAAAGCGTGAAGGCGAAAATGTAGATGAGGCTTTTAGTCGTGTCTATAAGTTTGTAGAAGATAAACTTACAGAGAAGATTCAAGAAGCAAAATCTGAAATCTCAGAGTAATGGCTGATCGCAAAGACCGAATGGCTTTGCTCAGTAGGTTTAACAAGTTTTACTTGCAACGGTATGAGCAGAAGTCTAACATGAATCTAAACGTTGAGCAGTGGGCTGCTGATGCCCTTGTAGAGTCATATGGTATTGCACAGTGTTATGATATTCTTGAATATTACTTTAGCATTGCACAAGAACCATCCTGGAATTACTTTGCATATAATGCAGAAAAGATTATTAACGGAAAAGCAGAAGTAGAGCAAGATAAAAAAGAACGTGAAGAGCGCAGGAGATTAGCAAAGGAGTGGTTAAGTGAATAACACAGAGGCAAAGTTAATTTCTGCAGTATTGCAAGACAAACAAATTCACGTACTACTACAGGCAAACGTTGAAACACTACTAAGAACCCACAACGACGTATGGAACTTTATTCGTTTATATTCTGAAAATAATCAATGCCTACCGCCAGCAGATTTAGTTACAGAAAAGTTTAGAGACTTTGAACCAGTTCCAGGTATTGGAGCAACAAAACATCATCTAGCAGAATTACAAACAGAATATCTTAATGATAGCCTAAAAGATATATTGCGTAATGCTGCAGGAGAAGTACAAAGCGGTAATGGTGGGGAAGCCCTTGAACATCTAATTACAAAAACATCTGAGTTAAAAAAGAATACTTCTGCAATTCGTGACATTGATGCAACAGATCTTGAGTCTGCAGTTGCATACTACGAAATGGTCCAAAAACAAAAAGAGACTGGTCAGATAGGAATTAAAACAAACCTTCCAGGATTTGATAACTATTTGCCATCTGGAATTATGCCAGGACAACTAGGAGTGTTCCTTGCCTATCCAGGAATTGGTAAGTCATGGATGGCTTTATACTTTGCAGTTCAAGCATGGAAGCAAGGCAAGTCACCACTTATTATTTCTCTTGAAATGTCTGAGACAGAGGTTCGTAATCGTATTTTTGCAATTATGGGTGAAGGTCTTTGGTCACATAGAAAATTATCTAATGGTGAAGTTGAGATTGATATGCTTAAGAAGTGGCATGCCAATAAGGTTGCTGGTCGTCCAGAGTTTCATATTATCTCAAATGATAGCGGTGGAGAAGTAACTCCTTCAGTTATTCGTGGAAAGATTGATCAGTACCGTCCAGACTTTGTGGTTGTTGACTACTTACAACTTATGTCTCCAAACCAAAAGGCTGATTCTGAAACGGTACGAATGAAGAACCTTTCAAGAGAACTTAAACTAATGTCTATTGGTGAAGAAGTACCCATTATTGCTATCTCATCTGCAACTCCAGATGATGTAAAAGATCTATCAAGTCCTCCTACACTTGGACAAACTGCTTGGTCTAGACAGATTGCTTATGATGCTGACTGGGTTATGGCACTTGGTCGTGCAACTAATAGTGATATTATTGAATGTGTATTCCGTAAAAATCGTAATGGGTTTATGGGAGACTTTTTAGTTCAAGTAGATTTTGACAAGGGCTACTACAGGTATAAAGACTATGAGGAGAAATAATGTTTAATAAAAATAATAACAAACAGATATTTTTTAAAGAAACAACACCTGCAGCAAAACATCTGTTACAAATGCCAAAACCAGCAACAAACCATGTTCCTAAATGGTATAAGGATGATAAACTTTTTGTTAGTGGGCATAATGATTTTCTGAGGTCTTATCGTGATAAGTCAAGGGGTACATACAAGTTATGTGTTCCATTAGTAGACTCGCTAACCGCTGGTTATATTTTTGTTACTCCATGCGATATACTTGTAACCAATGCTTCTAAAGATAAATATACACCATTACTTCAATGGAAAGTAGACTGGGCTCCAGTGGAAGTGCAGCCACAAGAAATTTTGGCAAATTTACCAATACCTTTTGGTCACAGTTTAACTTCATTCAGATGGGCTACTGATTGGCAAATCATTACTCCAGAAGGATATAGTTTATGGATAACTCATCCATCTCATAGATATGATCTTCCATTTACTACAATGACTGCATTTGTAGACACCGACAGACATCCAAATAATCTTTTCTTTCCATTTTTCATAAGAGATGGATTTGAGGGTATTATTCCAGAAGGAACCCCTATAGCACAAGTTATACCAGTTAAAAGGGATATTTGGAAATCAGAAAAAATAGACTATGATCCAGAAAAAGAGTTTATGACTAACAATATTATGAAGACCAACATGATTAGAACATATAAAAATAAGTTTTGGTCAAAAAAAGAGTATAAATAGATTATGTTAAAAAATATATATACTCAGGATCAAATTAAACGTGTTCTTGTTGGTTCTGGAGTTGACATTGAGGCAGAGTTTGGTAACGACTTTATAATCTTTTGTCCTTATCATAATAACAATAGAACACCTGCTGGTGAAGTTGCAAAAGATAGTGGACTATTCTTTTGCTTTGGTTGCCAGACAACAAAGAACTTAGAAGAACTAATAATGCACATGTCTGGACGAACATACTTTGAGGCAGTTCGTTATATTAAAAGTAAAGAAACAGAGCACGATATTGAAAAGTTAGTTAATAAGACATTGGTTGCACCACCAGAGTTTACTCCATATGATGAGTTAATCTTAAAGCGTTTACATAACCAGTTGCTTGCAGAAGAAAAACCTAAAAATTATCTTAAGTATAGAAAGATTAACAGTTCTTCCTTTACAAAGTTTTCACTTGGATATTCAGAAAAACAAGATTCAATAACCATACCAATGCATTCACCAGATGGCATGTGCCTTGGTTTTGTTGCAAGAACCATTGAAGGTAAAGATTTTAAAAATACACCAGGATTACCAAAGGGTAAAATATTATTTAACCTGCACAGAATTAAATCATCTGGTACAGTATATGTAGTTGAATCATCCTTTGATGCTATTCGACTAGACCAAGTAGGTTTCCCAGCAGTTGCTACTCTGGGTGCTAATGTATCTAATTCTCAAATTAGATTGTTAGAAAAGTACTTCACAAACGTTGTACTAATTGCAGATAACGATGAGGCTGGTAATATAATGAAAGATAAGTTAGTTGAAAAACTTGGATCTTTGGTTACTACTATCAGGCTTGATAAAAAATATAAAGACATAGGTGATATGGATGATGAAGAAATTAAGAACTTAGAGTTCCAGTTTGACAAATCTATATCTGCTATGCTAAACTAATATAACAACACGAAGGAGAAAAATATGAGTATTGTAAAGGGACTGAAGAACATTGAAACCCTACTCGAAAAGCCAAAGTATGACGAGAATGCACCAAAGGTAAAGTGGCTAAAACTTGCCGATGGACAATCAGTAAAGATCCGATTCATTGAAGAGTTGGACGAAGATTCTGCAAACTATAATGCAGAGCGTGGACTTGCACTAGTTGTTAAGGAACACACAAATCCAAAGGACTATAAGCGTAAGGCTGTAGACACAATGGAAACAGAAGGCCGTGACTGGGCAGAAGAAATGCATCGCAAAGATCCAAAGGCTGGCTGGAGAGCCCGTCTTCGCTTCTATTGCAACGTTCTTGTAGACGACGGCATTGAAGCACCATATGTTGCAATTTGGAATATGGGTATTAGCAAGCAGTCATCATTTAATACAATTCGTGAGTATGCTCTTGAAACAGGAAGCATCTCTAACGTACTATGGAAGTTAAAGCGTAATGGTCAGGGTACTGAAACCAATTACACACTTATTCCATCAGCGCCAGATAAGGAACCATTTAACTGGGGAGACATCAAGCCTTATCCACTAGAATCTGCACTACGCAAGATTCCATACGCAGAACAAGAAGCGTTCTATTTGGGGTTTGACACTCCATCTATAACTTCATCTACCAACGCAGATTGGTAATATGAACTACGTAGGCTTACACGTACATACCCATTACTCACTATTTGACGGCGTAGCAACTCCAAAAGAGTATGTTGACCGTGCTAGTGCTTTAGGCATGCCAGCAATCGCAATCACAGACCATGGTACGTTGTCTGGTCATCGTGAGATGTATCGCATGGCTAAAGAAAAGGGTATTAAGCCGATTCTAGGTCTAGAAGGATATATGTGTGCAGACATATCTGATACACGAGATAAGTCTGAAAGAGAAGGTCAGCAAGATCTTGTCTATAATCACATTATCCTTCTAGCCAAGAATAAAATTGGTTTGGAAAACCTAAACAAGATTAGCGAATTATCTTGGACAGATGGATTTTTTAAGAAGCCAAGGTTTGATTTTGATATTCTACAAAAGTATCGTGAAGGAATTATTGTAACTTCTGCCTGTCCAAGTAGTGTTATTGTTAAGGCATTAGAAGAAGAAGAGTTTGCTCTTGCTAAAAAATATATTCAGTGGTTTAAAGATAACTTTGGCAGCGATTACTACATTGAGGTAATGCCACACAATGAAGCACACATAAACAAATACCTAATAGAACTAGCAGACGAGTTTGGCATTAAGGTTGTTGTGACACCAGACTGTCACCACGTTGACCAATCACAAAGAGAAGTACAAGAGTTTAAATTGTTGCTTAACACACATGGTAAAGTAAACAAAGAAGCAACATATGAAAAGTCAAAAAAGCAACCAGACATGATGAAGCGACTTGACTATCTGTATGGAGAAGATCGCCAGATAACATTTAATAAGTTTGATATCCACCTTTTGTCTTATGAGGAGATGAAGGCAGCGATGGAATTGCAGGGTATTGATAGACCTGACATCTATGCAAACACACTCCTACTAGCAGACACAGTAGAAGACTATGAAATACAAGATGGACTAAACCTACTACCAGTTCAATACAAGAGTCCAGATAAGGAACTTGCTAAGATTGCTTTAGAAGGTTTACAACTAAAAGGTTTGTCAGAGAATAAAGAGTATCTAGATAGACTTGATGAAGAACTTAAAATTATTAAAGACAAGAAGTTTGCTCCATATTTCCTTGTAGTTCAAAGCATGATTGCTTGGGCTAAGAAGGAAGGTATCATGGTAGGTCCAGGTCGTGGATCTGCTGCTGGCTCATTGGTTTGTTACTCACTTGGAATTACAGATATTGATCCAATTAAGTACGGACTGCTGTTCTTCCGATTTATTAATCCAGAACGTAATGATTTTCCTGATATTGATACAGATATTCAAGATAACAGACGTGATGAAGTTAAAGATTATCTTGTTAGACAATATAGACACGTTGCATCTATTGCAACATTCCTTGAATTTAAAGACAAGGGTGTTGTGCGAGATGTAGCCAGAGTTTTAGATATTCCTTTAACAGATGTAAACAAAGTTTTAAAGTTGGTAGACACTTGGGACGAATATTGTTCATCAAGGACTACGGCTTGGTTTAGAGAAAAGTATCCAGAGGTGGAGGTTTATGGTGAACAATTACGTGGTCGTATTCGTGGTACTGGTATACACGCTGCTGGTGTGGTCACTAGCAAAGATCCGATTTTTAGGTTTGCTCCAATGGAAACGAGATCTAGTCCTGGGTCTGATGAACGTATACCTGTGGTTGGTGTCGACATGGAAGAGGCTGAACGCATCGGCCTTATAAAAATTGATGCACTTGGTCTTAAGACATTGAGTGTTATTCAAGATGCAGTTGCTATGATTAAAGAAAATCATTACAAAGATATTGATTTAGATTCTCTTGATCTTGCAGATGCAAAAGTTTATGAAATGCTTTCAGATGGATATACAAAGGGAGTATTTCAGTGTGAAGCAACCCCTTACACAAATCTTTTAGTTAAGATGGGTGTAAAGAATTTTAATGAACTTGCTGCATCAAATGCACTTGTTCGCCCTGGTGCTATGAATACTATTGGTAAAGACTACATTGCCCGTAAACACGGAAAGCAAAATGTATCTTATACGCACCAAATTATGAAAGAGTTTACGGAGGATACCTATGGCTGTGTTCTTTACCAAGAGCAAGTTATGCAAGCATGCGTACACCTTGGACAAATGTCCATGTCGGAAGCAGATAAAGTTAGAAAAATCATTGGAAAGAAAAAGGATGCTAAAGAGTTTGACGTATACAAAGAGCAATTTGTCAAAGGTGCTTCTGCCTATATTGCTCCCAATCAGGCTCTTGATTTATGGCATGACTTTGAAGCACATGCGGGGTACTCATTCAACAAGTCTCATGCGGTTGCTTACTCTACGCTCTCGTATTGGACGGCGTGGTTAAAATACTACTACCCTCTTGAGTTTATGTTTGCATTACTTAAGAATGAAAAAGACAAAGATGGTCGCACAGAATATCTAATTGAAGCAAAGCGTATGGGAATCCCTATTAAGTTGCCACACATTAATGATTCTGACTTTGACTTTAAGATTGAAGGTAAGGGAATTAGATTTGGATTGACTGGAATTAAGTTTATTTCAACTAACATTGCTGAAAAATATGTTGCTGCTAGACCTTTTAGTTCCTATAAAGAACTTGAAGAGTTTACTTTTACAAAAGGCAATGGAGTAAATAGTCGTGCACTTAATGCTTTACGTGTTATTGGCGCAGCAACATTTCCAGATCAGCCAAGAAATGATAGTGAGATTAAAGAAAATCTATACGAATATTTAAACCTTCCAGAGTTTAATATTACAATACCATCTCACTATTATGCATTTATTCAGGATGTTGACTCATTTGAAGAAAAGGGGTCTTTTATTCTTATGGGAATGGTCAAGGCAATTAAAAGAGGAACAGGATGGTCACGAATTGAAATTTTGGACAAGACTGGCAGTGTTGGTATATTTGATGAAGAGTCTACGACTATTGAGACTGGCCGTACTTATCTTATTCTTGCAAATGATAATAGGATTGTGTCTGCAATACCTGTTGACGAGATAAAAGGATCTTCTAACGCACTAGTAAAGTTTTTAAGTTATAAGCAATTGCCTTATTCTGAAGAAGAAATGTTTGTTGTTTCTTTTAAACCAAGAATGACAAAGGCTGGAAAGAAGATGGCTTCTCTAACTTTGGCAGATACAAGTAGAGAACTTCACTCTGTAACTGTATTTCCTACCGCATTTCCTAGAGCATACATGCACATTGAAGAAGGTAAGGCTTATAAGTTTAGTTTTGGAAAAACGAAAGACGGAACAGTAACATTGGAGGATGTACATGTTTGATCAATTAGCAGAAAAAATACACGCAAATGCAATAGAGAAAGGGTTTTGGGATCGTCCAGCAGATGAAATTTTTGTAACAAAGCAAATGATGATGATCGTATCTGAAGTTGTTGAAGCAATGGAAGCATTAAGAAAAGAGATGGACCCAGATCAATTATCAGATGAGTTTGCAGACATTATAATTCGTACCCTAGATCTTTATGCAGGCATGGTAAAGGCAGGGTATGTAACTAAATCATTAGATTCTGCAGTTAAACAAAAGATAGAAAAAAATCAGGATAGACCAAAGAAGCATGGGGTAAGATTTTAATGGCAGTCACAATGGAAGAAGTATTAGCACAGTTAGACCCTAAATTAAGAAAGAGATTGGGTAGTGGTGTTGGAGTAAACTTTGAGTATCAGCCTACTCCAAGTTTTGGATTAAACCGTGCACTAGGCGGAGGACTGCCTTATGGACGACAGGTCCTTATCTGGGGATCAAAGTCGTCTGCAAAGTCCTCTATGTGCCTTCAGATGATTGCTATGGCACAAAAAGAAGGCAAGGTCTGTGCATGGATTGACTCTGAAATGTCATACTCTGAAGACTGGGCTGTAAAACTTGGGGTAGATCCAACTAAACTAATCTACTCACAAGCAAGAACTATCAGTGATATGGTAGATGTAGGTGTTGGACTAATAAATGCTGGTGTTGACTTAATCGTAATAGACTCTATTACATCAATGCTTCCTGCAATCTATTTTGAAAAAGATACCGATGATATGAAGGCATTAGAAAATACAAAGCAAATCGGAGCAGAGTCTCGTGACTTTAGTAATGCTTGGAAGATGCTTAACTATGCAAACAATAAGGTTAAGCCAACCCTACTTGTACTTATTTCTCAGTCTCGTAATAATATTAATGCTATGTATACTAGCCAACAACCTTCTGGTGGTCAGGCTACTAAGTTTTATTCCTCATGCGTTATTAAATTGTTTTCATCAGAGTCAGACAATCAAGCACTTAAAGGCAAGATTAAGGTAGGAGATAAACTAATTGAAGAAAAAGTTGGTAGAAAGATTCGCTGGGAACTACAGTTCTCCAAAACCTCTCCAGGGTTCCAATCTGGTGAGTATGATTTTTATTTTAGAGGTGACGATATTGGTATTGATGCCATTGGTGATTTGGTTGATACAGCAGAGTCAGTAGGACTGGTTAATCGTACTGGTGCATGGTATCAACTTGATGATGGTACAAAAGTTCAAGGAAGAGATGGATTTATTAGTCGTGTAAGAGAAGACCTTGATTTACAGCAAAGCCTAAGAGATAAATTGGCAAATGGCTGATAGTAATTTTACTATATATCATGGAAAGTTTCCATGCAAAAAATGCCATGAAGAAGTCTTATCTTTAAGACTTTGGAGTGAAACTGGAGATGCAACCTGGATGTGTTCTGCAAAGCATGTGTCAAAAGTTGCGCTAGTGCCATCAAAAAAGAAAAAGAAAGATTTTGTTAATGAGTGAGAGGTCTGAGTCAAAGCGTATAGGGGCTAAGCAGCACAAGAACTCTGGTAGGAATAACACTAAGGGTGATGCATCTTGGAATAATTTTGTAATAGACTTTAAAGAATGCTCTAAGTCTTTTACCTTAAATCAAGATGTTTGGGCTAAGGCTACAACTGATGCATTAAAGAAAAGTATGGATCCTGCTTTGATTATTGTGCTCGGTGAGGGTACACAAAAAGTACGCCTTGCTATAATAGAGTTAGATATGTTAGAACAGTTAATAGAGGAGAACAAGAATGTCAAATGAGGGTCCACAAAAAACAACACTAGAGCAAGTAAATGGTTTGGCTGAGATTGCAGAGTATATGAATGATGAAGAACTTACAGTTGCTCTTACAATGATTGCTAAAATAATCATTAAACCAGACATTCCAATTCAAGTTGCAAGTCTTGAGATTGTTAGACTACAGGCAATTGCAGCAAAGATGTCATTAAAGGCTACATGGATGGCCAATGTTGATAAAAGTGACAGGGCAAAGAAAAATATTTACTATACCGCAGCAGAATCAATCAATGATTTGGTATCAGCATTAAAATACATTATGCGCTAACCTGCTATACTTATATAAACAAGGGATGATAATGACTAAAAATTTACTACAGCAAATAATGATTAGAGAACCAAAGAAGATAGAGATTATAGACACTCAGGCATTGATTGAAAAGATTCAGTCAGGTTATACAGTTAAACGTGTAGATAAATTTCAAACAAAGAAAACTTTTGCACCATCAACAATTGCATACTCTCATGGTGAGTGCCCAAGATATTGGTACCTTGCATTTGAGGGTGCAGTCTTTGAGGATAATGCAGATGCTTATGGAGCAGCAAATATGACTGCTGGTACTAAGTCACATGAACGCATTCAGCAGGCTATGATGGATTCTGGTATTGCAGAAATATATGAATCAGATGAAGGTCCAACAACAGAGTTTAAGATTGTTAACAATGATCCACCTATCTTTGGTTATGGTGATGCCATGATTAATTGGGAGGGTGAACAGATTGTTGGAGAAATTAAGACCATGCTCAATGAAGGTTTTGAGTATCGCAAGAAGGCGTTAAAACCAAAAACTGGCCACTTAATTCAATTACTTATTTATATGAAGATTCTTAAAAAATCAAAGGGTGTGTTGATTTATGAAAACAAGAATAATCATGAGTTGCTAGTTCTTCCAATAGAAGTAACAGATTATTATCGTCAATGGATTGACGAAACATTTCAATGGATGAGAGATGTTCGTAAAGCATGGACAGATAAAACACTACCTACAAAAAACTACAGATCAAATTCAAAAATCTGTAAGACATGTCCAATTCAAAAAGCATGTGAAGATGCTGGCACAGGGGTAGTAAAACTTAAATCCCTGGAGGGGCTCAGTGAAGTTATGTAGTGTATGCGATACATCATTTAAACCTAAAGTAACTTATCAAATTTACTGTACTAAGGTTTGTAGAGATATTGCAACCAGAGAAAAGATTGTGGAAAGATATAATGTCACAAAAAGACAAAAGCGAAAAGGCAAAAAGCGTTTATGTCTTGGCGGTTGTGCACAAGAACTTTCTATCTACAATGACTCTGGATTTTGTTCAAACTGTAATGTTAGTGAAAAAGCAGTTGCAAAAATGTTAAAAGAATTGAAAGGCTATATTCAGTATGAGCAAGACTAAGTGGGGAGCAGAGGCTGAGCCAAAGACTATTTGTGCTATTGATGCAAGCACTAATAGCCTTGCTTTTGCTTTGTTTGATACCCAACAAAAAACATTGGGCAGTATAGGTAAGATTTATTTTGAAGGAAACAACATCTATGAAAAGGTTATGGATGCTGGTAAAAAGGTAAAAGCATTTATTGATTACTACGGTAGTTTTGATGCAATAGTAATTGAACATACAGTATTCATGAATAGCCCTAAAACTGCTGCAGATCTTGCATTAGTTCAAGGGGCTATTCTTGGAGCAGCAGGCCAGTCTGGAACAAAGCAAATAGGCAGGGTTTCTCCAATAACTTGGCAAAACTTTATTGGAAACAAAAAGATTTCTAAAGAAGAACAGTTGGTTATTCGTGCACAAAACCCTGGAAAGTCTTTATCTTGGTATAAGGCTTATGAAAGAATGCTTCGTAAAGAAAGAACTATTAATTTTATTAATATTAATTATGACAGAACAATTACAGACAACGATGTTGCAGATGCCTGCGGTATTGGTCATTGGGCTGTAAAGAATTGGGATAAAGCGATAGGGGAAAGCAAATAATGCCTGAGTTAAATGCAAACATACCACCAATTGAATGCTATGTTCGTGGTAATTTTTTAAGAGATCAAGAAGATAGTCATGACAAATATTTTCCATGCGTTATCTTTGGTGTTTCAAGTATTAAGAGTAGAAGTCCACTGTTTCATTTTCTAATGGAAGATGGAGGAATTTGGTGGAGAATGCCAATCAATGCTTTTTGTACTAAGCCAGGAGTTCCAGAGGAGCCAATTCATAATCTTGTCTTATGGAATTCTTTTAGCCCATATATTTCTGTTACAAAGTTTGAGAACTTAAGCAATATGAGAATGTCATACATTGACAGAACAAAAACAAGTATTCTTGGAACATATTTATTTACTCTTGACTGGCATAATCCAGAAACAAACATACTAGATGATGGATACTCTGAAAATCCAGGGCAGCATAAATGTGGACATGTAATTCAAAGAGATGATGGAAACTTTGCTATTCAGCCTAACAATCGGGTAAGGCTAAAGGAACCCTCATTTGTAACAAAAAATGATCTAGTTATACAAAGACTCATTAATACAAATAAGTGGGACGTTGAAAGTTATGACAAGTGGATGCTTGAAGACTCAAACGCCTACGACTATGAGGTTATTGACACAGGGGTTGACAAATAACACCATGCCTGCTAAACTATATACATCAGAAGTCTATATGCGTAAGCGATATCTTATGGATAAAAAGACTCCAGAAGAGATTGCAAAGGAGTGCGGAGCCAGTGTTGAGACTATCTACGTATACCTTGCAAAATTTGGATTAAGGAAATCTAAAAGATGAAAAAGATTAAATATTTTATGTCATTCATATCATTAGTAATGGCTGTTGGGCTTATAACTGCAATTGCTACACTTAAAAACATTCCAGAATCATTTGACTGGAACCTAGAGGAAGATGAAGATGAGAATTATTAAGCATTTTGTAGATGTTGCAAAGGCACTTACACAAAGACTATTCTGTAAGCATACAGAGTCTTCAATATCATCTTGTCCCTTTACTGGTAGAACATATACAACATGCTTAAATTGTTTTAAAAGATTAAAAGTTGAGGTAACTCCGTGAGTGATAACCTACATATTACTGTTGATCAGGTAAACCACCCCGTTCATTACACATCAGATCCTTCTGGTGTTGAATGTATTCAAATTACTAGACATAGAAACTTTAATATTGGTAATGCATTCAAGTATTTGTGGAGAGCAGGGCTTAAAGATGAAGCAAAAACAATTCAAGATTTAGAAAAAGCCATCTTCTATATTAAAGATGAAATAAATAGATTAGAGGGAAAGTATGTCAAGTGAGGCAGAACTTATTCAACATCTTGATGAAGTTAATCAAGTAGTTACAGAATACCTTAAGGGTAATGATCCTACAGTTATTTCTAAAGAACTAGACATTCCAAGAACTCGTGTTGTATCTTTAATTAATGAGTGGAAGGTTATGGCATCTGCAAATGATGCTATTCGTGCCCGTGCAAAAGAGGCATTAGTAGGTGCTGACACACACTATACAAAGTTAATTACAAAGGCTTATGAAGTTATTGATGAGGCAAGCCTATCAACAAACCTTACTGCCAAGACTGCTGGCATTAAACTAGTTTTAGATATTGAGTCAAGAAGAATTGATATGCTGCAAAAGGCTGGACTTCTTGAGAACAAAGAACTTGCAGAAGAAATGATTGAGATTGAAAGACGACAAGAAGTTCTTGTTGGAATACTAAGAGACATTGCTTCAGAGCATCCAGAAGTCCGTGATATTATTATGAAGAGGCTTTCTGCTATTGCAAAAGAAGGAGAAGTGATTACTGTTGTCCACGATGTTCAATGATTTTCTTGAGGTATTAAAAGAAAATCACTTTGTTGAAACTCCAGTTGATGTAAAGACATTTGTCCAGTCACCTGATTATCTTGGTCAACCACTTTTATCTGATATTCAATATGAAATTGTAGAGGCAATGAGCCAGATATATCGTAAAGAAGATCTAATAGAGATTATGGGAGATGTTGAAGGCACCAAACACTTTAACAAATATACCAAGAATGAACTAATTCTTCAACTTGGCAAGGGTAGCGGTAAAGATTTTATTTCAACTGTAGCATGTGCATATGTAGTATATAAACTGTTATGTCTTAAAGACCCTGCAATTTATTATGGCAAGCCTGCAGGAGATGCTATTGATATTATTAACGTTGCTGTTAACGCACAACAGGCTAAAAACGTTTTCTTTAAAGGTTTTAAAACAAAGATTGAGAAGTCACCTTGGTTTGCTGGAAAGTATAATGCCAAGGCTGACTCAATTGAGTTTGACAAAGCAATTACTGTTTACTCTGGACACTCAGAAAGAGAATCTCATGAGGGCTTGAACTTGCTTATGGCAGTACTTGATGAGATTTCTGGTTTTGCAAGTGAGGTTGTGTCTGGAAATGAGCAAGGAAAGACTGCTGATAACATTTACAAAGCATTCCGTGGAACAGTAGACTCTCGTTTTCCAGACCTTGGAAAGGTTGTTTTGCTTTCTTTCCCAAGATATCAGGGCGACTTTATTTCTCAACGATATGAGTCTGTTATTGCTGACAAAGAAACTGTTGAGCGCAGACATACTTTTATTATGAATGAAGATTTGCCACACGATGATCCTGGAAATCAGTTTGAAATTTCGTGGGATGAAGACAACATTCTCCAATATAAAATTCCAAGGGTATATGCATTTAAAAGACCTACATGGGAAGTAAACCCAACCCGTAAGATAGAAGACTTTAAAGTAGCGTTTTACACTGATCTTGGTGATGCCATGATGCGTTTTGCATGTATGCCAACCTATTCATCTGATGCTTTCTTTAAGCAGATTGACAAGGTTGAGAAGTGTATGAACACTAGAAACCCGCTAGACTCATTTAGAAGGTTTGACGAAACGTTTGTACCAGATCCAGATAAGACATATTATATTCATGCTGACCTTGCACAAAAGCACGATAAGTGTGCGGTAGCAATTGCTCACGTAGATAAATGGGTAAATATCCAAGTAATCAAAGATTACGAGCAGGTAGCACCAATTGTAGTAGTAGATGCAGTTGCATGGTGGGAGCCGAGAGCAGAAGGACCTGTAAACCTATCTGAAGTTAAACAATGGATTATGAACCTACGTAGACAAGGTTTTAATATTGGTATGGTTTCTTTTGACCGTTGGCAATCATTTGATATTCAAAATGAGTTACAAGCAGTTGGAATTAGAACTGAGACGGTCTCTGTTGCCAAGAAACACTATGAAGACCTTGCTATGATGATTTATGAAGAGCGTGTTTCTATTCCAAGAATACCTATCCTATTAGAAGAAATGTCAGAACTTAAAATTATGAAGGGTAATCGTGTAGATCACCCAAGAAAAAAGTCTAAAGACTTAGCAGATGCCGTGACAGGCGCTGTATTTGGTGCTATTTCTCATACACCAAAGAGTAATAATACTGAGATAGAAGTCCATACTTGGTCCTCTTCGGCAAGACTTGCAGAAAGAGAGCAGGGTATGGTAAAATTAGATAATCGAGAAATGCCTGACGACGTTAAGGACTTTCTTGACGGATTTAACTTAATTTAACATTCTGGTCGTGGGATCAGATAAAACTAACAAGGAGAAAGAATGAATTCATTTAAGAAAATCGCTCTTGCCGTGGTTGCAGCCATGACATTGGGCACAATCGTAGCAACACCTGCAAGTGCTGCCGTAATGACAGTGGCTGTATCGCTAAACGGAACTGCAAATACAACAAATTCCGCTATTGCTACACCTGCTGCATTGCCAGTACCATCAGACAACAAGATTGATGCAACAGATGCACTTAGATTTGTTGCAACTGTTGACACAGGAACAGCAGTTACTGTATCAGCAACCAACGCAACAATCGTGTCTGCTCTACACTCAGATGCAGCACCAATTGGAGCATCGTCAGGATCATCATCTTTGACAATCGCAACAGGTACTGGAACAACTGCAACATTTTTTGTCTACACAAAGACAACAGCAATTGGTACAGTTACAGTTACTAACCAGGGAACTACTTTTACATACTATGTACAGGGTACTGCTGGACTAATTAACAACCTATCAGTTTCTGCTCCAACAGCAGGTGCTGCTGGCACAAAGCATGATATTCTAGTTACAGCAACAGATGTATTTGGAAACAAGGTTTCTGGTAAGTCACTTACTGCAACAGTATTTGCTGCAACAGCAGTCATGGATACAGCAACAGCAACAACTGGTGCTACACTTTCAGACTTTGGAGTAGCAACATTTAAGGCAACACTTCCAGCAACTGGAAATCGTTCACTTATTATGTTTGCTCCAACTACTGCTGGCGATGCATCAACTGCTGATGTGGTTGGTCTAACTGTTCGCACACTTGCACCATTTGCAGAAATTGCTGTTCGTGATCTAGTATCAGAACTTGCTGCTGAAAAGGCTGCAAAGGATGCAGCAGTTGCTGCACTTGCTGCTGAGAAGGCTGCACATGATGCAACTAAGGCTGCAGATGTTAAGGCTCTTGCAGATGCAAAGGTTGCTGCAGATAAAGCACTTGCTGATGCAAAGGTTGCTGCAGATGCAGCACTTGCTGCAGCAGTTAAGGTAGAAACAGATAAGGCTGCTGCTGCTAAGTTAGCATCAGATGCTGCTCTTGCTGCTAAGGATGCTCAGATTGCTAAGTTAACAGCAGATAACGCTGCTGCTCTTGCATCACTAAAGAAGGCATTTAACACACTTGCAAACAAGTGGAACAAAAAGAATCCAAAGGCTAAGGTTACTCTAGTTAAGTAACAAAACCTTAAAAGTTTGGGAGTCAGGAAACTGGCTCCCTTTCTTTTTGTCCTCATGTCTAATTGAATAATTTGATATAATAGGTAAGAGGAGAGTCCACCACTTGAAAAAACTCTTGCGTATATTTACAGTTTCTATACTTGCTTTTGCTTGGCTTTTAATAGCCCCTACAGAGGCTAATTCTGACGACCCTCTAACCGTTGCAGCCCAAGAAATACAAGAACTTAATAGCAAAGTAAGCAATTTAGTTTATCAAGATGATTTTATAGATCTTATAGACATAGCAGAAAACAAGTTTGACTATGCCAAAAATGCGATGGAACTTAGAGATGATGCAACCGATGCCCACGAAGATGCAGTAGAGGCAGAAGCCACAGCCTTAGAAGCAAAGAACCTTGCCCAGTCAAATGTGGATGGTCAGACAGCCACAGTAGCCTCGGCCCTTGAACATAAAGACAACGCTCTTGAAGAAAAGAATGATGCTCAAGATGCACTAAGCATAGCCAATATTAATGTTCAAACCACTCAATCAAATATGCAGGCTGCTGGAGGAACAGGTTTGGCATACACTGTTTATACTCTTGTTAGACAAGGTAATGTCGCTACCCCAGGATCTGTGCTTTGTTCTGGCACTTGGAACTCAAGCCACATGCAACTACCAGTTTGTGGTAACAGATACGAAAACTTTATAGTTAAGTTCACTGGTCAAATAACAGTACCGTCTTGGTTCACATCAACATATTTTGCAGGATATACAGATGATGGATTTAGAATGTATGTAGACGGAAATCTTGCAATAGATCAATGGATAGAGCAAGGAACTACCTGGAGCGACTATTCACCAGTATATGATGTTAGCGAAGACAAAACATTTAGTGTAGAGATTTGGTGGTATAACGGTGGAGGCCCAGGATCTTATCATCTTGGATGGGCAATTCCTGGAGGCTGGACTGGAGCAGGTTGTGACTATGCTGGAGATCCACGAGTATGGGGAGAAAATTTTAGTTGTAATCTTAATACATTTTCCTCTGGATCAGGACCAACCCAAGCACAGATAAATGCATATGATGAAGCACTTGCAGCAAGGACTACTGCACAAACAAATTATAATAATAAGTTAGAAGCATACAATGACAAACTAAGCGTATACAACTCTGAGAATGCAATACTATCATCAATGAATCAGGTTTTGCAAACCAAAACACAGGAACATCTTAATGCAGTTGCAGATACAGAAGATGCTTTAGAGTTGAAGAATAGCAGAATAGAAATATACAATCAGTCAATCGTTGACTTAAATAATTCTATTAATGATGCATGGGAATATTACTACGAGCAAGCACAAAGAGAACTTAATGCTGCTATTGCTCAAGCAGCAGCCAACGCTGCAGCCAATGAGCCTACCCCAGAACCCACACCAGAGCCTTCTCCAGAACCAACTGAAGAACCAACAGATGACCCAAGCCCAGAGCCTTCACCAGACCCAACAGATGAACCAACTGAAGAACCTACTCCAGAGCCTACAGCAGACCCTACAGAGGAGCCTACACCTGAACCTACCCCAGAAGTTACCCCAGATCCAGAACCAACTGAAGAGCCAGTTGTAGAGCCTACTGAAGAGCCTACCCCAGAACCCACACCAGAGCCTGGACCAGAGCCAGAGCCAGAAGAGAATCCTTGGACTGAACCAGATGTAGAAATTACTGATGAGGTATTGGCAGCACTTGTTCCTGAAAAAGGAACTGGAACATCAGAAGATTTATCTGGAGTTATTGCCAACCTCACAAGCAAGGATAATAAGTTAGTTACACTTTCACCTGAGCAAGTAGCAGCAGTTAGCCAAACTCTTAAGTCTTTGACCCAAGAGGCAAAGTCAGAGATTTCTGAAGATCTTGGCATTAAAGCATCAGAAGTTGCACAAATTGCTGAGCAGATGAAGGACAACCCAGCACTTGCTGCAGCATTTGTTGAGTTCGCAGATAGAGCAGAAGAAGCAGGGGATTCAGCAATGCCATTTACATTAGCAGATGCAGTAACAGAGGTTCAAACAGAGGCATTTCTTGCTGACCCATTGGGAGCAATTACAGAGATAGATTTTGAAAAGGTTTTAAACCCAGCAGAATGGGGAAAGGATATGACTGACGACCAAAGAGAAAAGGTTCAGGAAGTCATAATTCCAGTAATTATAGTATCAAACATTATTAGTTCTGTTATGTCAACAAGGAGGTTATAATAGGATGGTTATGAATAAAGTTAAAGAAAGTATAAGGGTGATTTTAGGCAAAATAAAGATGCCTAAAATTGCAATCCCTAAAATAAAAATACCAAGCATTAAAATCCCAAGCATCAAAATGCCAAAGTTTAAGATGCCAAAAATGTATATGCCAAAGGTAAATATTCCAAAAATATCTATTCCAAAGATTAAAATGCCAAAAATAGATATGGAAAAACTAAAAGCATATGCTGCAAAGTATTTTCCCATTATTAAAAAAGTATTTGAAATTTTGGTAAAGATCGTTAAAGGATTTATCTCATGGCTTTGGAAAGCAGTTAAAGAAAGTATTGCTCAGGTTTGGACACTGCTTGGATTCTTTATTGCATGGCTTACGCTTACGGGAACAGCACAACAGGTAGTTGGAGTGGCAACATTAATTGCTACTGCTATCTGGCTTATAACAATTCCATTGCGTGAAGAAAAAGAAGACTAAGATAGTTACTGATATGAAAAAAATAGCAGCCCTTTTATCAGCAACAGTATTATCATTAATGTTAACATCTTGTGGTTTACTAGAAAATAGATATCGTTATGATTGCCATGACCCTGAAAACTGGTATAATAAAGAGTGTAATCCACCAATCTGCCAAGCAGATGGATTATGCACTAAAGACATACTTGGTTTTGATCCTACGGAGGGTAGCGTAAATGAGTAAAAAAAGATATACATCAGATGAACTAGATGCACGACTAAAGTTTTTTCTTGGTATGACACTAGGAACAATCTTGTTGTTTACAACAATGGGTATCTTGTATGCCCTTGTTTTTGTAACACAGCCAATTGGAGAGCAGTCAGAAAATGACAAGATGTTCTTCAATGTATTATCATCTGTTGCAACATTTATTACTGGCACACTTGCTGGTATTTTAATTGGCAAAAATGGCGGGGGTTCAGATAACTCACAGCCTAATCAAGTATCTGAGCCTATGACTAATAGTGTTGTAGATGATCTTGATGACATTGATGATTTTATTGAATAAATAATACATTACTTGACGGCCCTCTTTGGGCAATGGTATACTTGATTATAACCTATCTGGAGAGGGCCTACAATTTTGTATAATCCGAATTCTGTTCCAAGTTTTTTTATTAAAGAAGCATCTTCTGGAACTGTAAAAATTGAAAAATATATGAATAGTTTTGGTCTTTATAATAATAACAAGCAATGGATGTGTTATCTTAACCATGACTCTGTTATTAAAGAAATGTATTCTTCTTATGATCTAGCACATGGAGACGTTATTGTTTCTGGTTTAGGGTTTGGAATACTTGCTTTATGGCTTTGCAGTAAGGAAGAAGTAGATAGCGTTACAGTTATAGAATTTTCATCAGATGTTATAAAATTATTTAAAGATTCAAACATTGTTCCAGATAAATTAAACATTGTTAATGCTGATATAAGAAGTTATAATACAGATATAAAGTATGACGTAATGTTGTTAGATCACCATGAACTGGAAGACTTTGATTTTAGGTTATTTGACATTGAAGAAATTTCTAACAGAATTAAACATAAGTATATGTGGTCTTGGTCTTTAGAATTAATGTACATATTTAAAATGTATGCAAATGAAGATCATAAAGTCCAAGAGAGCCTATGGTACGATCTAACAATTAAATGCGAAAAAGACTTTAGTACACTCTGGAATGATTTTGTAGATAATTTTTTTCCTAAAGAAGAAATGCTAAAAAATATAAGCAATCAAAAAATAAATGAGTATGTGTATACATACTATAGCCCGAAATTTACCAAGTTTGACTTTTTAAAGTGAGAACGGTATACTTAAATATACCTAATCTGGGAGGGGTTTTGTCATGACTTGCATTGTCGCTCTGCGCCATGAAGAAAAAGTTTATATGGCAGGAGATCGTGGAGCATCAGATGATGGAGTTATCCTTTCACTTGAATCGCCAAAGGTTTGGAAAGTTGGACCCTATCTAATTGGATATGCTGGCTCAATGGACGGGGATAGAATAAGACACAACTTCAGACCATCAGCACCTAACATTAAAGACACAGATAGGTTTATGCACACAAAGTTTATTAAAGAACTTCGTGAATTCTATAATGAGTTCTGGATTGACACATCTAAAGAAGGTGAACTTAGTTTAATTATTGGTATTCGTGGAGAAATCTATGAGCATAGTTCTGGAGATATGTCTTTATCTAAATACTCTTTGCCATATATGTCTATTGGTTCTGGAGCAGAGTACGCTTATGGGGTTTTGTATGCAACAGATAAACAAAAAAATGCAAGGAACAGAGTAATTCAAGCAGTATCAGCAGCAATTAAATTTAACCCATCATGCATGGGTCCAATTGACATCATAAGTGCCTAGGAGTATACTTAGTATATGAACGAAGAATTTGAAGAGATCCTAAAGGACATTCAGAATATAGAGTCAAATTTTGATGAGTTTGAAATTTGGCTTGAAAACGGAATTGAACGGGGATGGGTAACTGAACCGTTCTGTAATACTCATGAGGGTGATCCCTATATGAATGAAGAAGAACAGAAGGAATGGGAAGAGGGCGGAGACCCTTGCCAAGTAGTAATTAAAATCAAAGAAAACTAACAAGGAGAAACAATGAAGAAAATCGCAGTGGGAATTATTGCAGTACTTAGTTTAGTATTGCTACAACCAGTACAAGCACAACCAAATAAATCAATTGTTATTATTGATACAGCAATTGATTCATCTATTCCACAACTAAAGGCAAAACTTGTACAGGAAGTTTGTATTCTTGGAAGCATGGTTTGTCCAAATGGTCAAAAATTCCAAGAAGGTACTGGAGCAGCAACTCTTCCATCAGCACAAGCACTAAAGGGTGGATTTGAACATGGAACGATTATGGCACTTATTGCTAATAAGGTTAATCCAGATGTTGATCTTATCTTTATCAGAATTGCTGGTATGACAAAGCGTGGAACAATGGATACATATAGTATTACTGAAGTGGAAAAGGCTCTTACATGGGTAGTCAACAACAAGCAAAAGTACAATATTGTTTCAGTTTCTGCTTCACAAGGAAACCATAATATAAGAACTGGACTAAATTATTGCCCAATTAGAGCAACTCATTCACAACTTATTGGAAACATTGATAAGTTGTCTTCCGTTGGAGTTGCAACCATGTTTGCTGCTGGAAACCAAAGAGACTATTCAAGAATTAACTTTCCAGCATGTATTACACAGGCTGTAGCAGTAGGTGGAGCAACAGAAGATAATGCAATGGCTCCATACTCAAATGCTGCACCAGAGGTAGACTTTTACGCTCTTGGAGCATTTGACACACAGGTTGGTAGGTCAGTTGGAACATCTGCAGCAACTGCAGCATTTTCTGCACACTGGGCTAAAAATTACAAGGGTACATATCAATCAACTTATGATTACTTTGTATCAGTATCTAAGTCAGCAGTAGGAAGATCAACTACAACTAATAGGCTTGTAAGTCTTTTAGGTTAATTGGTTTTGGTCTGTAACTCAGATGGTAGAGTGCCGAACTGTTAATTCGGATGTCGCAGGATCGATACCTGCCAGACCAGCAAAAGCGAGTGTTGCATAATGGTAGTGCTTCTGCCTTCCAAGCAGATGGTGCCAGTTCAATTCTGGTCACTCGCTCCAGGGCCCTATCTTCTAGTGGTTAGGATACCAGGCTTTCATCTTGGTGAGCAGAGTTCAATTCTCTGTAGGGCTACAAAAGTTTGATATAATATATATGTACCTGCCAAATGGGGGTACATTAACTTATTCGCTTGAAAGGGGAATAAAATGGTAGTAACACATGCAATGGATCTATTCAATGATCCTTTTTTTATTGGGTTTAACAGAGAGTTAGCCCGTTTGAATACAGCACATAAAACAAATTCACAATCATACCCTCCGTATGATCTTCTTAAACTAGATGAAGATACATATAGAATCTCTTTGGCTGTTGCTGGATTTTCCAGGGAAAATATTGATATCTCAGTAGACAATGGAACTCTTATTATTAAGGGTGAGATTGTAGAGGTAGTAGACGCTGAAGTGGTTCATAAGGGCATTGCTGGTCGTAAATTTGTACGATCATTTGCTCTTGGAGAATATATGGAAGTAACTGGTGCAGAAATGAAGGATGGTATGCTGCATATTAATGTAGATCGTATTATTCCTGAAGATAAAAAGCCAAAAACTATTGAAATCAAACTTGCTAAAAAGTAGTATATAGGCTATAATTGTATAAGAGACCTAGGCATGTCTTTATAAACTGCCCCTTAATATTAGGAGATAAAAAATGGCAGCAAAGGGTAGTCTAGAAGCAATCATTGAGGTTGCAAAGAAAGAAGTAGGAACTATTGAAGGTCCTAAAGATAACGAGACAAAGTATGGTAAATGGACTGGAATGAACTTCCAACCGTGGTGCCAATCATTTGTTTCGTGGTGTGCATTCACATCTGGTTTAGATGCAAAGAAGTATCCAAAGTCTGCATCAACAGTAGCAGCATCAGATTGGTTTAAAAAGAATGATCGCTGGGCAGATGCTCGTAATGATGATCCAACTCCAGGAGACTGGATTTATTTTGATTTTCCAGAAGATGGTGTAAACCGTATTTCACATGTTGGTATTTGTATTAAAAATAATGGAAACGGAACTATCCAAGTTATTGAAGGCAACACTTCAGGAACTGCAAAGGGAGACCAAAGAAATGGCGGAATGTGCGTAGAAAAGACTCGTGCATACGTTAAGGAAAATAAGTTAAAACTTATCAATGGAATTGTTGGTTGGGGTCGTCCAGTTTATGCTGGTGAAGAAAACCTTCCACTTCTTTCTAAGGTTGGATCATCTGATGCTCCAGTTAAAAAATCTGCTCCAGCCTCTTCAACACCTTCAGCACCTGCAGTTAAGAAAGAGTTTAAGCAGTTTAAAGAAGGAGCAAAAGGTTCACCTGTTAAAAAGATTCAAGAAGCACTTGGCTTAAAGGCTGATGGAGTTTTTGGTCCAGGAACATCTAAAGCAGTTAAAGATTTTCAATCTAAGTCTAAACTTCCAGCAACTGGAATTGTAGATTTAAAAACATATAAGGCTATTTTGAAGTAATGCCAGTATATGAATACAAATGCACAGGACAATGTTCTGAAATTGTAATCAAACAAAGATCTATTAAGGATAGCGATCCAGGGTATGAGTGTGAAACTTGCACTCTACCACTGGAACGTGTATACTCTAATGTAACAGCAGTATTCAACGGTAGTGGATTTTATTCCACTGATAACAGAAAGTAGCGGTATACTATGAACATGACAATGACAAAAGAAGTTGTTCAAGAAGAGTGGATTTTAAATGCAACAGACAGATGTGATGCTTGTGCAGCAGAAGCCCTTGTAAAGGTAACTGGATTATCTGGAGACTTAATGTTTTGTGGACATCACTACAACAAGATTATGGATAATAAAGAAGGGTATAAGAAGATGATTTCTTTTGCACTTTCAGTTGTTGATGAACGACATAAACTTATTGAAAACAAGTCAAAGGGGCAAGATTACTAATGTATGAATACTATGTAAGAAAAGTAGAGAACGTAGTAGATGGAGACACTATTGACGTTATTATTGATTTAGGGTTTGATATCTTGTTTGCATCTCGTGTAAGGTTGGCTGGGATCGATACCCCAGAGTCTCGCACAAAAGATCTTGCTGAAAAGGCTCTTGGACTTGAAGCCAAGGAGTACTTAAAGAAGTCTTTAAAGGACGCTAAGTCTGTTGTTATTAAGACTGAGAAGATGGACTCATCTGAAAAGTATGGTCGTATTTTAGGTTGGGTATATGTAGATGACAACACTGTTTCACTTAACGACATGATGATTAATGATGGCTATGCCTGGGGATATCTTGGAGATACAAAGGTTAAAGATTTTACAGCCCTTGCAAAAGCCAGAAAAAAGTCTGGAAAATGAAAAAAAATTTAACTTTGGCAAAAATAATAAAAGAAAATAGTTTTTCTAATTTTACAGAATTTGAAAAAATAATATCAATGAAATACACTAATTTTTTTAACGCCAAAATAAAAGAAAAAGAACTTAATAAAAATTTTATAGAACCAAATAATTTAATTTTTATGAATGATGGATATGCAGAAATAGACGAAAATGGTTATCCTTACGATTCACAAAAAATAAAAAATATTTTATTAAATCCAAAATTTATTCAATTTAAATATCAAATAAATTTATACAAAAGATTATTAAATTTTGCTGATATTCAAAACAATAAAAATGTAAAAGTTTTAATAGATGTAGGTTGCGGTAAAGGTGGAGGAATTTCTTTTTATAAACAGTTTTATAATTTTGATAAATGTATTGGAATTGATTTAACTAAAATAAATATAGAGTTAGCAAAACAACACGAAAAAAATGTTTCTTTTTATGTTGCTTCTGCAACTAATCTTCCTATAAATGATAAAACAGTAGATGTAATCACATCTGTTGAATCTTTGATGTATTACGACCCACTTATCAAATTTATTGAAGAGGCTAGGCGAGTTCTAAAAAACAATGGGAAATTTTTAATATCAATGCCATTGACCGAACAAGAAGAAAATAACTTAGAAGAGTCATTTACTAACAATGGGTTTATATTAAGTAAAAAAGAAGATATAACAGAAAATGTAAGAATGGCTTGTGCAATATCAAAAAATAGGTTTAGAAATTCTTCATTTCAAGAATCAGAAATTATGAGAAATGATGAAGAGAGATATTTCAACAAAACCGTATTTTACAAAAATTTTGTATTTATTAAAAAGGGCGATTAAAATTGATGGATATAAAAAGTCAAGCCTTATTAGAGCATTTAATTATTCAAGGTGCAATTGAGATATCTGGTATTGATCAATCTGGTGAGATGACATACTCAATTACTGATAAGTTACAAGAGGTTCATCCAGAACTATACATGCAACTTAAAGATGAGTTTGAACATAACATGTTTGAAATGATAGATCAAGGACCAAAGGTTATGACGTGGAAGATTAGGACAAGATAAATGAATATGATTCTTTATTTTACTGCTGATTGGTGTAACCCTTGTAAAAAAACAAAGCCAATTGTTGAAGAGTTAAATCGTGAACAAATTATGGCTAAATTCTTTATAGTTGACGTTGATTCAGAGATTGAGATGACTAAAGATTTTGAGATTAGATCTGTTCCTACTTTTGTAGTAATGAAGGATAATACTGAGATTTATCGTGTAACTGGTGCACAAACAAGGCAACAGTTAGAGGAGTTAATTAGATATGAATAACAATGAAGATGAACTAATCAAAAATCTTATACTTGAAGGTGCCCTAGAAGTGGCTGGAGTAGATTCAGAAACAAATGAACTTTTGTATACTATTACTCCAAAAATGCAAGAGGTCATGCCAGATATGTATGAAGACCACCTAACTCAAGTAAATAGGGATCTTTTAAATTTATGGGAAAAGGGTTATGTTAATATTGATTTTTTACTAGCAGATCCAGTAGTTACAATATCTGAAAAAGGTCTTGATAAGGCTGAGGTTGCTAAATTAACCAAGCCAGAAATCTGGGCACTAGAAGAGGTAAAGAGATTACTAAAAAGGTAAAGTCTGATATAATCAGTATATAAACTAGGAGGATTGTTATGCCATACAGAGTTGGAGCCAAAGGTTCTTTTGGGTGTTCTGGATACCCTGCACTAAAAGAAGGCACAAATGAAGTTATGGGTTGCCACACAACCCGTGCTGAGGCTGCTGCACAGATTTATGCAATCAATCGCTCTGAAGGCAACATAGGGAAAAGTATGAATGAAATTAAAGAGGGTGATTTCGTTATGGGAATGACCTCTGAAGGAATGGTTCACGGAATTGTTGAGCACATTATGATAGAAGGCGGAGTCTATGGGGTTCCTGGAACAGAATATGCAATTCAGTCTATGCCACCAGAAAATCCAGCAATGGCTGTTAGAATTTATGAAGAAGAAGATGGTAAGTGGGAGCCAACCGCATATAGTATTGGAATGATGTACAAGGATGCACAGGTTGTAGATATAAACAACCACACTATGGAAGATGATAAAGAAGAAATGGATTCAGAAGTTGCAATGGCAATGTATGATTCATCAATTGGAAAATCAGAAGAAAAGGAAGATGAAATGGAAAAAGCAAAAAAGCCTAACTATGGTGAAATGATTCAACCACGTCGTGGTGGATCAACACCTTCTAATCCAAGACTTTATGCAAGAGTTGTGCAGGCAGCAAAAGATAAATTTGATGTGTATCCATCTGCAGTTGCAAACTCTTGGGTTGTTCAAGAATACAAGCGTCGTGGTGGAACATATAAGTCTGAAAAATCAGCAGAGTTGGATAATTTTTGGAATGGATTTTTAAAATAATGCCAAAGAAAAAAGCACAATCATTTAATGCAACACAAATCAAAGATGGAAAGATTGTACGCATGAATAAAAACGGTACAGTTAAATCTATTATTGGTCCTTATGAAGTGAAGCATCCAAAGAAGGGTAAGTAATGGCAGATACATATTCACCTAATGCAGGCATGAAGGCTGCTGCAAGACGTGCTTTGAAGTGGAAAGAAGATGGAAAGGCAACAGGGGCTGGAACTCCAGTAGGTTGGGGCAGAGCAACAGATATTGTTAGCGGTGCATCTATGTCTCTTGATACTGTCAAAAGAATGTACTCTTTCTTTTCACGTCATGAAGTAGATAAAAAAGGTAAAGGTTTCTTTGATGGACCAGAGTTTCCATCAAATGGAAGAATAATGTGGGACGCATGGGGCGGAGATGCAGGTTTTGCATGGAGTCGTGCTATCGTTGAACGTGAAAAAAATAAAACAGAAAAGGTTTGGCAAGGAAGTCCATTTAGTTTTAAGGGGGAATAAATATGGAAGATTTAACGATTGATGAATTAAGACAACTTCTGACATTCTACAAGCAAAGAGCGTCAGACGTAGAGTTTACATTCTTACAGACACAGATAAAACTAAATAAGTTTATATCTGATCAATTAATTTCAGATCAAAATGTTTCAAAAAAAGAAACACCAGAAAAAACAACTAAATAATTAGGAGAAAAGATGCAGGCTATTTTGATTATCGGCTTGACATTGATCTCTTTTTCGTCTATAATTATAGTAATGAACAAAAAAAGAAAAAACTCTTTTAATAAAATACTATATCGTCAAAGCGATATGCATAATATATTAAAGGATTTTTTCTTTAAAGATATTTTTGATGACAAGGTTGTTACATCTCAGTCTAAAATTTGGAAAGAGAAACAGACAACCAAGGTAGTCATAATAGATCAAAAGGCATATTGGGTATCAAATAACATGTTCTATGTTGGAGATACAGTAGATGGAAAGGTCAGACCAGAAACTGGAAGACCTTTAGATACAACCAAGATGTCAAAAAAAGAAGTAGATAAGATGTTATTCATCCTGGATAACTTAAAGAATGGGAAACTAAATGATAGTGGCAGTGCAGGGAACTAATGAGTTTGATGACTATAATCTATTCCTTCGTGCTATAAGCGTTGCTTTATCTGGAATGAAAGAAGAAGAAAAAGATTTTATAATTTATTCTGTTGGTCCAACAAGGGTCAACTCTTTTGTTTCAGAGTTTTCAAACCTTTCAGAAAGAGGAATGAAAGCAAGGGGTCGTAAGATAAAGTTTTATAAAGTTCCAGAAAGTTGGGTACATGACAACATGGACAGCGTAAACTATTTTGCATTTCTTAGCAAACCAAAAGAGCCAGTATCCAAACTAACTACTTTTGCAGAATCAAAAAATGTAGAAGTAGGAATATTCCGTTACTAAAAGAAAGAATACAATGATAATTAATTCGTTAGCACAAATGGAAAAGATTGTTTCAAAGAACAAAGAACTTGAATGGGTTGGCTGGGATGTTGTTGAACGCAAGCGATCAGACCTTGCAAGAACATCACCAAGCGGAGTTCGTGTAAAAAATGCATGGTACCTACAAAAAACTTTTAACCTTAATCGTAATGGTTGGGATATTCCAAACAAATACGGTCAGTAAATGAAGCAACATTTATGGAAAGATCAAGCAGCGTGTCTTGGTCTTGATACTAATATCTTTTTTGATAAGTATGAAGACAATGTAGATGTGCGCCCAATTGTAGATTCAATGTGCCAAAGGTGTCCAGTATCAAAGGTTTGCTTTGCTAACGGTGTTTCTGGTAAAGAGTACGGTGTATGGGGTGGGGTGTTCCTTGAACTTGGAAATATATCTAGAGAGTTTAATAAACACAAAACCAAACAAGACTGGGCTAATACTTGGCAAGCATTGACAATGGAGAAATAATTGTACACTGATCAAATGCGTAGAGCCTTTCACTCTGTAGTACCTCCAAAGGGTTTTGCTATAGAGTTAATTGATAATGAACACTTTTTAACTATTAAGTTAAATGAACTTAAGTTTGCAAACATGGTTCATGACGATAAAATACAGGCTCTTCAATATGTTTTAAATTTAAAGAAAGCATTGGAAATGGAAGGGGCTATCGTCCTAGTAACAAGAGAGGCAATAAAGTGAAAATCTTTGTATCTATTGCATCTTATCGTGATCCAGAACTTCAATGGACAATTAAAAGTGCTATTACAAATGCAAATAATCCAGACAATCTATATTTTGGTGTTGTTCATCAGGGAGTTGATTCAGAACTGTTTGATATTCAGGAAATTAAAAACATATCTATAACTAAAATGCATCCAAAAGAAGCAAGAGGTGCAGGATATGCAAGAGCAAAAGCAATGGAGTTATACTCTGGACAAGAGTATTTTCTTCAAATTGATTCACATACTAGATTTGTTCCTGGTTGGGACTCTATATCTATTGATCAGTTGAATAGGGCTAAGAATATATCTGGCCATAGTCGTGTATTGTTATCATACTTTCCTGCCCCGTTTGAGCCAGAAAGAAATGGCGGTATGTATTTAATTACAAACAACCCAAAAGTAAAGCCATATCCAACTAGACAAAAGATATCATTAAATAAAAGAAAACAGTGGACAGCAGAAAGACTTGAGTTTAATAACAAACTAAAAGAAGATCCAGAACTTTCTGAAACAGTTCTTGGTGGCTTTATGTTTTCAGATGGTTCAATAGTTAGTGAAGTTCCTTATGATTCAGAAATTAGTTTCTTTGGTGAAGAGATTTGTTTTGCTATGAGATCATGGACAAGAGGATGGGATATATATTCTCCTTCAAAAAATATTGTATACCACTTTTATTCTCGTGGAGGATACAGTAAGATATGGAAAGATAGAAATCTACGTGGAATATCTTGGAAAGAGTTAGAAGAAATATCATACAACAAACAAAAAAGAATTCTTTGTGGTGAAGAAGAAGGTGTGTTTGGTGCTGGAAACGTTAGAACCCTTGCCGAGTATGAGATCTTTACTAATACTAACTTTAAAGATTTTTATAGTTTGACAAAACCTTAGTGTTAGGATATAATTAAAACATGTGGAGTGGTGATATGAAAGATATTTTTATTGTTGTTTTTGCAACATTGTCAGTTTGCTTTGCAGCATCATATATTTTAGTCTTAGGACAGTCCATTAAACTTAAAAGAGATGTTTCAAAACTTTTTATTGAAAAGACTTTGCTTCAAGAATATGTTGATATAACTAAGTCTACAAAAATAAAAGAAGATTCAGATGACTCAATACACAAAGAAAACTTTATTAAGTTTCTTTCTGATTCTAGACTATGGGCATTTGAATATATTGAGAATGTACAAAAAGGTTTAACTAAATTTGTTAATGATGTTGATGCAGACATATCATACTTTGATGAATATGGAGAAGCCTTATCTATGTCAAGACCAGACTATCCATCTATGAAGAATATTTCAAAAGCATATAAAGAATTAAAAACACTATTACCAGAAGATGAAATAAAACAATGAGAGATATATTGTTGTCAACACTAACAGGTTTTGGATGTGGTGTAGTATTTGCTGCATTCAAATTGCCAGTTCCAGCACCGCCAGTTTTTGCGGGAGTCGCAGGAATTGTAGGGCTGTGGGCTGGATATGCTATACTAATAAAGGTTCTATCCTAGGAGGAAAAATGAACACAGAACAACTAAAGGCAGTACTTGCATCATACGGACGTTCAGTCCTTGCATCAGGCCTTGCACTATACATGGCAGGCGTAACAGATCCAAAGGATCTATGGACTGCACTTGTTGCTGCAGTTGCGCCAGTTGCAATTAGAGCAATCAACCCTAATGACAAGGCGTTTGGCGTATTGCCAGATGCTAAGGAAGTAGAGAAGGCTCTTAAGGGTGCAAAGGCACCCGTAAAGAAGGCTGCTAAGAAGGCTGCTCCAAAGAAGTAATATTTACTTACAGAATTGCCAGTCTAGAAATAGGCTGGCTTTTTTGTTTTATGAATTAATTAAATCAATATACTTTTGTTTTAGTGAGTCTATTGAAAAGTTATTGTTGCCAAGATCAAATGCTTTATCTTTTAACTTGGGAATATCTAAGCCATAATAATCATCAACTAATTTACCAAGCATTTTAGCATTTCCATCATAAACATCAAGCATTGTTCTTGTCTGTAGTTCGTCAATCTTATTAGATTCAAATAACCACTCCTCTGGTAAAACCTTATTGTTTGGAGATATGTTAGTCATAAAAACAGGCAGGGAACTGATTAAAGCCTCATTCATAGGAAGACATAGGCCAGCATACCTTCTAGGCAATATCATAGCGTCAAAGCCCTCATACAGGCTCTGATGGCTATCTGGGTTTGATTTGTCAATGGTTAATCTTGGATCATTGCATTTTATGTCTAAATTGCTCTGGGTTCTTATTACTAACTCATAATCACCGATAGAATAATTAAGCATTTCAATTACTGTGTCAGTACCGTTTCTATCTTTGGCTGCAGCCTTCCCAGCAATGTGTAATAATCTTTTATGTGTTTTGCTTGTATTTATTTCTCTTGCATTAGAAAATAAGTTAATGTCAGTCGGCGGCGGTATATGAACAACCCTTGTTTTATCTCCAAATTTACTAACAACATCTTCAAAGTTCCATAGACTAGGAGCAACAAGAACATCAGGCAATGTTTGATTAGGGTTTGCTAAATAATCTAAAAACTCATAGTTATACTGCAATATTGTTTTTATTCCACGACTTTTTGCAAGATCAACAAACTTTGGATTATAAAATAATTCACAACTAAGAACTACGTCAATGTCTTTTAAAAATTCTAAGATTTCATTTGTATTTGGAAAACCTTTGATTGTGGTTTGACAGTTGTATCCTTCGTACCATTCAGGATGCTGCTTGTTTTGATTAAAAAATCTTGAGTTAATAAGCATAATCTTATCAGGATTAAGCATGTTTACTAACTCTCTTGTTTGATTACCAAGACCTGTGTTGTCTGATCTTGCAATTATTCCTAGTCTCATGAGTCCATATCTTTATATAGTTGTTTTAATCCATTAAGCGTTCCTATGTCCATATACTTACCGCCAGGACTTACAGATCTAATATTAAGACTCATATCTATCCAATCCTGTATTTGTTTTCCTGGATGCTCTAGTAATGGATCAATATATCTAATAAGGTTTTTACGAAACAACATTGTCCCCCACATATCTGGGTAATCACAGTCAGATACTTTGTCTCTAGATGACATAACCTTGCCTTCAGATATTGATACTTGTCCAACTCTACCCTTAAGTTCTGGATCACAACTCCAGGTTCCAAGAACCAGATCTCCAGAAGTATCCATCATATCTTTATAAATATTGGTTTTGCATCCAAGAATATATGTGTCTGGCATTCCAATTAAAACGGTATCGTTATAATCTCCAACCATAAACTTAACAGCATCAGACATAGTTGAAGGTTCACGAACAACTAACTTTATATCCATATTCATATTTTGAATAATAGGAACCCATTCAGCCCTTGTTGAAACTCTAACTTCATCACATACCTCTAGCATTTGATTAACGTGCCATTGAAGTATAGATTCTTTTTCTGAAACTGGAAGACAAAACTTTGGAATACCACCTATTCTAGATGCTTTTCCTGATGCTGGTAGGATTCCTATTGTAGCCATTACCTTAACCCATATTTTTTCTTTAATGTTGCTATATCATTTACTGGCCAATAGTCTAAAGATTTTGTTGGATCATTAAATGGGTTCTTATATTCTCCCCAACCTTCCCTTGTTCTATCCCCGCCCCACTTGGCCTTAAAGTAATCGTGAAGAGGTTCAATGTTAATTCTTAGTCCGTCTATTGTTGCGCCTCCGTCTATTTGACATGTTACATCAACTTCTGCAGCAGGTGCGTTTATTCTCATTACATAACTTATAGGTGCATTAGGATGTACAAACTGACTACGCCAAGAAACTGCAACATCTGAATCAGGATTATTTATAACTTGTTCTTCAAGTATTCTGCACCTTTGATCCCAGTCACAATCATCAAAATTATATGGATAAAAATTTTCATCAAAATATCCAATTGCTTCAACCAATTTTTTGTTTATTCCAGCCAAATGCCATCCATGCTGTGTTCTAAACATTAAACCATTAAAGCCATTAAGCATATCAACTATATGAGAAAAGGGTTGATTAAACAACATTGAAGACGAAACAAAAAAGGTCCAGTCGTGATTCTTTTTTAATCCTATGTTCCATGCTCTGGCTAAACCAATATTTTCTGATTGATACTCTACCTGAAAGCCATACTTCTTCTCAAATACTTCACACTCTCTGTTGCCACTATTGTCTATAAGTAAAACATTTTTATCTTTTATAGACTCCATGCATTTGTAGATTCTTTCTGTTACCCTGTAAACAGGTATACAAATTAAATAATCAATCTCAGTATCTATTTGCATAAATATATCCTCCTCTTTCAGGGCTACCCAAAATATCAATTCCAAACTGTTTTGAAAGTTTTTCAATCATTTGGCCAAATCTTCCATCAAAAGATTTATCAAATTCAAGAACTAATCTGTTTATCTTTGCTAAAGTTTCTGCGGGGGTATTTATAATAAGATCAAACTCTGCACCCTCTATATCAATCTTCATGACATCAACCTCTTTGATATCATAAGTTGAAAATAAGGTTTCTAAAGTTATTGCTAAGACTTCTGAATTATCTTCTTCTATGTCTACAATACTACTGTTGCCACCACGATTACTGATTGAAACCATCTTTTCTTCATACCAGATAGCATTATTTACTATAGTAATGTTTTCAGTAGGGTTATTTTCTATATTTTGACTAAGTAGATATAGGTTATTTGGCTCTGGTTCTACAGCGTATACTTTGATTTTACTATCATCTGGTCTATCTTTATTAAAACTATCTACAAAAAGGCTAACTGCTCCAATATTTGCACCAACATCAACAAAAACACCACCACCAAAGAATTGGCCTTGATGTATTCTATATACATTTTCTATCCATGTTTCGTTAACTACTTTAAAGTCAAGGTTATGATCATAACTAGGATCTTCTGTATACTCTCTTATTTGAAAATTATAGTTTTCGTGGTTTAAGATAGATGTCATAGGTTTAATTCTTTCAATATGTTTTGCCATCTATTTTTATAAGTATAATTAGACTTAACTAATTCATGACCTGCTTTTCTAATTGCTTCACGCTCTTCATCATGTTCTATATAGTAATCAATTAGTTCTTTTAGTTGATTGAAGTTGCCGTACTCATAAAATACCAAATGTTTTTTGTCTTCAAACTCTCTTTCCATACCTTGGACATATGGGTGAATCATAAAGCCACCACGACCCAAGGTTTCATAAACACGATCAGACCAGTAATCTGGGTAATCAAAGTTTATACAAAGAGTATCACCAACAACAACTTTTGTAGACCAATAAAGTTTATTAAGTTTTAGTCCACGAATTGATGGCAATCCACCACTTCCATAATGCTTAAAGTTATTTCTATATTTATCTTCAAGCCAATTAATAAGTTCAGTTCTGTAGTTCCACTCTGGATGATACTTCTTGCTACCGACAAATATAACTTGGTTGTTTAATTCTGACTCTTTATATATACACTCTTGATCATAAACTCCAGCAGGTACATAATGACCAATTACATTTGTTTTTGCATTAAACCATTCAGACATTTTTTTGTCTACCGTAAAGAAGTGCCCAATGTGTTTATATACTGGGTGAGTATCTAGATCTTTTTGTCTTTGTAGTCCAAACCAAAGATCAAGGTGATATGTCATTGTTGGGATATTATAATCTCTAAGTGTTAGCAACACCTTGTCCATTTCAAACTTTCCAGGAGTCTTCCAACCGTGTGTGTGAATCCATATGAAAAGATCTGAGTCAACAGAAGACTTTAATATGTCTTCGCTCTTAGCCTCTGTTTCTTGTAATCTTATTACTTTGTGTCCCAAAGATTCCAGGGTATTGGCATGGTGACTTTCACTAGTATAATCAACACGAAAGTTACCAAGAAAAACTATTTTTGCCACAAATACCCCTTTGTTTTCATCTATTATAGCATCTCTGGTAGGATTTGAACCTACGACCTACACCTTAGAAGGGTGTCACTCTTCCGCTGAGTTACAGAGATTTAGTAGACCTAGAAGGTAATGCTCCTTCTTCTCAGGATTAAAAGTCCTGAGCATCACTTTAATGCTTTAGGTCCATAGTACATCTGGAAGGACTTGAACCTTCGGCTCTCTGCATATAAGGCAGGTACTCTAACCAACTGAGTTACAGATGCTTAGTACACCAGGTAGGACTTGAACCTACGAATAGCCGAATTATGAGTTCGGTGCCTTAACCAACTTGGCTACTGGTGCTTGCTTTATAAGTATATTAAAATTCTTTATCAAAGTCAAGCCAGTACTGTTTAAAGTTATCTCTTGGTTCAAGATATCTAACCTCATCAATAATTTTATGTTTTAATGCAGTCTTAATCATGTTATCAGAATAACTTCCTGGTTCTGGTTTGGCAGAAAAATAAACAACATAGTATAAAACATTAGAAGTTTTTATTAATGCACCATTAGCAATTGCTTTTTTAACATTGTCAGTTCTTTGTGCTCCTGGTCTTTTACCCTCACCAGAAAGGCCACCCTTTGCTTCAATATACTCAAAGGTTGTTTTAGAGTGTGCACGAAAGTCTACTTCACAACCAACATTCTCAAAGCAATAATTTCTATCAATAGGACCAAAACCCCTACTAACCAAATCTGCGTATACAAGTTCTTCAAAAGCGTCTCCTGACTTTTTAGATTGTGATTGAAAGTTTTCCATATGTTTATTGTATCAGTTTACTGTTTCTTTAGACCAACGTAAAAATGACTTAATGTAAACGGCAGTGTATGCAAGAGCAGCAAATATAAATCCGTACTGCTCAGTGGCAAGTGCAAAAATGATCCATAGACACTCATTAAATATAAGCCATAGCCAGGCCCATTTCTTTTTACGACCAACAAAGTAAATTCCAGACACACCTATCACTGCAAGAACCCATGAGTACCACTCCATATTAGTCCTGCTTAACTTTATATGTCATAACAAGATAGCAAATTGAATACCCAGCAACAAATGTAGGGATCAAAAATAAAATATTAATCATCTTCTTCCTCAAATTCTCTAAGGGCGTTGCTATTATCATTACAATAATTACAATCGCCATATTCTACTCTATTACCACAGTAGTTACAAAACATTTATTATTCTACCAAATTTTCTTTTATTTCTTTTAAAACATTATTTTTAATTTTAAACATGTTGTAATACTCATCAAGACTTCTTATTTTAACCCTTCTATTAGATTTTGAATTAATAACTAAGTCTTTATAATAATATAATTTATCATTATTCATATGTTTTTTTAAACCACTTATTATTCTTATAGTTTCCATAAAAAACATTCATAGATCTTGCTCTTTCATCATTATCCTCTTGTTGCATACTTAAATCTTTTTCTGCTTTCCAGTTTTCTCTTTTAAATGGAAGAATTTGTAAAATTGGAGTTCCCTTTTCTATTAAACCAGAAAACCCAGTTTTTAAGAAAAATGGAACTTGACCACCAAACATAATTTTTTCTGCATCAACAATTCCAGTGGAACTTAAAAATGGAAGTTCATATCTATTAAATGGATGAGAAATAAGCAAGGAGTATCCTGGAGGAGTTTTCATTGCATATGGCAATCTCCACATATAATGCATTGTTTCATCATATCCAGCAGGTGTTGGAACGTTTGTTGTTTCAGATTTTCTTTGTTGAAATGGTGGAACATTTCCAGCCCACTTAATTGACTTATCTTTTTCATCAAAAAATATATCACACCAAAGTTCAATTGTGTATCCAGATAGAAGAGTATCAAAAAATGGAATACAAGATTTTAGATTTTTTGCTGCATTATTATTTTTATCAAAAACCATGTTTGATTTATTATATGCTTTTATGGATTTAAACCAGTCTGGAATATAATTTTTTGATGGACCTATATCATCAATTCCAGTATCTAATGGTGTATATTTAAAAATATTTTTGTTTTTCCACATAGTTAAACCCTTCTTTATTGTTGACATTTTGTTTAGAATACCTTTTAATTGTATCATATTGAAAAAATTTTTGCAAGTATGGTAGAATTATAATATGTGCACATTTTGCAAGGGTATATTAACCCCAATTGTATATTCACGGGTAGTTGACGATGTGCTTCTTGGTATGCATAAAACGGGACAAATAATCTTATCAGGTCCATCAGAAAGATATTCAGACCACCCTAGATCATATTGTAGAGCCTGTCAAGAGCCAAGCACTATAGAAGTTTCCATTGATAACGCATTAGTTCTAGACTAATCTTTATCTGGTATCTCATCAAACCTACGATAGCCTTTTCTAACCAGAACCTTTGCTATTTGAAATGTAGCAAGTAGATATCCAAATAGCATTCCGTATAATATATGTAAAAGCATCAATCAATCCTATCTAAATCTTCAAGACTATATACTCCATATAGATTTATCATTTCTTCAACACTAAACTCTAAATCAAACTCTTCTTCAGTATCCACCTGTGCACTCATTTCTTGTATGATATAGTCTAATCTTTGTCATAATTTTGCGGGATGGAGCATAAAGATCTTCCTTACAAGTTAAACACTTATAAGACCATTCCCCAGTAAAGAAGTCATGAACATAACCTTTGGCATTAGCATACTTCTTGGCTACAAAGGTTTGAAAGGGATCAGGAATCTCTAGTGACTGGATCAAGTCTATCCCAAAACCCCATAGAATTCCCAACGAATACCTGACCAGTTTCTCTATCTACAAGAAGATATTTTTCTGGACATCTAGTTTTAACTGTAAGACCAATTGGTTGTTCTAATTTTTCAAACTTTTTTGACTGTATCATTTTCTTCCTTTTCCCATATTTTTTTACCATCTTTGTAGACTGGCCAATAGCCCAAGGCTCTCCAGTCCATCTTCGTAATCTTAGGTTCTTTTGGCATACGCACACCAAATTCTACCATCTGTCATTGTTTGATGTGTTTCCCAAAACAATGGATCTTTGTGTGACATCTTACACTTTACGCATTCATTCTTATTCAAAGTCTACCTGGCTTTCAAAGATGCTGTTCTCTCCTCTTGCTATTTTTGCAGCAGCAATACGCATACCAAGTGCATTTGTTACTCCTGTTTCAATTGGAATCAACTCAATAGCCTTGGCAATTTCTTCTCGCAAAATCATATCATCTATGCTCATTTAACACCGTCCCAAGTTCCTATCTTTGTTGTAGGAATCTTATTGTCTTCCCACAATCTTATCACATTTGGGTTATCATCTACTGCATGTGTTACATCCCAGAGTTTAGTAATCTTATCAAGCATATCTTTCTTTGCTTCATAGTCTGGTCGGTTATCATCGTCTGCTCTCATAAACAAGCCATGCGATCTAATATTGTTCTTTGCAAGCCACATGGATGTAAGACCACGGTATTTTTCTTTGCGTGATGTAACAACTAAAATAGAGTGTCCATCGCTAACAGAATTATTAAGCATTTCTAATACCTCAATATTTGGCAGGGCATCAATAGAGGCAGAATGAAAGGCATCGTAATCCCTATCAGAGCCACGGACAAAATGTAAGTATGGGTCAACATTGGCAAGAGTGCCGTCTACGTCATATATATGTGCTGTTGGTTTCATATATCAAGTATACAGTTCGGCGAAAAGTATGTCAAGTTCGGCGCAAAAATAGGAGTTAACAAACCTTCCCTTGAGTCTAACGACTCACCCTTGGTTAGCAGGCTTCAACTTGCTCAAATAGTATTTATACTCTGAGACTAATCTAGATTTCTTACTGGAGTTACATTTCCTACAAAGAGGCTGAAGGTTTCCAATTGAATGGTTTCCCGACCTAGATATGGGAATAATATGATCCATCGTAATCTTTTCTGTTGCCCCGCAGAAGGCACAGGGAGAGTTATAGAGACGTTTATACTCTTTATCTAATATCTTATAACTCTTGGCATCTTTGGCTATCTTACGCTTGATATGGGAGTTGGCTACATGAAGGGTAAATCTTTCACGGTTTGCTTGATTCCAAGCCTTAGCAGTTGCTACACGCCTTGCACTATTTTCTTGACGATAGATAGCCTTCTTAGTCATATAAACTTGATCTTGCTTTTGTTTTACCCAACGCTCTTTATTTTTCTTTTGCCATTGCTTTTTATATTTCTCTGGATTAGCCTTTTGCCAAGCCTTAGAATACTCTTTGGCACATGGCTTACATTGTGACTGACCTTTATAAAAGTCTGTGACAAGGCAGGTCTTTTGACATTTTCTGCAAACCTTTGTATCCATATACCTATTCTACCAATTTTGCCAGGGTATGTCAAGAATGCTCTTTACACACAGGCATAGGAATATCTTCTACTGGTATAAACATATGTCTAGGTTTGCGACATATATAGCATAGGCTCCAGGGGACTATGTTCTTGAATTTAATGTCATTAAAGTACTTTTGCTGTAGAGACTTTCGTTCATCATTAGATAGTCCCATATGCTGATTATAGCCTATAATGTATGCATGGAGCAAGCCATACTATACCTACTATACAGTCCAGAGCATAAGGCTATTAAGATAGGCATATCAGATATCTCAGGTAAAAGGTTTGCAAGCCACAGGACCAAAGGTTGGATCTTGATTAAGTATTGGCATTTTTTTGAACGGTATAGGGCAAAAGAAGTAGAAACTACAGTACTAAGAACACTAAGGGATAGATACGGACACTATCTAACTAAAGAACAAATGCCTCATGGGGGATATACGGAGACATTTGATGCAAATAAAGTAACCAGGAGGATGTTGATCCGTATGGTTAATAAGGCGATTAAAGAGGTTTGAGACTATTGCTTTAATGGCATAACAGCATCACATATACAGATGATTGACTCTGGCAATGTATGGACTTTAGTATTGATTGCAATAGTTGTTGCACACTCTGGACACTTGTATGTATTCTTCATATACCCATCATATCATAGAGTTATCCACAGGTTTTATGTTAGAAATGTCATAGTTATCCACAAGTTATCCACAATTAAATGTTACTGATATTTTTTAGATTTATCCCAAAGTGGAGGAAAGTGGAGGATAGTGGTTTATGGAGCACTTTTATAGAGGGCGTTCGTAATGTCGCAGAGCGCCAAACCTCCTACCATAAAACCTTTACATTGTCAAACCTTCATATTTGGATAGCGGATTATACTCCCAAACCTCTATATTGTCAAGTATATTTGATAACAATTTGATAACAAACCCCTATATAAAACCTCTCAAAATGTGAGAAAAATGTAGAAAAACCTCTATAAAAATATATAAAGGTTTGATAAATATTCTAAAATCCAGGGAAAAATATATGTCCTTCGTAATGTCTTTTATACTATAGGGTTTGGTATATCTTTTGATCCCCCGCTGCAGAATGTCTGATAATCCTGGGTTTCATTGCAGGGCGGGGGATAAATAAAGAGAGTTCGTAATACCCCTATAGTAATAACAAACCATACATTCTGGTTTTTGGATATAGAGGTTTGAAAGATATGAGTTTATATGATATAAGGTTTGACAAACAAGGTTTGATATGCTAGAATCCTGGGAAATTTATAGGTCGTTCGTAATCTTTTTTATTGGGATATAAGGTTTGATCGAAAACCCTGCGAATTTTTTAGAAGGTTCGTAATAAGGTTTGGTGTGTAAAAGGTTTTTCGAAAATCTCAGTCTTCAGCAGCAGAGATTTCCAAAACCTCATCAAGGGTCATGCCTTCAATGATGTCATCTTCAGTAAGTTTAATAGACTCAAGAAACATTTCAAATGTGTCAGCAATGTATCTGCGACCATCATCTGAAACCTCAACAACCAAACCCTGTGATGTTAGATATGCCAATGGCAATCCGAGATCGTTGTATTCTATAAAGGCTCTGAAGTCTTTCTCTTCTTTATAGTTTTCATACAACTCCCCCAGGATTACACACTGTGTTACAAAATCTGTCACTCTTTAACTTCCTGTGCCCTGAAAAAGTCTAGAGCCGTGTCATACATAACTTCTGGGTCAAGGTCACGCATCTCGCAAAGTTCTCTCCATGCATACTCTAACTCAAACTCACCAAGAGATGTAAGTGTTACCCACTCTGCTGCGACATACTCTGCTAACTTTAGTTCATCTACAAGCCCTGCCCAAAAATCAATTGGTAGGTAAGACACCTCTACAAGGCTTTCAGCCTCAATACTAATGTAAGCCAAAATGTCTGCTATCTTGTTATAATCCATGTCTCCACCGTTCCATTTGTAGTTTAGGGTCTAGAATACCTTCTTTTTCATACTCTGCACTTTCAATTATAGCAATTAAACGAGTGTATGTCAAGTGTGGCAATACCCTAGCAAGCATTATGCCTGTCTGTTCAAGGTCTAGATTTAAGTCCTCAATAATAGGTTTAATTCGCATAGCCACACGCTCTTCTGGCGTGATACCTCTACTAATTCTCAAAGCGTCCCCCTTCTATCCATTATACCAAAAGTATAGGGGGAGGGCAACCCACCACAGATGCCCTCCACCCTTTGGCATAGTCTGACCCTAGATCTATGCCTGCTCATTGTAAACTAAACTAATGCTGGCAGATAGGCATTAATAAATAACTGCCAGTCAACCTGTAGGTCTTTGCCTGCTTCATAGATAGTTTCTTTAGCAATATCAATAACGACGGTGGTCTCGCCTAGTTCAAAGTTGGTACCCTTGATAGCATAAATGCCAAACCCTGTTTCTTCTAGCACGGAGTCTTGAATAAGATAACTAATCATCATACGGGTAAAGTAAGCATAGTCTTTCCACCTAGGCTTTGAATGCTGCAGAGCCATTGCTAGGTCCCGCTGCCATTCTGTCTCACCCCAGTGGCTATAGAGCACTACGTGTGCTTCATCCTCAACGTCTTTAAATACAAAATTAATACGGGCTCCCATTACTCTTCTTCCTTCCAAGATACAATTGATAGTTGGTTTAATATTTCATTGACAAGGTCTGCTTCATTATCTGATTCAGCCTCGTATCTAAATGTCATGTAATCACCTGTGGGTTCAAAGATGATTTCTACTTTATATTCGTTCATAGGTCTATTCCTTCGCAGTCGTGGGTTTCTTCTTCAAGTGTATCACCGCAGAAATCACATGTCAAGTCTGGTTCTCCTACCATGATTTGAATAATAGTATTATCAGGCACAGGCTTCTCACTAAGGAAATAGCCAATGCGATTAACAAATCCCCAGCCGCTCCAGATATAGGTACCGCCATCGTCTCCGTCGCCATACATCCAGATGCGGTTTTGTGGCTGGGACTTAATAAACTCTACCTCATCACCATAGGTCTCATACATCAAACCATCAAAGGAGGCATCTATGTCATATGAGTTAAGTATAAACTTAAACTGCTCATCTGCTTCTTCAAAGGTCATTTCAATAAGTTTATCCATTGGCCTTGGTCCTATCTGCTATAGCAAATGCTAGTTGGTATGTTAGTTGGTATACATTAGCATATGCGTCAAGTACACCTTCTAAGTAATCTCTTGCAGGTCCGTCCTCAATACCAGAAAGACGTGTCTGTGTGTCATACATAAGGTTTTTAAGTTCACCGTGTAGGATATCAGTTCCTGACTCTCCCATATCAATTAGTTTCTGTAGGTTTGGTGCTAGTTTGTCTCCATTTGTCATTTATTAAGTATATCCTCTGCTACTGACAAAAGGTGGCGGGTAGCCTCAATTGCTCCAACATTATAATGCCAGTCAATTGAATCCTCTCCTAACGATGACTGTTCAATTAGTTCCTTGTCTTGTTCAAGACTGATTAAATGAATCTTCATATACTCAATAAACTGGGTCATTATCTATCCTTTCGTAAAGAGGTTTCTCGCAGGGCAGGGTCAAAGATTTCGCAGTAGCAGACATGGCATAGCATGAAGTTATCAGCCTCATCAACATTAAGTTTATTCTTGCATACTGTGCAGTCGTATTCAGTAAAGGTGGCAAATCGGGTGTAAATTACATTGGTCATAATACTAATTATACGGGTTGGTGTTGATTTTCACAAGCCCACGGGGTGTGACCTTGCTCACATCTGTAATGATAGGGGCATTTCCATCTTCTTCTGATATTAGGACAACTATTCCATACCCTCCACAAATACAGGCAGGATCAAGAACCTTATCAGCACAAGCAGTGATTTGAATCAGCGCATCACAATCAGTACATAGATAATCATACTTAGTCCACATTGATTACTCCCCAGCACTTATCGCAGGTAAAGCCATTAGGTAGGGAAACATCATCAACTCTATCTCCTTCTACCCCATCCCAGCAGGGTACACAAATAACACAATCATCTAAGTAAACACCAATAGTATTCATTAGTCAAAATACCCTTCTGCCCATAAGCCCTGGAGAAACTGTTGTGCCATTAAGATACCCTCTTTATCATCAGGGTCAGTTATATACTTATATGAATTGTGTACAGCATTGCTCATCTTATCTAAATCATCAATGGTATAACCTAACATTATTCTCCCCAATATTCTACTATAAGGTTTAATGCACTACAGATACGGCAATCACAAGGGTCTCCCCCCATGTTTTCCATAAATTCAATGTGAGAGAAATTATCCTCACAGATTTGTTCAACAAGGTCTTTTACTGTGTAAGGTTTGAATGTGGTAGTCATATATTAATTATAGCCGAAATCCTAGAAAAATACAAATCCTTACGTAATCGTAAAGTGTGTTTAATATCACATTGTCGAAAAATTTCTTGCGATCCGTACGGGACTTGAACCCGTGACCTCCACCGTGACAGGGTGGCGAACTAACCAACTATTCTAACGGACCGTGTGAGCAGTTTTAATTCTTACTCAGGAATTTTTTTAATTATGCAATTTGCAAAGTGCTTTGCACAATCTTTAGCAAACGATTTTTTTCTGCATTAATAGCAGGGTCAAAACCACTTGCAGATGCAAGGATAGATTCGTTAGAACCACCACGAGCAGAACGGTACCAATCAAGGCGTTCAGTTAGTGCATTGAAAGCACCCCAAGCATTACCAGCAATCATGCCGTTAAACTCGCCTGTGTAGATGTCATTGATAACATCAACCTTGTTTTCCCACTTCTTGAAAGCACCCTTAGAATCTTTTTCTGGCTTAGGGTATGCAGCAAGAATGATGTCGTTAAATTGCTTAGCAGAAACTTCCTTCTCAATCATAGCCTTAGCCATGAGGTCAAAAGAATCCATGTACTTGTGAGCCATGCCAAGAGTCTCACGAGCAACGGCAACCTTACCAGAAGCGGTCTGAGTGTGGCGAATCTTGAAAGATTGCTTGACACCATTCTTTTTCTTAGTAGTGTTTAGTGCAAGATTAAGAGTGTTAGCGCACACAACACGAACAGGTGTAATGCTTGCTTGAATAGCGATTGAGCCGTCATGTGATGTGTTGATAAGTAAATAAGTCTTTACCTTATCTGCAACACCGTTAGGGTCTAGGACAGTTTCACGCTCTAGTGCTAATGCACCGAATACGACACGACCACCCTTGATTGAGCCAGCCGTTTCCCAACGACCTCCACCGTCAAGAATGTTGTCACCGAATGAGAATAAATCTTCATTCTGCATAACATGATAACGCTCACCAACGACACCAAGAATGTCGGTCTGTGAGTTATCAGTAGGGTTAGTACGCAAAACATACTGGTATGCCTTGTCGCTTGTTAAGTGTGATGGGGTTTCCAAATCTTCCAGACGAACATTCCAATTATTTAGATTGGCAGCAGCAAGCATTTCGCTTGTTGTTTTTTCTTCTGTAAATACGGTACCCAATCCATGCCAAGCAGGTTCACGAAATGATGCAAAACTTGCTACGCCATTTTGTGATTCTAGTTCATGTGCCATGAGTTTTCTCCTTTTTGTTGTTGTTAATTTAAGTATACACGGACGGTCTGACAAATGCAAATCGGGATAGTTAAACATAGGGCAATTCGGACATTTTTCTTGTGATCTTAAACACATGCTCGTAACTTGACATTGACTGGTCAGCCGTGTCGAAAAATTTTTCAAGGGATTGAGCGGAGCAGTTTTAAAACATGCTCAGGTTTTGTTAGTAGCCCCCTACTAAATATCTACTCTGTCAACACTGGATGACAAATAAGTTACCTCTTCACCATATGAAACAGAATCAAAATCAATTTCATGAATTGCATTAATTGCTTCTTCTTCATTACGTGCATTGACTGTAATTGAATACTGAACTGAAACTTCCAATTCAAATTCTTTTGCTAATTCAAAACCACAGATGTCTGCAATTTCTTGTGCAGTGCTCTCATCAATGGTACCGTTTTCCATTGTTTCCAAGGTCCACTCTTGCATTTCATTACGCATACGGGAGCGCTCTGCAGCCTCGCCGTATGAGCGCTGAGTTACTTCTTGAATGTGCTTTTCTAATTGCTCAATGCGTGTTTTGTTTTGTACTAGTTGTGACTCAAGAAACTCTCGTGTCATGTAGTGATTGTCTATTACTGGTTGGTCCATGGGGGCCCTCTTTCTGTTAGTTGTTTAATTTAATTATACTGGGCACCACTGACAAATGTCAAGATCCCCTTACGGGGAGTAGTTTATACACATACTCAGGTGTCTCATCTCAGGCATACCTACGCATCATGGCATAGGGCTTAGCAGAGATAAATTATTTAGAGATAACGAGCAATAGCGTTGTATGTAGAAGTATTAACTACTTCCTCATCTGTCATCTTGAGAATACGAATAGCGTTCTCAATTTCCTGCTTTTGCTCTAGGTATGAGTGACGACCCATTTGCTCAAACTCACGCTCAGGCTCTACTGGCAGACCTTCTTTAGATACTGTCAGGTCAAAGTCAATGTTGAGTTGGTTGTTCCATGAGCGATAGTTAGTGCGGAAGTTTTCTGCCTTCTTGATGTTTGCTACTGCATACTCAACAAGTTCCTTCTGCCACTTCTCATAAGCCTTCTTATACTTTGCTTCGTTTGCTTCTTGTGAGGTGTAAGACTTTTCTAGTTCTGCTAAACGAGTTTCTAGTGCCTTAATTACCTTTGGTGTTGCGATTTTTACTGAGATTGATTTTCCGTTTCTTGCCATGTGTTTTCTCTTTTCTTTGGTGGTTTAATTGTTAGGGGGTTGTGTTGAGCAGTTTGTATTCATGCTCAGGAATAAGCAATTAGATTACTTAGCCGTCCAAGTTGTGTATCGGTGTGAGCCATTGACATCTAACTTTACACGAACATTACCATTTGGTTGTGGGTTAATCTCTACGATTGTTCCTGTTACCTTTGACTTCTGTGTTGTGTATGTGTCGCCTACCTTGTAGGTTGCTGTTGCTACTGACATTGTGTTTCTCCTTTTGTTTAGTGTGTTTTGCTTATGTATTAAGTGTAACATTTCCTACTGACATTATCAACATTTTTCTGAGATTTCTCACTATTTGAGACGCTCAGGGGGTGTGAGTTGAGTCACATTAGACAGATTGAGGGCTATTGTCCACCTGCCACGATTAGCATGATTAGTAGCCCTATTCCTGTTGCTATTACTATTTCCATTTTTCCTCATTTCTTTGTTGCTGAGAATACTATGTCACTCTTTGAGTATACACAAAGTGAGCAAGAAACGCAAGCCGAACCCTTAGTGCTAATTAGTGGTATCTGCTTATTATTCTCAGGACACTTAGCGCCAGGTTTATTTGTTAGGGCTTTCATGTCTGCTTGTCCAATTAGAAAGTTTTTAGCAAGGTATGCTAATTTAACTCCATGATCTGTTTTTAATTCCACACCTGTATCTTTATTCTCGCTATCTGTGGAATAGTATAGTGAGAGATTATCAATACCCTTCAACATTAGGGCGGCACTTTTAACTCTAGTGTAAACCCAGAATTGAATATCAGGATTATTAAGGATGACATGCTTCCATGCGAATGTATAAGTATCGTTAAAGAAGTCTCCGTCCCAATGGATACGGAATAGCATAGGGGCTTCACGCTTTACACAATCAGCCTTGAAGTCTTTTATCATATCTTCAAGCAATGCTTCAATAGTATCGTGATCAGCGTCTTTAACTAATTCCCAATTGTGCAATAGGTTTTTCTTTACTGTTGGGAATACTTTTTCCAATTTGCCAGCATAACAAACACTCTCGCATACGCTAGTCGCTCCAGGGCATGAATAAGCCTTTCCTGCGGGTAATCCGAAAGTGTTGGCGATACTTGCTTGTTTTCCATTTGGTGTAACTGCATTTGCTACTTTCCTATCTTTGCTTCTTAGTAGTTTAGTCATGGTGGCTACTCTCTTTCTTTCTTTAATTCTAACATAAGGGACTGACATTTTTTTCTATCGTATTTTTTCTTATTGGGTACGGCAGAGGCAGCGTTAGACCTACGTAATTCCATAAGCCTACGTAATTCCTCTTTGCTTTTCTTCATACTTAATCTTAGCAGAATCGTGGAAAAATGTCAAATCTTACGTAAACACGACACGCCCGACTGCGTTCGAAAATTTTGTGCGGGGAAGCACACAAAATCTTTTTTTAATTATTCGTCAGCGTCTACGTAAACGTAAAGAGAAACTGATTCATCATACTTAAATTGCACAATGTCTTTGTCACCAAAATCGGTTTTATAAGCAACCGCATAGACATCGCCTGTTTCATCGGATGCAATTCCAAGTACTTCAACAACCTCACCATCAACCATGATTAGATCTTCAATCATTAGTTGATCTGGTGTTAGGCTATCTGCAAATTTTAATTCCATATTAGATATTGTAACAGTCATTTTAACGAGCCCCCGCAATCATTAGTAGGAATAAAAAGCAGCCTGCAACAAATAAGAATTCTATCACTCAAGCCCCAATCCTAACTCATAGCCTGCATCCTCTTCGCCATAGTATTCATCTTGTGGCAACCAAAAATCCAAGTGGTGTTGTTCAATGATAGCCCACGCTGGTGCATGACTCATGCCTTTATAGAATACGCCTTCTGGCATAGCAATAAATCGCATAGCGTCATTCTCATAGTATGCATCAATAGCATCAATGCAAGGTTGCACCATGCTTAGCGGTACTGGTGGATAGTGATTACCTTGCAAGTGATAACCAATAGCCTGTTCAAGTGGTAGATCTAAGTTTGTTGCTAGGTCAATTCCTGTCATGCTTCCCATTATCGTGTTGTTACCTTTCCCATGCGGTCAATAATTTTTGTGTGCATTTTGCCTGACGGCTCTGATAAATTAATTGTTGAGTACTCATTAGCAAACCCGACATCAACAAAGCGTTGGTATGCTTCCACGGCAGTTAAAGCATCTGAGTAACGACCAACCCAATTAGGCTTAGTGCCTGAGTCATAGGTTACTGTTATTGAGTATAGGTATTCATTATTCATTATGCATTCTCCAATGTGTATTCGTTTAATTCATTACTAGCGTACCATTCGCAATACTCATTTTCAAGTGTCATGCCTTTAACGCACTCACAAAACTCTGAGTCAAACTCCTCATGACCATTACCAAAAAAGAGGACACCCTCATCATAGCAATCATAGCAATCCCAATTATTCATTTATTAGTCTCCAATCTTTACTGCAAGTATGCGGTATGTATCTTTTAAGTTAAGTGGTGCTGAGTAGTGGGGGCGTACCTGAACACGATAAGACTCGCAATCTTGATACCATACATCAGACTTTTCTGCTGAGATAATTTCTCCCGTAAGTGTGCGGGACTTATAAGTTTTTCCTACAAGTAGGTTTTCTATTGTATAGACATTTGCTGACATTTGCCAACCTCTTTCTTTTTGTTGATAATTCTATCCTACCATAGGGGTCTGACATTTTCTGTTAGACACGCCCAAAGGTAATAGACTTTCTTTTATTTATTTTTTCTTACTATGTAAGTCTAGCCTATTAGACAAAAAATCTCAAGTTACTTATGAGTAATCTTAAATAGTGAGACGCTCAAGCCATGTGACAAATCTCACAAATCTAGCCTGTGGATAACTCTGTGGAAGACACGCCCGAACGGGTCGAAAAAATTTAAGCAGTTTGAAATCATGCTTAGGATTTTGATTTTACTTTTTAAGTCGCTCAGTTCGCAACGCAACCTGCAATCTGCGAATTTCTTTATGTTGCTCAACGTTTTGTTTCCAAAACGCAATCATCATTCCAACAGATCCAGCAAGTGCAATTACAATTGCGATAAGTGTTCCAGTGTCTAGAATCATGCTTTCACCTCAACACCATCAACGCAAGCATCATAGAATTTATTTTCATCAAATCTAGGATTATCAGAAGCAAACCATTCGCTAAATTCAAAAACTAATTGGTCAAAATCATTTGAGTCAATGTCATCAACGAATTTGTTTAGAATTTTTGCAGTTTCTACATAGTCTTTACGAGTCATCATTATTCGGCCACCTTTAGAATTGCATAAGAGCCACCTTCATTGATGTGGTCCAAGATTGGTTGAAGTTTAGAACCGACTAGGTCCTTGAGCATTGACTCAAGCATTGCAATTTGCATTTCTTTTTCTAGTGCAAGAAGTTGCATTCCTACTGGATGAGTCTCGTCTACCTCTGTGACGAACTTTAGATTGTGTTCAATTTTTACCATGTTTAGTTTTCCTATTCTTTTAGTTTGAGTTAGTAAGTGTACGAGTGCCACGAAGTACGCCACGAACGCCAAGGGCATCACATGACATTTTTACGGATACGCCAACAGGTAATTGTGTTGGGTAAGTTGATACGAATTGAGCAACCGCACCACGAGAGGCAAGGTTGATTTTTTTAGTTGAACCTGAAAAGGTTTCTAGTGTAACAGTGTAAGTCATTGAGTGACTTCCTTTCTTTAAGTGATAAGACTATCCTATCATGGGGCACTGACAAATTGGGGCACTTATTCGCTAGGCTCACTGTGATACTGGTCACATTTATTTGCTAGGCTCATTGCCTTGTCTGTCCTTATTTAATTGTTATACTAGAAGTATAGCAAGGAAATGTCAAAAAGTCAAGTCCTGCATGGGCGTGTCGTGTGTGATTTACACCACACCTACCCTGTGGATAAGCCTGTGGATAACTTTTGTCGAAAATTTTTCAGGGGATCAATCCTGAAAAACTTTTCTATTAACTATGAATTGCAATAACAAAAGCAAAACAAGTAATTGCGATTAGAATAACTAACATTAGTTTTCCTCAATTTCATTTAGTAGTTCCCATAGCACGGGTTCTAGTGCAAGGGCTGCTTCATCTAACTTTTCTTGTAAGGTTTTCATTTACTTACCTTCATTCTTTCTAATTATTGCAATGCATTCTCTAATTGCAGTAACGCCATTCTGGTCGCCACGATACTCAATGATTAGGTTTTCTAATTCACGAATTGTTTTTTCCATTTATGCAATCTCCAATTCGTTATAGTCAATAACCTGAAAGTCATGTCTTTCTAGTGGCATAGCCTTTAGCCATGATAGTGCAGACTCAAAGTCCTCAGCCTCAATAGTAACCATTAGGTCAAAGTTAAATAGTGTCATTACTTTACCTCCTTGTATAAAAAGTCCCAAGCCTTACGGCATAACACAATTGATTTGCAATTGTCACAACAGATAACCCCATGAGGGTTAAGGTCTAGGTCATAGACATCTACGCTGGCAGATGTCGCCCCACATACTGAGGGGAGATTAACAAAGGTACTCATCTTGTAAGTCCTTCCTTTCCATAAGTGTTAATAAAATCAGGGAGAGCCATTACGCCCTTGTAGTCTTTACATCTAGGGCAAAATCTATTCCACCCGTCAAATAGTGTTATGCAAAAAGCGCAAATGTTATCCATAGCGCATAAGCCTTGCTCATCTATAAATTGCATAGTGTCTAAGAATTGATTAGTCTGGTTCATTTAGTCACATACCAATCTGTCCACATAGGGAATTGCTCAGGGTCACTATCATAGTAGTAACGCTCAATGTTTTGTTCACAATCTACGCAGAAAGTGAATTGGTTATCCCCTACCTCGGAGATAGCGGAATACTGAGGATTATGCTCAGTGCATTTTGTTAGTGTAGTCATTTTGACCTACCTTTCGTTAAGGGATTTCTTTACCCTTGTTTTTCTTTATACTGTAAGTGTAGCATGGGGGTCTGACAAATTGCAAACCCAAAATGGTATCAAAACGGACATTGTGAGGCGTATCACATGAGACATAGGTCACATTTGAATGGTCAAAGATAAAAATGACCATTTTCTACGGCGTGTCGCCTTGACAAAATCGGGTCGAAAAAAAGTTATCCACAACCCCTGTGTATAAACTATGTGACGGGTATCACAAAAATACTTTCCCGACACGCCCGAAAAACAGGCTAATTTGTCAGTGGTAGGTGCTAGAATACTATGTATAAAGATTAACAAAGAAAGGTGTTCCCAATGAATACACTAGAAAGACTAAGAGCAGAACAACAGGCTCGTTACGCTATTGAGCGTGAAAAGAATAAGGCTAAGATTGAGGCTATGTTTGCCAATAACTCTCGCCCCCTAAACAATGCCCACCTATTAGAAAAGGAGGAAAACTAATGAAAACCAATTTTGAGATTACACAAGAGATTAACACTCTTGCTAAGAAACACTATGGTGAGCAAGACCTTGCCTATGTATGGGGTTGCGCTCAAGCGTTGCTTTCAGTAAGTCAATTAGATTTGATTTTAGGAATACTAAAAGAAAAGGAAACTAATTAATGAACGCTATGTATGCACACACTTGCGAATTCTGCGGTGATACGGGTATCATCATTTTCTCTGAAAAAGAGACACGCATAGACCCTTGCAAATGTTAGGATAAATCGGTGGCACTAGTGTTAGAATTATTGACGGCACTAGTGCTAAGATCTTTGCACCCACCACACTAGTGTGCTCACTAATTAAATTATTTATTCTACACAAATGTATGTATCATACACTTATAAAAAATATTCAGATTTTGGGGGAAACCCCTTTTATAAAATTTTTCAGATTATGCTATAATTAAAATATGATTCTTACAGAAAAAGCAAAACAAAAAGTTTCGGAACTCATAGGAGACTCTCGCATATCTATCCCAGATAGAGAGATCTTCCTAAGAATCTCTGTTCAGCCTGGTGGATGTTCTGGACTTAGATATCAAACCTTCTTTGACTATGAAAAGTTAGACGGAGATACGGATTATAACTTTGAAGACTTTACATTAAAGTTAGATAGAATGTCTGTTCCTTATTTACAAGGGGCTACGCTTGATTTCGTTGACACAATTGAAAAACAAGGTTTTGTACTTGACAATCCCAATGCTCAAGGATCTTGTGCATGCGGAGACAGTTTTAACTAATTTCGAGGGGAATCAAATGGCCATACTAGATAACGTAGACAACAATACATATCCTTTATTTGAGACAGAATCCACATCTCTGGCTGTAAAAATATTTTCAGAAACCTGTTGCAATGGATGTTCTTGCAAATCAGAGTCTGATCATATAAAAGAATAACGTTTTGTTACTCTTCTAACCTATCTCTAAGGTTTTCTAAAAATCCTTTTTTAGGTTTATCACGATCTCTTTGGTTTTTTCTGTAAATTCCAGTTGGTGTAAATCTTGCAAATGTATCGAGCATCTGTAAGTTAAACTTTTTTAATTCTTTTTCATTAGCATCTCCTACTTCTAGTTTATGCTTTTCTCTTTTAAACGGGATGTATAAAACAAAAGCCTCTCCAGCCTTTATAACAACCCTTTCTTTGTCGCTATGGAATAGTAGTTGCTGATTTAATTCGTGGTGTATATCTGTATCAACAATTCCAGGTAGCACTGTCCAATTTTTATTAAAGTTATAAAATATAGGCAACTGCAATACAGACCAACCAGGTTCAGTAATTGCATACCAAGGACATACAGACTTAAATATAAACTCAGATTTAACTCCAAGGTTTGAAGCATCTGTATAATCTAAGAATTGTGAGTTTGGATGAATTGACCATTTATCAAAACCAGGAGATGATTTTGCAGAAAAAGAACGAGTCTCTTTATCATAAGCAAGATCTGAGTCCATCCACATGGGCAGAATATATCCTTGTGAAAAATAATCTGGCAATGCAGGACATACCCTAGCAGTACTAACTGGACCGTCCTCTGTATTTACACTTGCAGGCATAGATTTAAACCATTCAGGTATAAACGCCTTTGCAGGTTTTGGCCTTGCCCATTCAAGTTCTGATAAACCTGGAACCCTGCTAACAAATCTTATTTTACTCATCTTACCACTTTCCTATAGGACACCTAGCATTAGCCAACATTGATTTAGCAGCCATAAAACAACCACACTTCTTGCATGTTTGGGTTTTTGGTCTAAAGAAATCACAACCTTTGCAAATCTCTAATCTATGTGCTGCTACCTCTTCAGGACTTCTAGGAGATCCATTGAATAGATCCCAAGGCTTTACATCATCACTCATATATCTAGTATATCCTATCTTGCAACTAATCTAGAAGGTTATTTTTTATTTCAAACAAGACTTTTTTATCTAAATCAACATCTTTAAATCGGTTGTACCTAGAAAACAAAGACTGCCCTCTGCCAAAAAGATGGGTTGAATCAACGCACTTTCTTGAATACTCATACAGTTGCTCATTAATTTTAAACCTTTTTAATACAACCTTTTTGTTTGTTTTAAACTCAACATAGAATAAAGGCTCATTATCTTCAAACTTTATCTCTCCCTTATTTTTCCATGTTTGAATTTCAAAAAGATAGGGTCTAAACCACTTTCCAATATTGAACTCTCCTGGAATTACAGATCCATAGTTTGTATATGTTGGTTTATGAAAATATGGCGGAGTAAAAAATGCATCAACAGACTCTTCTGAAAAAAAATGATATTGCAGATCAAACAAAAATGTAGGGCCATAAGATAACATCGGGCTCCTATCATTTTTAAAATTATAATAGTTGCCATTAACGCTAGAAATAAGTCTTTTTCCATCTGAGAAATCATACCTATATTCGCAATCCATTGTTCCTTTAAATACAAATGTATTTTTTGCTTTGTTAGATATTGCAGGGCATGTAAAATAAGAGCCTGTATTTTCTCTTTGTACCTTATTTTCACGCATGTCATCAAATAATGATTTTGGTTTTGGATAGAACAAAGGATTGTCATTTATTCCTTTACTTGTTGAACTATCGGACCAGTATATGACTATTTCATCTTTTTTTGACATTTTACCCTTTCTTTATTTTTAAAGCATACTACAATCCATTATAGCCCATATCCAGATATAAGTCCAATGTTTGACACTGTTAGGCATTGTATGCCTTATGTTGTCAAAGAGAGGTTTGTATACTCTATTTTCGGCTTAACTCGTATCCCGCCGAAATAATGCTATAATGACTATATGGCTGAACATTCATTAATAGCAGTTAGCAACTCCGCTGCGACTCGTTTAACACCTGGTGGAATCCATTCTGGTATGGATGTTACTATTCAAAATGTAAACGCATCTGGGTATATATATCTTGGCGTTGACGACACTGTTACCAGTTCAAATTACGGCTTTAGAATTATGCCAAACCACGCTATTTCTTTTGAACTTGCTGGCGGAGATATACTTTACGCAATTGCATCTGCCTCAGACATGAATGCTGCCGTTATTAAAATTAATTTAGAATCTGGATCATAATGGCACGGTTTACACACCCAGGAACAGATATATACGGAAACACTGTTGGATCAGTTGTTGACTTTACTGTTCAAGGTGGAGTAGTAAGCGGAACACAGCCAACATTTAACGGTGCACCACTATTTACAGGATCATACTCTAGAATTGGTGATTTAGTACACTTTCAAATTCAGGTAGACTTTGATAATATTACAAATTTTGGAGACGGTCAATATTATATAAACCTCCCATTCCCAGCAAGATATGGCTATCAAATAAGAGAAGGCTGTGTTCACGACATTTCCACATCAAGACAATACTCTATTGGTGGACATGTTTTTGCTGGACAATCACAACTTGCATTAAATTTTATAGACACAAATGGAAGAGATTCAGCATTTACACATAACACTCCATTTGCTTTAGCGGTACAAGATAATTTTCATACTTCAGGAACATACATAGCACAGCCAATTTAATCTTAAATAATGATATAATAATCTCATTATGACAATTCAAGACTGGGCTTCACTAATCGTAGCAATTCTCACAATTGTGTCTTCAATAGCATTTGGAATCAAGTGGCTCGTAAAGCATTATCTCATTGAACTTAAACCAAATTCTGGCTCGTCGCTAAAAGACCAAGTTTCAAGATTAGAAAGTCGCCTTAACGAAGCAGATGTAAAAAGAAAAGATATGGATCGCAAACTAGATCATATGTATGATATTCTATTACAGTATATTTCTAAAAATACTAAATAACTACTATATATAATATATAAGATATCTTTTAAAAACTTAACTATAGTATATTCTTTTCTTATATATATTTAAGTATACACCAAAAGTTCTTTGTTTTAACCTTTAATACCCTGGCTGATTGTAACTCTTTGATAACAATTTAATATATAACTTTTTGTTACCATATATGTAACGTTTTGTTATACTTCTATGTATGCTGGTATAAATTAATGTTATAATGTGAGTGCTGACACCCTAAGTTCTACCCCCACCCCACTGCGCTTAGGGTGTCCAGCCTTTTTATGATACAATCATTAGGTGAAAATAAAAAATAAAAAAGAATCTAAAGACTATGTTGACATTTATTGGTCTTCATATGGGGAAAAAAATCAAAACTTTCACAGAATGTTGATGGATGTTGCTCCAGAAAAAATGACAGCCGATCTAATAAAAAACAAGGCTATCTCTCCAAAAATACCAAAAGTTGAAACATTTCAGGCAAACGGATATCAACAATGTTCTGCTCTACATACACTTTCAAAAAATATGTTTGTTATAAAGTCTCCAATTTCTGCAAAAATACAATTTAATGAAAATGGAGAAATAATAAAAAACACTAAAGACTCTATCTTCTTTAATGAAAGAGCATCTTCACTAAAAGATTCTTTTTCATTTGATTTTAATTTTGGATATTTATTTTTTACAGATGAAGAAAATGTCAATATTACACTAACGCCAGCATATATACATAAAACTTCATACAGAAATGATGCCTTTCTTGCCCCTGCAAAATTTAGCATATCTTCATGGTTAAGGCCAGTTACTTTTATTTTTCAGATGTGGGAAGAATCAAAAACGTTTGAGTTAAATCAAGGAGATGCCATAGGATATATTTCTTTTGATACAGAAAAACCTATCAGATTTCATCAATTTATGGTAACTGACGATATTGTAGATCAGGTGTCTGCCTGTATAAACTATAAATATTTTAAAAAGTTTGTTCCAATGAAGGACCTATATGATTTATTTAAAAGAACATCTTTAAAAAATGTAGTTTTAAAGGAAATAAAGAAAAATGTTATATCTGATTAAAGACTTTGTGGTATAATCTAGTATTATGTGCTCTCCTTTAATTGAAAAACTCGGTGCCTCACCAGCCAATATCCAATGGACAGTGGTCCGTGGAGACACTGCAAACCTTAGAGTAGATTTTCTTGAAGATGATGAAGTAACAGCCTACGATACAAGTGGATGGACATTTTCTGCTTCAGCCTATGATCCAGCAGGAGATTTTGTAGATGAACTAGTCGTTGAATCATATGACGATGGAACAGTTTTTATTATTGCTAGTCAAGATATAACTGCTAACTGGGGTATTGCTAAGTATAAGCCTATTGTTGCAGAGTTGAGATTTGACCTTACCGCCACAATTCCTGGAGATGGAGTATCTGGCGGTGGAGGAGATCTTGAAACAGTTTGGACTCCAGTTGTTGGAACAATCTGTGTTCTTGGAGATGTTAGTGGCACATTATGATTGTTAAAGTAACTTCAAATAAAGTAAACCTTCCACCTGCAATTAAAGTTGGAACAAAGATCTATAAAGTAAAGTAAAATAGATCCATGGCAACTAGCATGGAACCACCTCAACCTTTAAAGAAAAAAAACTATTTAGACGCAGTTAAATCTTCAAACCCACAAGAACTAGATAAACAATATATTGCAGTTCCTGGACTACAAGGAGAAACTGGATTAACAGGTCCCAAAGGAGATAAGGGTGATAAGGGTGATACAGGCCCTCAAGGACCACAAGGAGAACGTGGTAGGCCTGGACCGCAGGGAGAGCGTGGCGAGCCTGGTAGAGGAGGAGAAGGATATGATTCACTTTCAGGACAATATCCAGGTTGGGTATATTATAAAAATAAACTAGACACTGCCAGCCTTTTAGGACCACAAAGAGGAGATGACGGATGGGTATCTCTTAATTTTTATCCAAACCTTGAATTATCAAATAAAGACTACAATGTAAAAAATAATCCAGAACTTTGGTTATCAGATAACAACATGTTTAATTTTAAATCATTAAAACTAGGTGCTAAAGTTGACATAAGGTATGACTTTACAATAACTACTGAATCAAACTACACAGAGTTATGGATTAGAACCTTTAATGAAAAATATTTAAATTCTCCTACCTCTTATGTAGCAAACCTTAAATACCAGTATTCTTACGATATGTCATTTTTTCAAACCCTGTATATTGACGATCAAAGAATTAAGGGGTATGGGGCAAAAGCACAAGCAAGAACTGATTCAGAAAGTGCCTTATTATTAAATGGCATCTATATATCAGTCTGTTAATGGTATAATAAAGCAGGAGGAATAATGGCATTTCCAGGTACATATAATTTTAGTTACTATCGTGGGGACACGTATCAATTTGTAATCCGTCCAAAAAATGCAAATGGAACAACCTTTGCACTTGATGCTTATGCAGGCAATGCAGACTTTACTATAGCAAATGTCCGTGGAAGCACTGGAACTCAGATTGCTGCAACTGCAACGGTAGATACAGCAAATGACATTATTACATGCACTATTACGGGCAGTCAAGGAAGACAACTAGTTGGCGGAACTACATATGTTTATGACGTTCAAATTGATAACGGTGCAGGTATTATTTATACACTTCTAACTGGTTCTATTTCAGTAACAAACGATATCACTGGAGCCGTATAGTGGCAGATGTTGTTTTATCAAATGATGATTTAACTGTTTTATCTGGACCATCAACAGTAGAATTGCTTGTGGACATTGGTCCAACAGGAACTCGTGGCAGTAAGTTTTTTGTGGGTATTGGAAATCCAAATTTAATTTCTGGACTAGGCCAAATACTAAATGACATGTATATTAATACAGCACCTGGAGAAGACTATGGATACCTATATCAATATGTATCTGAGCCTGGAGGAAACTCTTGGGTTGAGGTTTTAAAGATTAATCCAACAATTTATTCTAAACTTCATACAGTAACTTTTGCTTCAGGAACAAGTGCATATGCTGGAAATGGATCTATACTTATTCCAATAACAGATATATCAACTGCTGCAGGACTTACGGCTGAAAACTTTAATGTGCAATATTCAATTCAAAATGCAAACCCATTAGCATCTTCTATTTCATCTATTCAGATATCTGGAACAGATTTAATTATAAATCTTGAGGCTTCTGAATATGATGGAACTTGGGGTCCACTTGATGCAGAGGTTTCTGTTAATATTTTTGTATCGGTCATGATATAATGAATGAGGTGAAATGACATGGCAGCAGAATCAATAGGAGCAATATACTCCACAAAAATTCCAGGGTATGCAGACAATGCTGATATTCAGGCTGCCTTTAAATTATATCATTACGGATCAGCAGAATACAATAGTGCTAATGCTAATACCGCAAACCTAGTAAACCCATCTATTGCATATACCTTAAATGACATTCAATCACAAATTACAGCACTTGATCCAGCAGGTGGAATATCAAAATCTATAATTGATGCCAAGGGTGATTTGTTAGTAGGCTCTGCAAATGATACAGTAGATAATCTTACAGTAGGAAGTAATAACTTTATATTAACTGCAGACTCTTCACAAACACTTGGAATTAAGTGGGCTGCGCCAGAAATTACTGCTACCAATACGGTTACTTTTACAAATAAGTCAGTTTCTCTTGCAACTAACACATTGACAGGTACAATTGCACAATTTAACACAGCAGTATCTGATGCTGACTTTGCAACACTAGCAGGTACTGAGACCCTCACAAACAAGTCAATTTCTCTTACAAATAACACATTAACAGGAACTAAGGCACAATTTAATACTGCAATGTCAGATGCAGATTTTGCAACAATTGCAGGAGCAGAAACTTTAACAAACAAGACTTTAACTAGCCCAATAATCAATACAGCAACAATAAGTTTAGGAGCACAGATAGATGGTGGTGGATATACTTACAAGAATCTTCATCCATCTACAACTGTTGCCACAGCATCTGCAACTCCATCAATTGCAGTAAATACAGATTCATATTATGTTTTAAATAACTCTGCAAACACTGTCTCAGCAATGACAATTACCTTTACGGGTTTTGCAACAAGCGGAACAGCACATGCTTGGCAAGTAGAAGTAGACCGTGGATCTGGAACTTTGGCATTAACATGGCCAGCAGCAGTGGTTTGGGATGGTGGAACTGCACCATCAACAACGGCAAGCAAAAAAACAGTCTTTACATTTTTAACTCGTGACGGTGGAACAACTATTTATGGTGGAACAGCATTTGGAGCAATCTAATGCTTCCACACATTATTCTATTAACTAGAAAACAAAAATCACTACCACTGAGTGCAACATGGTCTACTGGATTTGTAGGTGGATCAAGCCAGTATTGGACAAACGCATATGGAGTAGTTTCTGTTACAGATGGAACAAATCTACTTTCTGGATTAGACTATAATGGTTCAACATTAAGTGGAACCAATATGTTTTATTTATCACCATCGACTGGCTATGCTTGGACCGCTGGTACAACCTATCCATTAGCAGCAGATGTTCAAGTCGCTGAATTTTTAACTCCATATTTTTATTTTATTGGAGGGGGAACTGCTTCAGCAACTTCATATATAACAAATGGAACTGCAAGTAGTTGGACAGCAATTGCAAGCACAAATAAAGGAAGAAGGCAAGGTGGATTAGCAAAAATTGGATCAACTTTATATGCTTTTGGTGGCCTTGGTAATGGCTCCAATGAAGGGGGTACTAACTGGGAATCATATAACGGATCTTCATGGATAAATGGAGGAAATACTCCAGCATTCATTGCAAATACATCAAATGCGGCAAAAACAATTGGAAGCAATATTTATTTATTGAGTTTTCTTGCATTTTATAAATTTGATGGAGTCAATTTTACTGCATTAACAAGTCCTCCAGTAACTGCTAGATATTCAGCAAATACTGTTCTTAATGGTAGGTTTTATATTATGGGCGGACAAGGTGTTTCAGATTTTTTTCCACACGCTTTAGTTCATTCAACAGATGCAAATGGAGCAACTTGGCAAGTAGAAACACCTCTTCCATACGGAAGATATTTTGGATCTGCAGTAACATATCTTAATCAAATTTTTAATTTTGCAGGACAAGGTACTGGTCCAGATACAGGAGTAAGTTACCAAAGAACAATTTATAGAAACAACCAAACATAAGGAGAAAAAATGAGAGAATATACAGTAAGAGTAACTCAAGAAGAAGGAAAGCATGTAGCCTGGATTGACATTGATGGAAGTCCAGTTATCAAACAACTTTCTAGACCTGGGTCACAAGAAGGTGAATTCTTTGAAAGTTCTGCAGATGCTAATTCATGGGCAGATTCACATGTGCTAGAAATTCAGGCATCAGAACAAGCACAACTAGAAGAAGTTGCTAGACAAGAAGCCTTAGTTGCACAAGCACAGGCAGATTCAGAGAGACTTTTAAGAATTGAAGAAAAGTTAGATCAGTTATTAAATCCTTAAACAAAATAATGTTATAATGAAAACAACATAAGGAGTTTTATAAAATGCCATTGCTGGGTGCTCGTGGAGGTGGATCTGTAAGAGGGTTTGGTCGTTTTGGCAAAGCCTTGCTTTTATCCTTTATAGACAACCTTAATAGATCAACCTCTGGAACTTTGGGAACATCAAGTGATGGCAAGGGAATATGGTCAAATATAAGAGGAGCCTGGATTGGAAATGGCTCTTCTGCAATTAACGCAGATGCAGCATCTAATAATAGTATTACAACAATAACTCTTGATGGATCAACAATTACAAATGCACAAGTTGATGTTAATGCAAGCGGAGGAGTAGGGTTATCTTTCTGGGTAACAGATGCTAATAACTACTATGCTATTTTTCCATCTTATAATTTAACAACTTCTTCATCTACAACATGCTCTTTAGCATCAACAAATTCTGGACAGAATAATTATTCTGGATTTTGTGCAAATGGAAATTCTTACAGTGTTCCAGAGTGGGAATGCTACGGACCAGGCTTTGGTCAATATGCATATTGCTCGGGCAATAACTGTTGTTATAATTTTGGATCAGGCTGGAATCCAGGAGTACAATGGAGCACCTCCTTTTACACAAATGGTACTAGAAATCAAACAATTGTTACATCAAACTATACATCAAGAGTAAATTTAAAAAAAGTTGAATCTGGATCAGAAACTGAATTAATAAGTTCAAACTATAACTCTAGCAGTTCAGCCTATTCTAAGACTAACTCAATTGCAATTAGTACATCAGGTGACACAATATCTTATAGTTTTTACAGCGGTACAGGAAAAAGTGGATCCCTACTCGCATCTGGATCAAATACTCCATCTAGTCCAATAAAAGGAAATAAGATAGGTCTATTTAAAGGAACATCTATAACAGAACAAGGCAGCACATTAAATAATATTGAAGTAACCGTAACCGCATAAAACTTTAATGATAGAACTTAACTACTAGGAAATATAGGGAGAATACATATGAGTGAGATGACAGAAGAAGAAATAAATCAACTAACACCAAAAAAGGTAGCATTTATAATTGATGGTGAGGTTGTTGACATTGTAGGTACAGATGAAAGGCTTGCTGCAATATTTTTAAGCCAACCAACTATGGTTGATGTTACTGGACCAGATGGAAGTTCAACAACGGACATAGGTTACAGTTATGATCAAATAACTGGAGAATTTAGAGAACCAAAACCATATGAGTCTTGGATTTTTGATCAAGAAAGAAGTCGCTGGAGAGCACCAGTAGAGTTTCCAATAGATGGAAGAAGTTATACTTGGGATGAGGAAACAATTTCTTGGAATTTACAGTCCTAGTTTATTTTAAAATAAATTATGATATAATAAAAACAACATAAGGAGATTTATAAATGCCAATGATGGGTTCTCGTGGTGGGGGTTCCATAAGAGGTTTTGGCCGTTTTGGCAAGAACATATTACTTGCTTTTCTTGATTCTTTAAATAGAACAACCTCTGGCTCCCTTGGAACATCAAGCGATGGTAAGGCTGTGTGGAAAAATGTTAGAGGAACCTGGCAAGGAAATGGAAGTGCTGGTTCTTCAAACGCCGCAGCATCAGGAAACAATATTGCTGTTGTAGACTTAGATGCAACAGTTATTTCAAATCTTCAGGTTGATACAGGAAACACTTCAGGAGTTGGACTAGCATTTTGGGTAACAGATGCTAACAACTGGTGGGCATCAACAACATCAAACTCAACTAGTTCTTATAACTATTCAACTTGCACTGGAGGAGGATCTGGCCTACAGGCAGGTGGTTGTCCAGGAAGTTGTTTTGGAGCATGTGGTGGTTGTAACCAATCATCAAGTTACTACGTTTGGTATGTTTATTGCAATTATGGTCGTGGCTATCAGACATGGACTACAACATCAAATACATTTCAGGTTGCTGAAATTGGACAGGGTGCTTGCCAATACTATGGTGGGCAGCCTAATTACAGAGACTCAGTTACTGCATATGGATGTTCGTCAACTACCCAGTCATTTTCAGGAACTAACTACCTTTCTAACTTTAAGTTACTAAATAATTCAGGAACGGTAGTAAATACAGAGTACAATACAAACACATCTGCATTTGCTTCTGCAGGATCAATAGCAATTTCAACTGTAGGAAACGTAATTACATACTCAGTATATTCTGCAGCAAATAAAGGTGGCAGTTTATTACATACTGGAGCATATACAGCAACAACCCCAACTAAGGGTCCTGGAGTTGGAATCTTTCATAGTGATGGTGGATCAAACCAAGGCTCTTCTGTAAGTAATTTTAGTGTAACGACAGTACTATAGGAGATAAAACAAGTGTCAGAAAATAATAATAATCTTACACCAAACAAGTTAGCAGTTATTACAGATAACGTTGTAATGGATGTTTTACATACAGATGAAAGATTGGCTGCAATATTGTTAAGTCAGCCCACAGTCCTAGAGTTAACAGAAGAATATGAAGAAGTAAATTCAAGAATTGGAAATGTTTATGATGAATCTACTCAAAAATTTATGCCACCATCTCCAGGGCCATCACATGTTTGGAATGAAGACATTAAAGGTTGGGTTATCCGAGAAATTTTTGATACTCTTGAGCCTTAAGTAAATTTCAATAAAAAATAAAACAAAATATAAATAATAAAAACCCCCAAGGATTTCTCCAAGGGGGTATTTTATTTGTATAAAACTATTTAGGAAATTTATTCATCCACATTCTAGTTTTAGGTGTTATGCCTTTCCAAGAAGACCAATCTTCTCCACCCCTAGACATATAGTATGCAATCTCAGCATTTTTTACTGGATTAAATAATTCAGCGTTAGAGTCAAGATCAAACTTATCTCGTCTGTCTGGACCCAAGTTATCAATCATATTAATTTGAAACACCCCGTAGGATGAGTCCCCAGTCTTATGGTTTCCGTTAAATGCTAAAGGACGACCATTAGATTCTTTCTTGGCAATAGCCCAAGCCACTACTAAATCATTACCTCTAAACCCAACAAGGTGAAGAAGGTCTTTTAATTCAACATCTGTAAGATGTGTTTTGTTTTCATAACGTTCTAACATTTTTGCTTTAGAAACAACAAAAGCCACCTTGTGGGTGGCAGCAGGGTTTTCAGCCTGTTTAATTAGTAAGTTATTTTCCGTACTTGACGCATTGGCAAAGTTGCTAAATGGTGCAACAACCCCTACCAATGCTAGGATTCCAATCCAAGCCTTTAAATCTCTTCTCATAATAAAAACCTCCTAGAGACTAAAAATGCTACTTGTTAGTAGCATGTATTAATTATAACATGAATTTGGCTTTAAAGTCAAACTTTGGATAACATTTTAATAACTTTTTAATTTTTATGCGGGGAAGTGGTATAATAATAAGTACTATGGCTACTGGTGCAACTACAACTTATGATCTTCCTTACCCCCTTTTAACTGACCCTGTAAATGTCCATGAGGATATTCAGTCATTAGCAGAAAAAATAGAAGATGTTATTTCAAACGTTGGTCTTCCTTTTATTTCACTTGAAGTTAGAAATACAACAGGTGCAACAATTGCAAAAGGAACTCCTGTATATATTTCAGGGTATTCAACAAAACCATTAATTGCAAAATCTGACTCAGATGATCTAGCAACATTTCCAGTGGTAGGAATAACACAAGCATCAATTGCAAATAACGCAAATGGAGTAATTATTATCTCTGGAGTGTTTGAGGACATTGACACTTCTTCTTATACCGCTGGAGAAATATTATATGTTGCAAATGGTGGAGGACTTACAGATACGATCCCAGCAGGTGGATCAGGTGCGGTAGCAGTAGTTGCTAAATCAAATGCATCAACTGGAATAATTATTGTTGGACAACCAAAAGGCAATGGAACGTGGGGATCAATGAAAGCAGGTTTGGCATAATGGCAACTTTAAGAGGTCAAGGCGCATCTACATACGACATTGGTGAAAAGCCACCATTTGTTAACTGGACTATCGTAAAAGGCGATACAGCATCATTTAAGATCTACCTAACAGATGATACAAAGCAGCCTTTAACTATTTCTGATTGGACAATAGAGGCAGAGTTTAAGAGACCAACCACAATAGTTGATCCTCAAATAATTACGGACACTGCAACATTAATTTTTACAATTAATCCAGCACAAGACCAAGATGATGAAGACGGAGAGTTTAAGGTTAATCTAACTGCAGCACAAACTGCACAGTTAAGAACAGATGACATATTTGACATTGAACTACGTCTTCCACAAAATACCCTTGTATGGACAGTTGCTCAAGGCAAGATTACCCTGATTGAGGATGTTACAAACTAATGGCAACGGTTACTATAAATAGTAACAATCCCGTTGCTACAAAAATTATTGAAAGAGTTTCTTTTCCAAAAGCAGAGATTGTTGATTTAAATCGTGGTATAAGTATAAACTCAGTATTGCCATTTAGAATAAGATTCACGGCAATACAGATACCCAACAGTATTGGAAATGTACCAGCAATTCCTTTGCAGGTCATTGGTTTCTCTAACTATATACTTTAAAATATATGATATAATTCAGACATGGCGAAAATATCATTAGCAAACGTAAAGGCCCTGTTTCAGACAGGTGATAGACCAACCGAAGCAAACTATGTTGACTTAATTGACACCTCTGCAGCCCAGGCAACAGATCTGGGTACTGCTGGTAACAACGAAGTAACAATCACTGGTATTGAGAACAGCACAATCTTTGATAATTTTACTGCCTCAGAATGGAGATCCGTTAAGTACGTGGTCACATTAAAGAAGAGCACTGGAGACAAGTTCTTCACAACAGAGTTAACCATAGTCCCTGATGGTACAAATGATAACGTCAGTGAATATGGAACAGTAGACAATGATGGGAATATTGGCACCATTAGCGTCTCTAGGGCAGGAGGCACAGTTAACCTAACTGTAGTTCCCGTGGTGGGTCAGACCCCGATTACCTTACGCTACATGCGTACTGGTTTGAAGGCTTAACCAAGGAGATAATAAATGGCAACAATAACAAAAGACTTTAGAGTAAAGGCTGGATTAGTAGTTGAGGGAGCAACCGCAACCGTTGAAGGCCACGATATTCTTACAAAGAAGATTGCAGATGCAAAAGGTGATTTGCTAGTTGGTACTGCAGATAATGCAATATCTAAATTAAGCGTTGGAACAAACGGACACGTCCTTACAGCAGATTCTGCTGAAGCAAGCGGAGTCAAGTGGGCAGCCCCTGCAGCAGTTGGAGTATTTGATACATCAATTACTTTTGAAGGTGCAACAGCAGATGATTATGAGACAACTCTTACAGTAGTAGATCCAACAGCAGACCGCACAATTACACTTCCTAACGTATCAGGTACTGTAGTTACATCTGGTGATACTGGTACAGTTACAGCAACAATGCTTGCTTCAGATTCAGTAACTACAGTAAAGATTGCAGATGCAAACGTGACTGCAGCAAAACTTGCTACAGACTCTGTAGAAACAGCAAAGATTAAAGATGCTAACGTAACTGCTGCTAAACTTGCTGCAGATTCTGTAGAAACAGCAAAGATTGTTGACTCAAATGTTACAGCAGCAAAGTTGGCTGCAGACTCAGTTACAACTTCAAAAATTCTTGATGCAAATGTTACAGATGCAAAACTTGCTTCAAACTCAGTTACAAACGCTAAAATTGCAGATTCAGCAGTAAATACAGCCGAAATTGCAGACAATGCAGTTACAGCAGCAAAACTTGGTACAGATGCAGTTGAAACATTAAAGATTAAAGATGCAAACGTAACTGCTGCTAAACTTGCTTCAGACTCTGTAGAAACAGTAAAGATTCTAAATGGAGCAGTAACAGAAGCAAAGATTGCAGACGGAGCAGTAACTTCAGCAAAGATTCTAGATGGAACCATTGTTAATGGGGACATTAATGCAGCAGCAGCAATTGATCAATCAAAGATTTCAGGATTGACAACAGACCTTTCTAATAAACTAGCACTTGCTGGTGGAACAATGACTGGCGCAATTGCAATGGGTACAAACAAGATCACAGGTCTTGGAACACCAACTGATGGAACAGATGCAGCAACAAAGTCTTATGTAGACACAACAGTTCAAGGAATTGACTGGAAAGCGTCTGTAAAGGCAGCAACAACTGCAAACCTAACACTAGCATCTGATCTTGAAAATGGAGACACACTTGACGGTGTAACTCTTGCTACTGGAGATCGTGTTCTTGTTAAGGATCAGTCAACTGGTTCACAAAATGGTATCTATGTAGTTAAGGAATCTGGTGCTCCAGATCGTTCTACAGATGCAGATGAGGGTGCAGAAGTAACTGCAAACTTTGCGGTATTCGTAGAGCAAGGAACAGTAAACGCTGACTCAGGATTTACATTAACAAATAACGGTTCAGTTACAATTGGAACTACAGCACTTGCTTTCACACAGTTTACTGGCCTTGGACAAATTATTGCTGGTACAGGATTAGACAAGACTGGAAACACTCTTGATATTGATTCAACTGTAACAACAAACGATGGAGTTCAAACCCTTACTAACAAAACTATCAATGGTTCAAGTAATACTATTACAAATGTTTCTTTAACTACTGGAGTTACAGGAACACTTCCTGTTGCTAACGGAGGTACTGGAATAACATCACTTGGAACAGGTATTGCAACATTCCTTGAAACTCCATCTTCTGCAAATCTTGCAGCAGCATTAACCGATGAAGCAGGAACTGGAACAGTAGCATTTACTGATAGTCCAACCTTTACTACACCAACACTTGGTGCAGCAGCAGCGACAAGCATTGCTTTTGCAGATGCTCTTGTTGGTTCTGCTCTAGCAACTGCTGGAACATCAGCAACTACAATTGATACATGGTCAGCAACAACATACTCTGCTGCTAAGTACATTGTTCAAATGAAAAAGGGCAATGACATTGAAGTAATTGAAGTTCTTGTTGCAGTCAACGGAAGCAATGATGTTTACTTAACAGAGTACGCAAATGTACAAAGTAATACAGAACTTGGAACAACAAATGCTGTCTACTCAGGTGGTAATGTTCTTCTACAGGTAACTGGAGCAGCAGCAGATACTGTTGTTAAGGTTCACAAGACTTATATCGAAGCATAATTTAGGGACGGGAGTCAACTATGGCAACAGTAAATAAAGACTTTAAGGTAAAACATGGGCTTAATGTAGCCGAAGGTGGTACTTTTGGTCAAGCAGTCGTAGTTGGCACCCCAACCGAAAATACACATGCCGCTACTAAGGCATATGTAGACGGTAGAGAACTTCTTGTAGCGCAAGGCTCTACACCACCAAGCGATCAAAATTCATCAAATGGTGAACTTTTTATTGATACTGCTGAAAATAGACTTTTGTTTTATTACAATGGTCAGTGGAACACTCTTGCACTATTAAATGACACAATTGAAATAGCGCAACACATCCACGATACATCAATTGGTGGAACTGGTTTGATTGTTTCAACATTTAAAGATGCAGGATTCTATAACGAGGCTGGCGCAGAAGAAGATGCTGGTTTTTATAATACTAACAGTTGGTCTGCCACATATGATGGTGGAATTGCAACAGAAGTATATAATTAAAAACTGATATAATATGATCATACACCAATGGAGGAGTAAATAATGGCAACAAGAATGCAACAGCGTAGAGGTACCGCATCACAGTGGACATCTTCTAACGATGGCGATGGTCCAATCCTAAATGCTGGAGAAATCGGCTGGGAATCAGACACAAATAAATTTAAGATTGGCGATGGAGTAACTTATTGGGTTGACCTTAAGTATTTCGTAGACGCAGAAGATGTTATTGCAGCATCTCTTGGATCATACCTCCAGGATTCAGACGTTGGAGCAATCTCTGGTGTAGCAGGACTTGATGCAAGCAAGAATCTAGTGGTTCCTGGAACATCTATCCACATAGAGGGCGCAACAGATAATGCAAACGAAACAACTTTAACTGTAGTAGACCCAACTGCTGACAGAACAATCACTTTCCCTGACGCAACAGGAACTGTTCAACTTAGAGTTACAGATGTTGATGATACAGAAATTGGATACCTAAATGGTGTTACTTCTGCAATCCAGACACAGATGGATGCAAAGGCTCCACTAGCAGGCCCAGCACTTACTGGAGATGCAACAGCAGTTAACTTGACAATTTCTGGCAACCTAACAGTTAATGGAACGACAACAAATATTAACTCAACCAACCTTGTAGTAGAAGATAAGAATATCGTTCTTGGAGATACAGCATCACCTACTGACACAACAGCAGATGGTGGCGGTATCACAATCAAGGGTGCAACAGATAAGACTTTTAACTGGGTAGACGCTACAGATGCATTTACGTCTTCTGAGCATATCAACCTTGCTTCAGGTAAGTCTTATTATGTAAACGGAACACTTCTAAAGGATGTTTCAGAGACTCTTACCAACAAAACTCTTACTAGCCCAACTTTGACAACACCAGCACTTGGTACTCCAGCATCTGGAACTCTTACAAATGCAACTGGGTTGCCAGTAGACACAGGTATATCAGGTCTTGGTACAGGAGTAGCAACATTCCTTGCAACTCCATCATCTTCAAACCTTGCCTCAGCAGTTACAGATGAAACAGGTTCAGGAGCACTTGTATTTGGAACATCTCCAAGCATTGCCTCACCAACTGTTACAGGTACTACAAAGATTGCACAAATTCTTGAAACTACAACGGTATCAGCAACTGCAGCAACAGGTACAATTAACTATAACGTACTAACAAACGGAGCAGTAACATACTACACATCAAATTCAAGCGGTAACTGGACATTAAACCTACGTGGAGATGGTTCTACAACGCTTAACTCAATCATGGCAACTGGACAGTCTCTAACTATAGCATTTTTAGTTACAAACTCTACAGCCTACTATCAGAGTGGATTCCAGATTGACGGATCATCAGTTACTCCAAAGTGGCAAGGTGGAACAGCCCCTTCTGCAGGAAATGCTTCATCAATTGATATTTATACAATAACTGTAATTAAAACAGGAGATGCAGCATTTACTGCATTTGCTGCTCAAACAAAGTTTGCATAAATAGTATATAATGAAGTAGTAGTAAAACATTATATAGAATAGAGGAGAAGCATGACCACAGAACCAGAGACTATAGAGATGCCACCAATCAAGGTAGCATTTGTTATAGACAATACAATTGTTGATATCTTGCATACAGATCGTCGCCTGGCTGATATATTTTTAAGTAATGGCGTTGTAGTAGATATAACCTCAAATACCGAAAGCATTCAGTTTGGCTGGATCTATAACCCAGAAACTGGACAGTTTTCAGAACCAGCATTATAAGTAAATACTTATATCATTTCATGCTATAATGAAAACAACATAAGGAGATTTATAAATGCCATTGCTAGGTGCTCGTGGAGGCGGATCTGTAAGAGGGTTTGGTCGTTTCGGCAAGAACTTGCTTTTAGCATTAATTGACTCATTTAACAGAACAACATCTGGAAATCTTGGAACATCAAGTGATGGTAAGGGTCTTTGGAAAAACGTTGTAGGAACTTGGCAAGCAAATGGAAGTTCTAGTGTTTCTAACGCTCTAGCATCAGGAAATAACGTTGCTGTTGTTGATTTAGATGGAACAAACATCACCAATCTTCAGGTAGATACTGGCTCAAATGGTGGTTCTGGGCTATCCTTTTGGGTAACAGATGCTAATAACTACTATGCTTTCTATCCATCATACACATCCTCTTCAGCAACAAACACAACATGTTCATTACAACAAACAAGACAGGGTGTTGGTTGTGCAGGCTTAGGGTTTTGTGGTGGATGTAGTAGCCCATTTACTATTACTTATTATGAGTGTATTGAAAATCGAAACTCACCTAATGATCCAGTTGTCGGCTATCAGGTGTGCTGCAGCCCTAACAACTGTGCACCTAGAGGGTATTCTTCAGGTGCCTCTGAGACTCTATATTATGTTACAGGAAATATAAATCAAACTATAACAACTACCACTTATAATTCTATAGCCAATTTAAGAAAAGTTGAAAGTGGATCTGCTACCGATTTAGTTACCAATACATACAATACAAACAATTCTGGATTTTCAAAAGCCCAATCTATTGCAATCAGCACTTCAGGAAGTACAATTTCTTATACTCTTTACAGTGCTGCAAATAAGGGTGGATCTACTATAGGCAGTGGTTCAAATACTCCATCTAGCCCAGTAAAGGGCCAAGGGGTTGGACTATTCCACGGTACATCAATTGTTGATCAAGGTTCAACATTATCAAACTTTAGTGTTACAGTTACGCCTTAAAGGGGGAAAGAGTGTCAGAAACAAAAAAAGCAAGACCTTGGGATATTTTTAATAAAAATATAAAAAAAGTAGAAGATGTTGTATCAGAAGAAAGAATGAAAATTTGCAAGTCCTGTCCAGAACTACTTCCTACAGGAAATTGCAAGAAGTGTGGATGTTTTATGTCTTTAAAAACAAAACTTCCACATGCATTTTGTCCTTTACATAAGTGGGGGGTTGTGGAAGTAGGATACAAGGAGGAAACTAATGAGTGAAGATATACAAGAAGAGATGTTAAACTTAGTACCAAAAAAAATAGCATTTGTTGTTGATAATATGGTAGTAGACGTTTTACATACAGATGAAAGATTGGCTGTTATTTTTTTAAGCCAACCTTTAGTTCTGGACGTGACAGAAACATATGAAGAATCACAGCCAATGCCTGGGTATGTTTATTACGAAGATACTCAAACATTTTTACCACAATCTCCAGATCCATCCTATGTTTGGAATGAAGAGTATAAGTCTTGGCTTCCACCAATAGATGTTATTCCTGAATAAAAATACATAACTTTATTAAACTTAAAGTGCTATACCTTAACATTAGGTATAGCCTTTTTGTTTTACGCTTAAAATAGTTAAATATTTGTGATATACTTAAGACCACTTTGGAAAACTCAAAGCACTCATCTAAATTTGCTTAGAAAGGTAAATAAATGTCAGAAGTTTTTTCATTTCGTCTATCAGAAGAATTTGTAAATAAATATAATAATGTTCCAGCGCCATTTGGATTTTCAGATGCTGGATCTAACTCATTAGGAGAGATTACATTTATTCGTACATATTCTCGTGTTAAGGAAGACGGTACAAAAGAACGTTGGCATGAAGTTTGTCGTCGTGTAATTGAGGGCATGTATTCAGTTCAAAAAAACCATGCTAAGGATAATCGTTTACCATGGAATGATAACAAAGCACAAAAGTCTGCACAAGAAGCATTCCAAAGAATGTTTGAATTAAAGTGGACACCACCAGGTCGTGGGCTATGGGCATTTGGAACTCCTATGACTATGGAAAAGCGTAACTCAGCATCTCTTCAAAATTGTGCAATGGTTTCAACAAGAGACATTGATCGTAATGATCCTGGTGCTTTATTTGCTTGGGTAATGGATGCATTAATGCTGGGTATTGGAGTTGGATTTGACACCCTTGGACAAGACAAGCAAATGTCTATTTATGCTCCTACTGAACCAGCATCTATTTATGAAATCCCAGATACCCGTGAAGGCTGGGTTGAATCAGTTCGTCTTTTGATCAACTCTTTTCTTCGTCAAAACCAGTCTATTCAAGAGTTTAACTATGACCTTATCCGTCCTCTAGGGGCACCCATTAAGGGCTTTGGAGGGGTAGCAAGCGGTCCAGCACCACTTATTGATCTGCATACTCGTATCAAAAATGTAATTGGCTCTAGGGCTGGAGAAATACTAGATAGCCGTGCTATTGTTGATATTGTTAATCTTATTGGCACCTGCGTAGTATCAGGAAATGTTCGTCGTTCTGCAACTCTTGCACTTGGAACACCAGAAGATGAAGGCTTTATTAATCTTAAAAATCCAGAAGTATTTCCAGATCGTAACTCATATGATCCAGAAAAACCAGGATGGGCTTGGATGTCAAACAACTCTATTTCAGCAACTGTTGGAACAAAATATGAAGACTATGTAGATTTAATTGCAGATAATGGAGAGCCAGGTTTTATTTGGCTTGATGTTGCTCGTAATTATGGCCGTCTTGCGGATGCTCCTGATTATAAGGACACTCGCATTATGGGCTTCAATCCTTGTGCGGAGCAGCCATTAGAATCATACGAACTTTGTACACTTGTAGAAGTGCACTTAAACCGTCATGAATCTAAGGAGGACTTCCTCAAGACATTGAAGTTTGCATACCTTTATGGAAAGACTGTAACATTAATGCCAACACATTGGCAACAGACAAATGGAATTATGCAACGTAATCGTCGCATTGGAACATCACTTACAGGTATTGCTTCTTTTGCTGACAACAGTGGACTTCCAGCATTGCGTGAGTGGATGGATGAAGGATATCAAAAGATTCGTCATTATGACCATAAATATTCTGAGTGGCTATGTGTTCGTGAATCAGTTCGTGTAACTACAGTTAAGCCTTCAGGATCTGTATCACTTCTTTCTGGAGCAACCCCTGGAGTTCACTGGGGTCCTGGTGGAGAGTTTTATCTTCGTGCTATTCGTTTTGGAAATACAGATCCAATGCTTCATTTATTTAAAGCAGCGGGGTATAAGATTGAAGACGACCTTGTATCAGCAAATACCTCAGTAGTATATTTCCCAGTAGCATCTGGACATAAACGTGCTGAAAAGCAGGTAAGTTTATTTGAGAAGATTGGTTTGGCAGCAACTGCTCAAAAATACTGGTCAGATAATGGTGTTTCTGTAACTCTATCATTTGACAAGGAAACAGAAAGGCAGTTTGTGGCTCCAGCATTAAATATGTATGAGGGTCAATTAAAGGCTGTTTCATTCTTGCCAATGGGCAATAAAACTTATCCACAGCAACCATATAGCGAGATTTCAAGAGAAGAATATAATGCCTATGTTGGAACAATTGGAAAAATTGATTGGTCTGCAATTTATGACGGTAAAGATAACTTAGATGCTGAGTCTGAGAAATACTGTTCAACTGATGCTTGCGAGATTAAATTATATTAACTCCTATCCTGCTATAATAAGGGTATAGGAGAATAATGTCTAGCCCATCAAATCTATATGCAGAAAAGGTGTTTAGTGAACACCCAATGGCTCTTTGGGCACTAGACGATAAACTTGATTACGTTAGCCTTATTTCAGAAGCACAAAGAAATATATTGACTTTATGGGAAGCCACACGCTGTAGTTTTTCTGCTGGGACTGGAATAACTGGAGAACCATTTCCAGATAGTTACACTACAAAGGTTAGTTCTAGCATCCCAGTTGGGGCTACAAATGAGGCAATCTTAAAGAGTCCAGAGTTAACTAACTTTCAAGATCTAGACTTATCTCTTGGAACATTTTGTGTTGGAACACATTTTTATTCTGCAAGCGTTTATCTGGAGTCAGTATCTATTGGGTACGAATATACAGATACTACAACCTCTCAGGTAATACAAAAATTAAAAACATTTAATACATCAATATCAAATCAATGGTTGTTTATATCAGAAACATTTGAGATTCCAAATGAAAGTACAAACTTTAGGGTAGTTCTAAAGGTAGTCACAGCCACTGGTGGAGATAACATAAACGACTATGAATTTTACTTTAATGGAATATCTGTAGGGCAATGGTCTGAAGAGTTTAACGTAGTTTCTTTAGGCGTATCTCCAGAAGTATTTCCAGTAGATATTGAACTAACTACAACTAGCAAAGTAATTCCAGCACCAGCATACGGAATATCTTCTGATACTGGATATTATCTTGTAAATAACAATTCTTTATCTGCAAAAAATACTGGAGTTCCATTGGTTTTTGGTGCATCAAATGTTACAAAACTGTCTCCAAACATTGGTGGAGATCCTTCCTTTATATTTCCTGGTAAAGGTTTCTTACATGAAAATGGAAGACATAGTGATTACACATTAGAATTTTGGGCAAGAATAAATTCTGATTCGTATGAGGCTAAAAGAATCTTTGGACCAATAGGAAGTGAAGATGGTCTGTATGTAGAGGGTGGATTCTTAACTCTTTTGATCGGTGGCAAGTTTAGTTCTCACTTTGTTGGTGAGTGGTTTAGACCAATGCTAATTCACATTAGGTTAATTACCGATAATGCCACAGTGCTAATCAATGGAGAACAGGTTATTTCATTAGATTTTGTTACATCAAGCATACCTTTGCCATCAATAACTGGAGAAGACTGGCTTGGGTTTTATGCTTATGCTGATGTAAATCCAGTAGAAATTGATTGTGTAGCAATATACTCTTACCAGGTTGCAAACGTTGTAGCAAAAAGAAGATATGTTTATGGACAGGGTGTTGGTTCATCAGAAAGCATTGACTCTGCATATAGTGGAACTTCTGCCTTTTTAGATTATTCTTTTGCAGACTATACAGCAAATTATAATTACCCAGATTTTGCACAATGGCAACAGGGAACATTTGATAATCTGTCAACAACTTCAACAGCATTAACAACACCTCAGTACTCACTGCCAACAATATTTACTGGAACAAAAACACTTCAAGAACTTTATGATGACTCAGATACCTTATATCAAAATCTTGCTAGTGGAGAATTAGGAACAGATGCTCACTTTATATCCTTGAATCCAGACTCAACTTGGAACAACGATGGTGCATATATTAACTTTGCTAACTTTAATATTTTAAATTCACAGGTTGCATCTTTGTATGGAGTATTTCAAGTAAATAACCAGGGTAGTGGGACAGACGAAGCAGAAGAGGTATTATTTAAGATATACAATCAAAGTACAGGAAACTACTTTTCTATTAATGTAGATGGGTTAGAAATTGTGTACTCATTATATTACTCAGGAGTATCTCAAGAAATATATCGTACAGATGAGTTTGAAGTTGAAGAACTTTTTGCAGCAGGAATTAATATCCAGACACTTGTAAATACCTTTGGTGGCAACGTTGCAACATTCTTTGGCAATCAAAACTCTCTAAGCCTTTATGTAGGTGGAGACAACTCTGGATCTAAAACATTTAAGGGATATATATTTTCTATAGGATTTTCAACAAGCCTAAATGCAAACTCTATCTCTAGTCATTTTGATGAAAATGGAATTGCGATTATTGACACATATACGGGTAGCGGAATTGAGTCATCAGAAAACGCAATAGCCCTACTAGCACATACAGCAAGTTATACGCTTTTACCAACATACTCTTATGGAAGTCTATTCCTAGACATCGGTGTTTCTGGATACTGGGAAGACTATATGCCACTATCTTATTTTGCACAATATGTTCAAAATGATGTTGGAAACTCATTCTATGATTTAGACTTCTTACAGTTTAATCTAGGATATCCATCACCCTCAAGTTTGCTTCAATCAGAAACTACTGGATCTTGGACATATGAAGAATTGTCTAATTCTTATTCATTGCCAACACAAAGAACCTATCAGCAGTTAGACAACTCCTTGCTTACTGGTTGGAATAACTACCAAGATCTTAAAGAAAAGGCTTTAAAGTATTACGAATATAATACAGAAAATGCAGCAATTAGAAGTTATGTTACTTTTCAGTATGTTGCAGACGGCGCAAATCTTTCACAAGACAATTTTACAACAACCCTATCTGCAAAAGAAAATTCCATAGTAGATGTATCTGAATACTCTTCTTGGGCAACTACAAAGTTTGAGGTTGTTGATAATACTATAATATATCCAAGAAAAGATATTGACTTTAATGAAATTGCAATCGTCTATCATCTTGAGTTTAATGTTCGTGGAATATTAACAAAGCCTATACTTCTAAGAAAACTTGAAATTGCATCACAAGCATTTAACGACAACTCCTTTAATCCAGTAGGAACACGATTTGGAACAGATCTATTTCCTTACAAGCGCTCTGGACTATACTACGACTATAAGTCAAAAAATCCTTTTAGTATTTATAAGGGAAGCACTCCATACTTATACATGAATAGAACTTCTGGAATACAAGTTCGTGGAGACTTTGACTCAAACTTTGATCGTGGAATTTCAATGCCAATTAATCAGTCTCTTGCAGAAAATTATAGAGTAAGTGCTATGCAGTCTTGGATAAGATATGATCAAGAATCATTTCCAGGAACACCAATTCCTTTGTTTGAGATAAGACATAAAGCAGATACAATTACTTTCTTTATTGTGGCAAATGACGAAACTGGTCAACGTGGTAAGATTTATGCTAAGAATAAGTCAGACAACTCTGATTTCCAAGGAATATCATATTATATTAATGGAATTCTTGTAAGAGATCCAGTCCTAACCATCAAAGAGTGGTCAGCAGTAGGAGTTAACTTTGGAGAAGCGGTAAACTTTGACTTATTTATAGGATCAATTAACTTAAATAGTCCAGCATTGTTTAATAATGTTGCGTATTACCAAGCAAATAACCTTCAGCAGTTACAGTCTAAGATTAATAGGCCATGGCTTAAGGTTAAGCAGGATGGGCTAACAGAAAGAGATTGGTCATATTGGCTAAATAACTTTACTTGGGATGGCGTTCTTGTTATCTCTGCTTCAGCATTATATGGAGTAAACGCTCAAGATGTGTATAAGACCTATATTGGAACTAATAAGATTATCATTGATGATCAAGAAGGTATGATTTTTGATGCAGATAAGATGAAAATATACAATGACACTACATGGTCAATATCTGTAGCCTCACCAGTGTAATCTGGTATACTTATGGTTATGGATTCTTTATTTAGCCCAAAAACTGGCAAACCAATTGTTGAAAATGTACGACGTAAGGTCATTGATAAGCATTATGACTGGGGTCTATATGTATATAAGAAATCAAACGGAAAATGGTTTACTGACGGAACTGGTTCTGTATTAAACATTCCCTCTCAAAAAGGTGACATATCAAAGATTGCAGAACTTAAGAGGGCTGCAATATTTAATGGTGACGATGGAGAAGGAACAGCCCACTTTGTTGCGGGACTAACAAGAGTATCTGAAGAAGAGTATTCAGAACAAAAAGATAGAATGAGACAAGGTTTAATTCCAAATGTTAATGACTTAGGCGCTATTGCTGATGCACAGAAAACATTAAAAACACATGGAAGGGATGCATACGAAAATGAGTGATGATGATGATAACTTCCAGTATGTTAGAGCAAGTTTAAATACTCAAGAGCAAGAAGAAAATAAGTTTAATTTAAGTGACCCATTTAATAAAAACTGGGAAGAGTTACAAAAATACTCTGGCCTAGATCAAAACTTCCGTCGTCGTGTAGCAAGACAAGTAAGCAAAGCAATAACACCAAATGAGGCATATTTAGATTCTGCAAATGCAGTTCCATCTGGAGTAGATGCTGGATCAAAGGCTCTTAATCCTGGAACGGTATATAGAAATGGATACGGTCTATTTGACGTAATCACACCACCATATAACATGTATGAACTTGCAAACTTCTACGATACCTCTTTTGCTAACCATGCAGCAATTGATGCAAAGGTAGAAAATATTGTAGGCCTTGGATATCGTTTTGATATTGCAGATAGAACTGCACTTAGACTAGAAATGTCAGAAGATGCGTTAGCAACCGACAGGGCAAGAAACAGAATTGAAAGAGCAAAAATTGAATTGCGTGACTGGCTAGAAAACCTTAACGATGATGATAGTTTTACAAAAATTATGGAAAAGGTTTATACAGATGTTGAGGCAACTGGCAATGGGTTCATTGAAGTTGGTAGAACAATAAAAGGTGAGATTGGTTACATTGGCCATATTCCAGCAACCACTGTTCGTGTTCGTAGACTTAATGATGGTTTCCTTCAGATTATTGGTCAGGCAGTTGTTTACTTTAGAAACTTTGGGGCTAACAATCCAAACCCAGTAACAGCGGATAGTCGTGCAAATGAAATTATTCATATTAAGTCTTATTCTCCACTAAACACCTACTATGGTATTCCAGATATTGTTTCTGCAATGCCATCTCTAATCGGAGATCAACTAGCCTCAAGATATAACATTGACTACTTTGAAAACAAGGCAGTACCACGATACATTATTACTCTAAAGGGTGCAAAACTATCTGGCGATGCTGAAGATAAAATGTTTAGATTCCTTCAGACTGGACTAAAGTCTCAGTCCCACAGAACTCTTTATATCCCACTTCCTGGAGATACAGATGGGAATAAAGTTGAGTTTAACATGCAGCCTATTGAAAACGGTATTCAAGATGGATCATTTAAAGAGTATCGTAAACAAAATCGTGATGACATTCTAATTGCTCATCAAGTACCTATCTCAAAACTAGGTGGATCAGAGTCTGGTCTTGCAGCAGCACTTTCTCAGGATAGAACATTTAAAGAGCAGGTTGCACGTCCTGCACAGCATCATCTTGAAAAGGTTGTTAATAAGATCATTAAGGAAAAGACAGATGTTCTTGAACTTAAGTTTAATGAACTAACCCTTACTGATGAGATCGCACAGTCTCAGATTATTGAAAGATACGTTAAGACTCAGGTTATGACTCCAAATGAGGCTCGTACAGCACTTGATTTGCCACAGAGAAAAGATGGAGATGTTCCATTTACAATGACTCCAAGACAAGCAACAGATGCTAGAGCAAACCTTGCTGGCAACCGTGAACGAGATTCACAAAGAACAAATAGTCAATCAGATGGGGCAGCAACCCTTGATGGACGTAATCCACAAGGAGAGGGTAGAGCGTCTCAATAATTGAGAAATCTCTTAAAACATTTGGTATAATGGATAACGATATGTTAATCAATAAAGCACACTGGACAACAGACAAGGATAGCGTCCGTCTGTCAATGCCTATTGGCAAGGTGGATATAGAACGCAGAATGGTTTCTGGATTTGCAACTCTTGACAATATTGATAAGCAAGATGATATTGTTACAACTGAGGCAAGTCTTTTGGCATTTAAAAATTTCCGTGGGAATCTAAGAGAAATGCACCAACCATCAGCGGTAGGAAAGATTGTCTCATTTAAAGAAGATAAGTATTTTGACCCTAATTCAAAGAAGTTTTATAGCGGAGTCTACGTATCTGCATACGTATCAAAGGGTGCACAAGATGCCTGGGAAAAAGTCCTAGATGGCACATATAGTGGTTTTTCTATTGGTGGAAACATTAAGTCTTGGGATGATGCATACAATGCAGAAATGGACAAGGCAATCCGTATTATTAAGGACTACGACCTTTATGAACTATCTCTTGTAGATAGCCCAGCAAACCAGTTTGCAAGCATTATTTCTGTTGAAAAGGTCAATGGCCAGAATGTTATTTCTGGAGCATCAGTAGATGCAGTAATTGAAAATGTTTTTTACGATTCTGAAAACGGTATCGTATTAGTATCTGACTCAGAAACAGCAGAAAGCCCAGTAAGTGGTAAGAACATGGAAAACATTGGTTTCGTAGAAAAAAGTGATAACGAAAAAGCAAACATGATAAAGTTCTTAGTTGATAGTGCTAAAGGCATTAGTACAATTAAGATTACAAAGGAGGTAAGTCAAATGACAGAAACAACAGAAACAGCAGTAGATGCTGTAGTTGAGAATGTTGAGATTACTCCAGAGGCACAGCCAGCAGAAGTAGAAACTCCTGCAATCGCTGACGAAACACCAGCAGATACTGTTGTTGAAAAGTCAGATGATGGTGGTGCAGTTCCTTCTGCTCCAGTAGTAGAAGAAGAGAGCGTTGCTCCAGCAGTTGAAGCCGAACTTGCTGTAGCAAAGTCAGATGAATCAATTGTAGATGCAGTTGCTGAAATCAAGAACTCTCTTACTAATGCCTTTGGCGATCTCGCTGCAACCATTAAGTCTCTTAATGAGCAGGTTGAAGCACTTAGCAAGTCCGTTGACACTGTGTCTACAGAAGTAACACAAGTCAAGGGTCAGTTCAATGAGTTTGGAAAGAGAGTAGATGCCGTAGAGCAAGATACCGCTTTCCGCAAGTCTGGCGATCTAGGCGAGATCGTGCAGTTTGAGCCTGTAAAGGTTCAGAAATCCCTATGGGGCGGACGTTTCCTCAAAAATTCCGACCTATTTAATTAACAATATATTCACTAGGAGGTGAAATAATGTCAGAACAAGATAAAGATATAGCCAAGAACTATCCAGGTTCAGGTGGCTCAGGAGCAGAAATTAACTCCCAGGGATCACTCGTATCAGGTGGTGTTGGTGGTGCTACAGGTCTAGACTCAGCAGCAGCGTCTGTTGGATCACAACTTGGTAACACAGCAACAGCAAACTTCGGTGTAACATCTGGAGCAAACGCTGTTAACCCAACTGGAACTGCAGGTGGTATTCTTGCACCAGAACAGGCTCGTCGCTTCATCGACTACGTGTGGGATGCAACAGTACTCGCCAAGGATGGTCGTAAAGTTACAATGAGAGCAAACACAATGGAAATCGAAAAGGTTAACGTTGGAGAGCGTGTCATTCGTGCAGCAGCACAGGGTAGCCCAAACTACACTAATGCTGGAGCAACATTTACAAAGGTAGAACTTACTACAAAGAAGATTCGTCTTGATTGGGAAGTTTCTACAGAATCACTAGAAGACAATATTGAAGGTGGAGCACTTGAAGATCATCTAGTTCGCTTGATGACAAATGCATTCGCAAACGATATTGAAGATCTTGCTATCAATGGTGATGGCGCAACAGGTGATTTCCTTTCAATCATGAATGGTTTCGTAAACCAGACTCGCAATAGCGCAGTTGTTGGAAATACCGATGCACATGAGGCAGTTGTTGCTGTCACTAATGATGCTTGGACTCCAGCAGTTATGCAGGAGATCGTATTGGCAATGCCACGTAAGTATCGTGCAGTTAAGTCGAACCTAAAGTTCTACGCTGGTACAGATGCTTTCCAGGGTATTGTTTCAAACAACGGTACACTTGCAGATGCAATTGCATCAGCATTCTCAACATCAGCAGGTCTCAATGGTACAGATGCACGTCGTGAGACATACCTAGAGGGAAATGCACAGACAATTGGTGGAGCACGTACAACTCGTGTTCTAGGAATTGATGTAATGGAAGTTCCTTACTACCCAGATGGTTTCGTCGACTTGACATTCCCATCAAACCGTGTATGGGGATTCCAGCGTGATATTACTGTAAACCGTGAATACAAGCCAAAGAAGGATACAATTGAATACACAGTATTCGTCCGCTTTGGT